ACGTGAGGGTGGGTCTATAGGTGGATGCAAGTGATAATTAGTCTCATTACCGCCCTACCCTATGAGCTGTACAGGTATTTGCTACCTGTACAGCTTTTTTATTGCTTTTAACCTAGAAGCTGTACAAACAGTTTATAGGTTATCGACGAACTCAGGGAACAAAACGCAGTTCGCAGTGAGCGCATCCTCAATAAGCGACTCGTACAGTTGAACGGTATCTTCTTCACCTTGGCGGTACATGTCGGATAGTTGCATCTCTAACACTTGGTTTAAGATTTTGGCATCAATCACCGTGATACCCATGTTAGCCGCTTCACGTAGTACACCGTTATGATCATCAAATAGGTGGTACTCAGCATTGGGGAAGGATTTAAAAACATGCTCGAACCAAGCGCGCTTGTATTCGGCATCGCCTAGCCCGTACAGCTTTTGTCCTTGTTCGATTCCGAATACATCGCACAAACGATCACGACTTAGGTGGATGTTAGCGCGTAATCCGTTTTTGCGTAGGTAGTAGTAATCACTCTCCCCACAATGGCGAGCTGTCACAGTGATCACCGTTTCACCTTCTGCGATAAGCTTACGCATATACTCGGCGAGAGGTAACAGGCTATCGCCCATTATCTTTTCATGTGTACAAGCTTCCGCTACATACTTAGCAAGGTCTAAGTCGCCATTAGGACGCTTGCAAGGATCAACACGGTGATCGGAATTGATAACGGTTTGGTCAAGATCAAACATGTAAACAATTTTCTTTTTCATTGGTACTTTCTCTCAATTAGTGAGGTTAGGGGTTAAAGCGCCCGAAAGCGCTTTTCAGTGTTTCACGTGGAACACTACTCAGTGAAGGTGATAGAGCAGTTGACCGGACGGGTTAAGACAATGTTGTCAGGTAGATCGCCGTAGTTACCTGCGTAATCAATCTTACCGCTTGACGCATCGAATATAATCAATTCGTCTTCGTCTGCCGCAAATACAGCGAAAGCGTTGTTATCTTGGTAGATAGCTAGGTAAGCGCGATTGCTGCACTCACGGGGTACACCACTTGCGCAAGTGATTTGGATCGGAGTAAATCCTTTTTTAACATCAATAGTGTTTTCGACCTTAATCATTTCTTAACTCTCCTAATATCTCAGGGTTAAGGGCTAGGGACTACCTAGCCCGATTGATTTACAGTGTAAATTTATGAACGGGTTAGCGCTTGCACTTTCAGCAATTGCACCGCACCATTAGGATGAATGATCATGTTAGCCTGATCCCAGCTAGAAGCACCGCCACGGTTATAACCTTGATCAAGCTTCGCCATAACGCCGACCACAAAGCAGAAGTCAAGGATCATAGGTGAGTGAGTATGACCTGAGCACATAAGAACTAGCCAACGGTTAAACAGTGCCGCCCCACCGTGAGATCCGTTCTGGCCTTTGTGACCATGTTGCGATAGCTCAATACCGTACTGCGTGAAGCTTTGAGCCATTGAGCCGAAAACAATATTATCGGCCATTGGTGGCAGGTCTAACATTGAGATCGCATCTTTGAAGGCTACTTCTAGCGCTGTTTTGTCGATACCAGAATCTAACGCCTCACAGATAAAATAGTTAAGGAGGTAGTATAGTTTGCTGTTTTCTGGATCGTGTTTTGGCGAGTAACTAGAATCATCAAGCCAGTTGTCGAGCGCTGAATTGTGATTAGATTCTACAATGTAGACCATATCAGTTAACTCTGCTAACTCGTTCAATTGGTCGATCACTTTGAATAGGTCATCAAGGACACTCGCACCGTTTATATGCATCTTGTACAAGTGTTTGCCTGACTTGCGGTTATGGTGGCTGCGAGTTTCGAAGTGTAGAATATCGTGAACAGCAATAACTACCGGCTTTTGACCAATATCGATCAAGTTGCTGATCATGTGGCAAGTGGTATCGAAAGCGTGTTCGTCTTGCATTTCACAATGCAAATCACCAAGCACCAAGCACGGACGGTTAGCCAGTAGGTTAGGCGTAGCTGCTACGTTGTACAGGTTGACGCCATCATCATTAAACACGTTGTTATCAATGAAAAGGGATAGAGAGCCGTCTACGCCTTCACGGAGGTTAGTGATATTGATGAAATCGCCTTTAATCTCTACTAGAAGCGCTCCGAATACGTGAGCTTTTTCGGCGTCAACGCCTGCACCGCTTTGCAGGTAGTTGTATTTCGTACAACTGCCAGTTGTCCACGCTTGGCTGATTGGCTGATTTGGTAGACGTGGGCGCGTTTTCATCTGCTGCTTAGGGCTTGCCAGTACCGTTGCCAGTTCGCCCACACCTAGTTGCTCCGCTTTGTTAACTGGCAGTTTCACAGTAGGTAAAACGTGGGCACTAGCCATTAGGCGCACACCATACTCGAACCCTAACCATACATCATCCTCGATTAGATAGGGCTTAACCTTCGCGTCGAAGTATGCTTTTTCGTCTTCTACCGCTGCACTGAAAGCCGCTTTATTGTAGTAGACAGGCATAACAACCAATGCCGCATCGATCTGATTAGCTAGCGCTTCGAGCTTGTCAAAGAATGCCGCCGTTCCTGTATTGTTTTGCGCTGAGGTGATCAGGAAGCGAGATCCGGTTATGGTTTCCATTGCTGCGATCCGCTTCTCGGCATCGCCTAGCATGGCGTCAGCTTCTAGCTTGTTGCTAGGCTGCTTTTTGTCTGCCGACTTCGCCTGTTTGATAGGGCGGTTTTCTTCTAGCCAGTTAACTAGATCCGCGCTAGTTAAGTCGTTCTGAGTTAGACCTAACTGGCCTAGAATCTTATCAGCAACGGCTAATTTTGATTCACGCTTGAACTTGCCCCAGAAATTGTCGTCTTTTGCAAGGCGGATCAAGTTGTCGTGTTGTGCTTTAATAACTTTGTTCATAATTACAAGTCTCACTATTTAAGTGGTTAGGGTTTAGTGTTTCACGTGAAACACTTGATTTACAGTGTAAACTGATACCAGAAACAATTTACACTGTAAATCACTGGCAGGGCTAACCCTGCCAGTGAACCGGATGTTAGGCTACTTGTTCGCTGAGAGCTTCGCCTAAGTCGTCAAAGTCAACGCCATGATAGGCCATAAAGCGCTGTACTAGCTCGACCTTGCTGATAGTGTAGCCCTTAGCCGCAGATCCCATAACGTCAGTGACCCCGAAAGCCTTAGTTACGGCGTCAAGGCTGTCAACCTTGGAATTTTTGAAGCTGTCTAGAACTTCTTCGTCTAAGCCTAGGCAATTAGACAGGGCACGCAGGTAATGCTCTTTGCGCAACTGGTTGCCTTTTGGTAGGCTTGCCGTCACTTCTGGCTTGACGTAGACGCCCAAAATCGCCAATTTACCACGGACTGACTTGTCAGAAGGCGCACCAATTTTCTTAGCTAGGCTAGTAAGAAAATCGTTATCGGCTGCCGCTGCCGCCCCTTCCGCTTCGAGCTTCTCTTTGTAAGCTGCGACCACAAGCGCGGTGTTCTCTTCTGACCATACTTTTGCTTTTTTATCTTGTGTAGACATAGTTTCATATCCTCTATTAGATAGGTTAGTGTTGTTGAGAGTGATTCTCAAATAAGGCATTCTATAGAATGCCTTATTGGATACCACTATTAATTAACGGTAGTACCTTTGTTTTCATCCGTCCAACGTGATTTTACACGGGCTACATCTGACAGGGGATAAGAGTAAACGCAAATATCACCGCTATTGTCAAGCGCTTTCGCTACGACGTCCACTGTACCTTCGCTGATATGATAATCATATGGCGCGTCAAAGGTTTGGCCTTCTGTATCGAAGGTTGGAGACAATTCCAGACCACGGGTCTTTGCCGCAGCTTTGATTTGCTCGCGCGCTTCTGGCTTAAACAGGATAGAGACAGAGACTAGGATCTTGTTGCGCATATTCATGTTGTATTTCCTCTATTGATTAGGTTAGTTGAGAATGTTTCTCAAATAGGGCACTGTCGTTAATCAATGCCCTAACGGATAACACTAGGAACGTAAGCAATGAGTCACAAAGCAACATCTTTCCAAATTGTTAAAGAACGGTGGGAAGAGTAACGGATAACTAAACTACTGTCAACCACTTTTTTCTACCCTATCGAGCTAGGCCGTTGCCCCTCTCGATGTAAGAAATATTAAGATAACCGGACTAACTATTCTAATCGTTTAAATCTATTAGTTAAGTCGATTTTGCAAGGTTTTGCCTATCACCAATTTTTGGCCTTAATTATAAGGAACGGGCGCACGCGATAACATAAAAACAAAGTCCTGTCAAACATTTTTAAAAATACTGTATAAATATACATGCCCCTAAAACGCTCTAGGAAGCGTTTTAAGCGATTTTAGGGCTAAGCCCTACCTTAGCATTAAAAACATTATTTGGCGATTTTACAATTTTTTAACAAAAATTGGCACGCTCCTTGCTAGAAGAAAATGGTTATATCTTATAGCTTTTTGTTATTTGAAAAGGTATTAAAAGGGGGTATAGTTACCTTACTTGAGAACGGGCTAGGGAGCTAACCAAAATGGAAGAGATCATTTTATCAGGGGTATTCTTGATTGCTGTATTTATCGGGCTATACCCTCATTTTAAATAAGAGGTTGACACTATGTATAGAGTCGTCTATTATTGCGGAGCTTGGCAGGTAACACACCGAGCAACAGGAAATACCACTGTTAGGGTATCTTTACATGATGCCCTATCTAGTATCATTGACCAATTGAATTGAGGTTTTAAATCATGGCTAAAGTAAGCTTCACCAAACAAACCACTTCCTACACTACTGATGAGATAGTGCAACTAGTTGCGGATCGCTTCGATGGTGGTGATAACATCATCCGCATGGCTGCTGTATGGGAGAACGAAACGATCCTCTTGCTGGCTGACAGCACTGACGCGGTACTGATCAACCTAGACGACACTCAGCCAGTTTTTAGCGTTAGCTCTGACTGTCTGACCTCGCAGGTTAGAAACTCAACGGTTTTGGGGGATGACCGTAAGCATTATATTTGGGAAGCTTTCAATGAGTCATACCTAGGCAATTGTCCGCTAACTTGGCAGCCGGTCGAGCTAGTAGCTTGTGAATTGCGTTATATTTAAGGGAGTGCAACAAGATGCATAACTTAGCTAACATCTTAGCAGATCTAGGCTATAAACCTAGTATCACATCCGTGGTGGTTGAGGTCGAGTATTCAACTGGCTACTGTCAGGAAGACAGAACCGAACTAGATCACCTACCCGTGGAAGATGTAGAGCTACATCCAGACCACGGATCGGATGTGATCACCGTTAGCCCTTCCGGTGCAGTGTACCTACAGGAGACAGCTAATAGTCACGCTGAATCATACGGACACTATGTAGGCTCTCCCGATGAGGACGAGGAAGACGGGGAAGAGTACGAAGGCGGCGACTGGCACGCCAAACTGTACACCAATTCAGAGACGCCCAACGTTGTGGGTGATAGCCTATGGCATACGCTAGAACATCTACCTAAAGAGGAGTCAGGTCTGGCCTGTGACCTCTGGCTTGTGCTAGGGACAGAAATTGTGGATTAGGTCACAAAAATAATGCTTGCGTTATTTTTGGTAATGACCTATTATTCGTCTTGTGGGATGCAATACCGCATCCCACTAACCACCGCTAGGAGATAGCGAGAATGAGTAAGATTAAAGTTGGTGATCTATGTTTTGTTCGTGGCCGCTGCAAAGACAGCAACGGCAAGCTAGTAACCGTGTTACGCCGAGAGTTTTCGGAATTTTACGTTAGTTCGCCCGACCTATACGCAGGGGAGGAACTACATTGCTATGAAAACGAACTGGTTTTAGCTAATTGGGCGGTCTGGACTAAGGAACCACCAATCAGTGACTTCTACAAATGCGATCAGACCACCGCCGCAAACGTGCGTCTTTTAAAGGCTGTTACCTTCCTGAAAAATCAGGAACTACAGTTTCCGATTCTTAACACTATTAGGGGTTATGATGTAGTAGAACAGCACTTTAAAAATAAGGTTGTCACCTACGCTGCCGCTTTTGTCGAAGGTGCGGCAAATGCTGGGGGACTGTACTATGACGCTAGGCTTCAACTTCTAACGTGGTACGCCATTTTTAACGGTGCGGTATTCCGTAACGGTTATTTAGTGGGGTTAGGGGAATGAAAACAATTATCATTCAGTACCTAGAAGCGATCCTTGCCAATCGTGCAACGATTGAACAGATCGACGCTGATATTTTTAGCGGTAAGCTTGACTACGACCAATACCTGACCCAATTGGGAGGGGATTTCTTCTTGGATCGTGACGTTGGTCTATGTAATAATATAGGGCTACAGCTCACGGAGGAACATCATTTTACAAACCTGTTTTATTGGTTTGTAAAATCCCACGACTTAGATCCTCACTATCCGGTGTATCATCCTAGCGGTAATCGCTTCGCCTATACTAAGTCATGTTTGCCAAAATGGTCGGGCGAGTACGGGAATACCCGCTTCCAATTTGTTGAGAATTTTCTCAATTGGTTAAAGGAGTGTGCTTAATGAGCTTGCTAGAAGGTCTACAGGATGTAGCGGAAGCGCTGCGCGAGGGCGCTTACATCCACGCCCAACAAGATCTAGAATCATTGGTCTGTATGGCCAATGATCAAACAATCCGTCAATGGTTGGTCAACGCTATCACTAGTGCAAGCGTTGGCGATTGTTCAACAGCGCTAACCTATGTTAGCGCTGCTATACGTAAGCTAGGGGGTTAAGTATGCTTACTAACCGTATTATTAGCGCCACCGCCAACGCATATCTAGATGCCGTGGCACGTGAAGTGGATCAGGGGCAGTATCACATAAAGTATCGTGGTGTCTTTGTTGACGATATAATGAAACTTGAGGATCACAAATACGTGATCTATCTAGCCTACCTGAACGACGAAGAGATCCGAACTGAAGGGATGACAGTCGGGGAGCTGGTTAGCTTAATGGGCGACTTCTCAGTGGTGATAGAGTGAGTTGGCTACTCTTCACTAGCGACCACGGCCTAACTAGCTTCTTCTATATCTGGTTAGGTTTGATGGTGGTTGTGGGGATTTATGAAAGTGTTACAGGGTAACGGAAGTTACCCTGTTTTTTGCCCACTACCTAGAAAGCCCTTACTTTAGTACCTGCCAAACACTAAAACCTCTCACAAGCGCTTACAGCGCGTTTTAGGGGGTATCAGAATATCCATCTACCCAATAACCACTGTATAAATATACAGTGGTATAACCCTGTTAACTAATTGTGGATAACCTTGTATAGAGCGTTTTAGAGGCATGTATAAATATACAGTTGTGGATAACTTTTCGCTATGCAATATCTGTGCCATATTTTATTCTATTAGCTAGAACTAATAAAGGTAAGGCTAAATTAGCTAGAACTAATAAAGGTAAGGCTAAATTAGCTAGAACTAATAAAGGTAAGGCTAAATTAGCTAGAACTAATAAAGGTAAGGCTAAATTAGCTGCGCGGGATACCCGTCCCGCGCCAGTGCGAAACCGATGTGCAAAACCGACCCCATTTTACGTGTGCGCCAGTGCAAAACCGAGGTGCAAATCCGATTTTAAATTTTCTGGGGGTGTAGGTGCAAAACCGATATAGGTGCAAAACCGATATAGGTGCAAAACCGATATAGGTGCAAAACTGATATAGGTGCAAAACTGACACGGGGGTCGCGTCCAAGTTAGCCGCTTGCGGCGTGTAGGGACGCTAGCTGGGGATGTAGGTGCAAAACCGATATAGGTGCAAAACTGATATAGGTGCAAAACTGACACGGGGGTCGCGTCCAAGTTAGCCGCTTGCGGCGTGTAGGGACGCTAGCTGGGGATACTAGTTTGGGACGCTGTTTAGAGATGCTAGTTGGGGGACGCTAGTTGGTGGACGCTAGTTTGGGGACGCTAGGGCGGTTTTATTTGTATGGAAGGTTTAGGCAGTCTTGGTGAGGTTTGGGGCAGACTCATTTTATCTCTGCGCCCCCGGCCATTCGGGCCGGAGCCAGGATTGAAATTTTTTGGAGTTTTTGGGGGAATTTGCTGGTTTTGGTGGGTTGGGGGCAGGGTAGCAGAACTTAAAAATACTTTTTTGCTGTTAGGTGGGGTTAGGGTATTTTGAAAATTGGGGAAAGTAAAATTGGGTATTTTGAAAATTGGGGAAAGTAAAATTGGGTATTTTGAAAATTGGGTAAATAAAAATTGAATAAATGAAAAACTGACACGGGGATTTGCCAAAACATGTGCTAAAGCACAAAGCATGGCATAAGTGGTAATTCGATATTTGATAAAATGCTAGAAGTGAAAAAAGGGTAAGTGGTAAAATGCTAGAAGTGAAAAATGCTAGAAGTGAAAAAAGGGTAAGTGATAAAATGCTAGAAGTGAAAAATGGTAGGTGGTAAAATGCTAGAAGTGAAAAATGGTAAGTGGTAAAATACTAGATATGAAAAATGGTGGGAAGCTAGGAAAAGACGAGGTGGGAGTGGTGGGCGGCTTGTTCATATTAAGGATTAGGATCTTTTCCTTCTCTTTATAGAAGACTCGGAAATTAACGTAAGCTTAAAAATTTTAAATAGACCCTCCCTTATATCTAGTCCAATCTAGGGTGGTTTTGCGAAGGTGACTCAGAATCTTCCTTTCCCCCTGCTACCTAACGTTCGTAGGGGTCATGGAATCTTGTTCGCCATGCTCGCAACCACCCTAGATTGTTTATATTCATTAACTCTAGATATATTATATCCGATTTTTTGTCAAACCGTCAAGCAATTTCTAGTATAGTTTTTATTGCTTCCTTGGTGTAGGCAATAGCTTGGCGGAAATCGCTGAAGCTTTGCACGGACTTGTGAAGAAACTTGGCTTGTTCTTTTGTAAGTTCTTTCACTACTAGGTGCTTAACTGTCTTATTGAATGTTTTGTAATACTTAGGGTTTTTTGAATACGTGCTGAACCAGCGGAGTTCGCCATTTTCTTCCGTAGTTAGAATAAAGAAGTAATGGTCTCTCTTACCCATATTTGTTAGGGCGAATAGTCGATTTATTGTATTACGCTTGATACAGGATTCGAATTCTAGTTTGGGGACTTCGTAGAGTCCCCCTAAATACCTGAACTTAGTTAATTGCATCTTGTATGCCTTTTAGAATAGCCACTGTTTTGCACTGTTGTTTCTAAAGAAGTCTAGGTGTGGTAATATCTGCGGGGATACTAGCACGTTTAGTTGGTTATACAGATGAATAGCTATATTGGTATAGTTCCACTCATCCTTAACTGGGTCTATATAGAAAGGCTGTACTGTAGTTACTACCTCTAACAACTTGTCTTCCCCAATTCTATTTGTTGCGGTAGCATAAGAATTTCTAGCCTCAACCCATGCATCAACTTTTAGGATAATACTGTCGTCACCCTTCTGCATAACGCACTCAGTCAGGCTTTGATGTACAAGCTTATACCCACTCAATTCCAGTCTTACTAAATGATTGCCTTCCGTTGGTAGTTCGTAGATAGGAGGCAGCGCATAGAATGCTAGCTGTTTATTAAGATGCTCTCTTACCTCAACTAACCTAGCCAGCTCTGCCTCTGTAGCTTCAATGGCTCGTTCAATTAAGTCTAGATCTTCAATAGTGGCGTTTTCTAAGGAAAAGCCAGTTCCTGACTTGGCTGCTTTACTCTTTTTCCTAGTAGGTGCCTGCTCCGCCCCCTGTACCCTCTGAGTTTTAGCAGCTACAGGCTTCTCCGTAGTTTCAGCAGGTTTTTCTACATACCTCTTAACCACCTCTATGTGTACCGTCAGTCCTAGCTTTTCGTAGACGGCTACCACGGCTTCTTTAGGGTCTTTTAAGGTCTGGACGATCTCTTTTGCTTCCTTAGTAAACTCGTCAAACTGCTCCACAAACTCCTTCTCTAGAGAGGTGCCTTTAAGATTGTCTAATTTTGCTGAATACTTTGGCATACTCTTTTTCAAAGATGAAATAGAGAAGTCCCAGTACTTTAATCTCATAGCCTTACGTTCTTTGTCGGTTTTATCCGAATACTCTAGTAACCCCATCCAATCCAACACAACACTGTCACGGTAATACTTAGTGTGCTGCGCTAACAATAAGTACCCTTCTTCGCCTATCTCATCCTCCCCAGCGTTGCACATAGCTAGTTGGAACGTGTTAATTATTTTAACCACTGTTTCTTTTGTTAATTTCATATTTACCTCTATTAATTAAAATAACCCAGTCTTAACATGGACTTTACCAGAATGTCTCCATGTAGGTTCTTTTCCGTCAAATTCTGCGAAAGACCACTGCCTTCCACAACAACCACAGTAATATTCTTTAACAGGTATTGTTTCCCGACACACATGTCGTCTAGGTATTGTTTACCTGAGTCGTAATATCTAGTTTGAGCATACACAAGAGAGTCTTCAGTACACTCACATTGTGCTAGCAAATCTTCATATGCCTTAGCTGCGTCTCTATAAGCCTTGGCTGCAGCTAGAATCCTTAGATAGTGCTCTGCCTGTTGTTCATCGTGTAAAGTAAGGTTGCCTACTTTATACACTTGCTTGATTTCTTTCTTCATATCCGATTCCTCAGCAACTCTAGCTGCTTTTCCAAACTTATACATGGACTTCAGGGCAGGAGCGCTGGCGCGACCTGCCCTAACTTTTTCTATGAAGTTGTCATAGTTTGCATGTATTTCATCCTTTCTCTTACTCATTTGTAGTTGTCCAACAGTTTAAACAACAACTTGACTTGAGATATAACGTTCTTTTCATCCACGTATAGTAGGTAGAATGAGGCAAACGCAACCTTCAGATTCTTTTCGTTTGAGTAGTCTAATAAGTTATGTTCTCTAGCACATCTCGCATAACGTTCAAGGCTACTGCTCCAGGATTTTTCTCAAATACCTCTATTAGTTTGCGAATTTCTTTAGCAATCTCTAGCATCCCCGCCTTACGCAGCTTATCTCTCACTTCATAGATACTATAGGTAAAAGGCATAGTAGAGCCTCGGTGCAGTGCAGTGACTGCGCTTGAAATAGATCATATATTCTCCTAACCCAAAGGTTATTGTATCTCTTCTTAGCTACTCTTACAAGAAGTATTTAAGAAATTTTTGTAAGTCTTCAACGGAATCGAAGGTTAGCGGTTTGGTAATATCTTCCCCAGATTCGTCAGTAACTACTAGTGTACCTTCTTCAACAACTGCCCGAAATAGGAGGCCTTCGTCACTAACTGCTTCTACCCAATAGCATTTGCCATTCATTTGCTCTGGGAAGCTAGACTTAGCCGCTTTCCATATTTCATGGATAATATCTTTAGTACTTAGCATATGCTACCTCACATTACTACTACGTCGAGAGTTGTTACTATAGACAAGTTCCACCATGCTACCCTGCCGTTATAGTCACCCTCTAAGATTTTAACTTTTACTTTGCCTCTCTCTTTATCCACTTCAAGAACAACGTAGTATACCGGATATTCACCATCCGGAATCATCCGTACCTGCCCAACTTCTAGTTTTCTTGTGTTTTTCATTTGGACTACTCCTCATCATCTGGGTAGGTAGTGTCTAGTTGTTTATTAGGGAACACAATAGTGTTGTCATCTGTAAGCTTAGCAAGTGCTAGAACATGCAGATTATCAGTTTCTAGTGATTTTAGTAATAGGTATTTACCGCAAGCAGATATTCTTTCTACTTTGGCCAATACAGCAGTGTAACCTAATACGTGGGTGCATCGAATAATATTACCGATCTCAATTTTCATAGTATTACCAGTCATAAGTAAATCCTGCATCGCCTTCTGCCAAAATAGCCTCGGCCAACTCGCTAAGTAGTGGGTGCATTTCGATAAGTTTGGCTGTTTCTAGATCGTGTTTGCTAGCCAGTTCTTCATCGTCTTCTAGGATTGTGTCTACCATTCGATAGAGAACGTCAGAGTAACTTACTTTTGCGTAACGATCAATGTAAAAATCGTCATACATAGAAACCTCGTCTTCTTCTGGGTCTTTACCTAGAATCTTGCAAATAACGCTATCAATCTCCTTAGGGAAGCTACTCTCTGTCTGACCGCTGGGTAGCAGCCCCTCTGGTTGATTCATGAAGGCTTCAACTCGAACGTGTAACGGAAGCTTTTCGTCAGTAATGAACTCTTTAAACTTCTGGCGTACAGCTTCGAACTCTAGGAACATTTCCATGTAAAAATCGCTATTAGCATCAACAAGCATATCTATATCCTCTTCTCAATTTATATAAATATTATAACAAAAAAGGCTTGCCGAAGCAAGCCTTTAATTTCTTAATTTGTCAGTTTAATAGCTGATTGAATACCTGTTTTAAAGGCTTCCTTAGTAGTGCTGTCGCTGACTACCTTACACACATCGGCTACTGAGTTCTCGTCTTTGCCAATAAAGCCTGCAAAGATTAGTGTTGGGAACTTCTTGACGTATGCCTTAAACTCTTCGCAAACCTCGATTTTCGCAGTTTGAGTCAGTCGGAACTCGTCACGTCCAGCCTCCATAGCTGCTTGGAGATTAGTGTACAACTTAGAGTCATGTGGTAAGTTCTTTTCCTGAATCCACTGGAAAGTGGCCTTACTACCGTCTTGGCCGTAACGGCCTTCAAATGTTGCCTTGATCAAGGATTTCAGGTCTTCAGTGTACATTGATGGAACCTGAGCCATTTCCTGAATCTTCAGAGTATAGTTACTGAGTACGTTCTCAGAATCTTGTGCTCGTTTGTTGATAACCTTTTCGTGGTTTACGATGGTGTTATAGACGCTTACACCATATAGTAGAGGCGTTCCAACACAGCCGCCCAAAGTTAGTACAATCAGTAGTGTTACTAGTTGCCAAGTTTTCATTTATATCTCCGATTCCCTAATGGGTATTTATACACTGGTTTAATATTTGTATCCTGATTCGTTACTAGGTAATGAACAAAGGCTACGTTAAGGAAAAAACATATTACAAAGAACCACACCAACATGCTAAATGATGGCTTGATATTTTCTGCCATATCAGCAAAATCAGAGTTGGGTATTCTGGAGAACTTCTCTAGCACTAGAGCTAGTTGTTCTTTCAAAATTTCCGTACTCCACTCCTTTTCTATAGCAGCGTTTCTGAGATGGACGTGAAGTTCTCTGTTGTTCATACCATCCGCGAAGCTGGTAGACCTGAACCACGCTACTTTGTTGCCACTCATACCATACATTAGTAGGACGTCATTCTTTTTAACACCGCCCCACCTAGCTTGCAGCATATCGAAGTACTCAGTACCTTCTTCAGTAAACACTGCTATAATGTTTACTTGCTTAGTACCACCGTACTCTTTAAGCCACTCTAAGATAAGGGTCTCAGCATCCTGTGTACTCACCTTAGAGAAGTTAAACACTTTAGAGTTTCGATAGTAATCGTACACTCTAGGGTACGCTGGGATAATGCCTTTGTAGTTTTCGGCAGCCTCTCTATTCTTATAGAACAGAGAGTCTTTATTCGCTTTTAAGTAGTTTTTGTAATTATTCTCTCTAGCGAAGTACTCACCTATTTCCACTTTGGTAAATCGTGGAGGCTCCTTTAAACCTCGCCTGTCAACTCGGTCAATTTTTACTGACCCTACAGTTGACTCCACGAACCAACTAATATCCCAAGGGTGCTCGTCGCAGTAAATAGGTACACACGTTTTGTTGCCTTTTGAGTCCGAGGTGCATGTTTCACCACATTTGTATTTATGTGAGCAGGAAACCTTTTTGGAATACTTGGAAGTAACCTTGCCATTCCACACCTCAGTATCCCACATATTGCTGTGCATACCCACGTAAATCCCCACACAAGCAAGGGCAGCAAGTACGGATGCAAAAGCCCCGCCTAGAGTGAACTCGGGGTCAGTTACCTTTTCTTTCCACACCAATTTGGCCAAGACCAGGGCTATAAGCCCAGGTATGGCCATCAACATAAAGTAAAGCAAAAAGCCCATACAATATCTCCTTTTAATTTATAAAGATATTATACTAACTATTTAGTCGCTTTGCAATTACTATTTTGCTTTTTATGGAAGGTGGTGTCCCAAGAAAACTCAATCACTGGAATCTCAACTGATATTGAGCCAAATCTTTTAGTAACTGCATCACTAGACTCCCAAACTCGTGGGTTATTTTCGGATTGGAAGAACGTACCAACACCAGAAACGAATACGTCGTCTAGTCCTCGATACATAATCGCCTCAAACATCTGAGATACCAGGTCTAGTGTGAAATCTTCAATATCTTTGAAGAAGTCCGCCATGATTGTCATTACCTTAGTTTCATCTTCGTATGAAACTTCAGGTTGGTTACTATCCACTACTAGTCGTACTAATGTCATTCTTCAATCTCCTGCTCTAGTTTAGCACGTCGTGCCAATACTTCTTCCATCTTCTTGTCCAGCTCTGCAATCTGGCGTCGCTTATCTTCAACAATTTGTTGACGGTACTTGTTAATTCTGGCCTGAGTGAAAGCTTCCTCGTTTTCAAGCCAGTCTAGTGGGATTAAGATTACTCTAGAGTCGTACTTGACTCGGATCGCATTCTTAGACTTAGATACTGTTACCTGAGCAATTGCAAAAGACCTAATCTTCAGGTCTAGGAAGCTCCAATCCTTGTATAGAGCTTCGTACTTTTTGCAATAGCGCTGGAACTTTACCAAAAGAACTGCTGTGTCCGTTTCCAGCGGCTCAGAAAGCTTGGAGGCTTCTTGGTGGAGCCTTGCAGCCTCTTTGTACATGTTTCTAACCTTGATTGCGTTTTCAATAACATTTTTAGCAATCTTTTCGGTCATTAGTTCATAGTCATTCATAGACTCACTCTCACTACGTCATTAGCCTTAGCCAAGTAGTCTTCTAGCTCTTCACGATTAAGCTGCTCGAACTTAGAGACATGATTAATCTCTACTAGGTGGCTATCCACAACGTATTTATGTTGTTTGCTAGACCACTTAATCTTGGCACTCCGAATTTTTCGGAAATGAATTAGCGCATACATGATGTTTTCATCTGACAGGATTGCACTATTCACTTCCGAAATACCCAACATCTTACGGATGCGTGGGCCATACACACTAGCCGTATTCTTTTGGTTAGTGTACATGTTAAAGTTGTAGATGTTAACCATTGTGTTAAAGCTTACCGTGTACTTTCGGTTCATAAACACAGGTCTTGAGTTAATAGCCCATACTGGTGTGGCATATGAGGTCATGGAGTAACGGAAACCTAATGCCCTAGCAAATTCTACAACGGCGTCTGCTTGATACTTTAGTGTATCTTTGATTGCTGGCAAAGTCATTTATACAATCCTCTTCATTCAATTTATAAACATATTATAAAAGAAAAAGGGCTGCTTAGCAACCCTTAATTTTATTAATAAATGTCTCGGCTTAGAAAATCAGGCCACTTAGCTAGTAGTGCTTGCTTGAGTTCTGGTCTTAAATCCCATAGTTCAGTAACCAAGAACCTGTAACTATCGCTAGAGGTTATTCTCTCAGTACGTCCATGTGGTAACAGTTTCACTAGTACCCAATTATCACAAGTACACGTCTCAGGGTGGCACAGATAGTGGCCAGACTCGATACGGTATCCTGGGGCGTACTCTTTAATGTACGCATCAATTTGTAGTCTGTACACGGGCTGCAAAATCCTCTAACATACCTACGAAGGCTACCTTAACCCTATTTTTGATAAGGTCATCCCTAACCACAGACTCTAGAACCTCACTACTATCGGAGAAAAACACGAATCTATCTCCAGTGTATAGAGTTGGGTAATAGTTACCAACATGCCCAGCAACATAAACGGTGAAGCAATAAACTCCACCTTTTACAAATTCAATCTCACCCATAGCACTACTCCTCGTTAATTTCTAGCGTAGTGGGTACGTAGGATGCAAAATCCTCTAACATACCTACGAAATTTACACCAATTAGCTCTTTATCTAAGTCAGCACGTACTATAGACTCTAGTATCTCACTCTTGTTTGCGAAGAACATGAACCTATCGCCAAGATAGAGAGTAGGATACGAGTCTCCTGTGTAAGAGGTGAAGCAATAAACTCCACCTTTTACAAATTCAATCTCACCCACAGCACTACCCTTTAAAGTAAGAGTCTACTTTTTCACGGATTTCATTCAACGTGGTTAGTCGAACAAAGTTACCGTCTTCGTAGATAGTCTTTAACAAGTTGCCTTCAGAGGCTTCCTGTTCTGGAGTAACATCCGCGACTAGCTTCAGCAGACCAGTTTCAGTATCTTCAACCACCATCAGCAAACCACGTGCAGACTTCTTGCTAGAGTCTGTTTTAGGGTCTTTAGAGATTGGGTAGTGGTTACCAGTCCCTAGCTGAATGTCAGTAGCTTTGACAGCAGTACCGTGAGTATCACGAGTGACATACTGGTAAGTAAAGCTACCAATACCCAATACTACAGCAGGTACAAAGCGTTTCGCTAACAAGCGGCTGATGATCTTGTCTTGGCGCTCTAGAGTAATAGAGTCGCCATAGATTGCCCCAACGTGAGAATCTAGACGTTTCAATCCGTTCTCGATTGTACCACCAAAAGTATCCCACAAACACTCAATCAAGCCTTTGACTTCGTGTTCTTCTAGTGGGTGATACGTACAGTTAGTTAACCCGTTAGTCTCTTTGAACAAGCGGTAGAATTTACCCTCTACTTTAGCTACTTCTGGCATGTTGCTAGCAGAAACTTCATCGTACTTCTCAAATACCTGCTCGAAGTTAGTGTAGTTCACGCCGTCCCACGTATATCCTGTTAAGATATGTACAGGGTCGCCAGAATCTGGGCGAATAACTAAAGTACCTTCACGAGACATAATTACGTCTTTCAGTTTTGGTAAGTATTTAGTCACCAGCTTCCAGAAGTCCCAGGTATCTGAAACTACAGACAGAATCCCTGTAGGAGTCACCTTAGTCATTAGGTGTTCTAAAGACTCCAGCTCACCTTCGTTACCATATGAGCACATGACCGAGTGTTCAGTGGCGTCTACAGAAGCAAACACCAGCTCTTGGTCGATTTTAGCACCGTAGTATTGCTCAGCAAATAGTGCTGCCGGAATAGTGTCTGATCCATAGAAACTACACAAATGGCCAAAGCCAGACATAGCCGCTGCGTGGCGTCCAGGCATTCCACGGTAAGAGAAGTCGTGGCCTAGGAACTTAATCATGCCAGTGTCGCGTAAGCTTTGTTCTTGCTCAAAACGAGCACGGTACGCGAACGCAGTAGTAGCAGATGTGATCGTCAACCAAGTTTCTGAAGACGCATCTGTTTCCAGCATGTTAGTAACCCAGCCGAAACCTTCCACAGTGTTTACGATAGTGTAGAATGGTACACCATATGGTACTAGAGTACCTTCCGGCAGTGCCTTTACACGAATAGGTAAATAGCCTAGGTCGTGTAGTGCTTCAAAATGATCAGTAGGTACTTTTTTACCCAGCATTGCTGACACGACTCGACTGTACTCTTTTGTCGCATACTCTTTAGGTAGCGAGAAGAATACATCCCAAGCGGCCTTGGTTTCAATTAGCCAAGCTTGTAGACCTGCAAAAAGTACGAACTTACTATCTTTTACATTACTGTGCTTACCAAAGCGAGGTGTCATGTTTGAGTAAACATGGGTAGTACCTGGACGGTAAGCGAATGGGTGGTATACTTTGTAACCGTCTTTACGTAGTGGTGCAAAATACATGTTATTTCCTTCTGTCTCTTCAAATTTATAAAACAATTATAAAGCAAAACAAGCTGTGTAGCAAATCACTTTTTTATAAAAAGTGTTACTTCAATGCCAAAATCCGCTTCTAGCTCCTTGATGAACTGCTCAACAATCTTCCAGTCCCCACCGGCTAGACCACAGCCGATTAGTGGAATCCCTAACGTTTTTAGCCTGTTAGCAACCATATCTTCCATTACCCTTGCCATACCTTTTCGTAACGCCCCATAATCAGTGTTACGTCCTGGAACCACTTGATATTTTTGCCAATGGTATTGGCCATAAACATTATACACCCTAGCACCTGACTTGGCATTAGCATAAGTAAAAGTACCCATCTTGCTTCTATTACCCTCACCAGAAGCATAGTCCGCTTCCCGGAGACCCGGCACGACTGCTGCAAGCAGCGGAGCAATGCCGCGACCCATCCTAGCAAAGCAATTACACTGGTGGGCATATGCATCCAGGTGTTCTGCACTTTGCAGGTGCAGAACCATGTCTTTATACACAGTTTTCACTTATTTAGCTCTCCGAAAAGGATACAAACTAACTTCTTGACTGGTCACATAACTACCTACTAGGTTGCCAGTGTAGATATGGTCAATATGACCCTCAAATACTCCCAGCCCCTTAGAAAAGATGCCGTGGCTTACATACAAAGCAATCTTCTCGAACCCACGTTCCCGTAGTGCTTCTGCGATACCTACGAAAGTTGCTCCGCCATCACAAATATCATCTACAATAAGAACTGACTTGGTTGATACTTCTTTAGGCAGTAGCTCACTCTTCACAATCCGACCAGTTTGCACATCACGAATTTTGATTGCCTGAACGTAATCTACATTTAGGTCTTTGGCAACTTCTTCGATCTTCTTAGCTGCTCCAAGATCCGGAGCACATAGTACGAAGTCAGAGCCTAGGGCTTGACGAATTTGTCCCATAACCCAACGTACCCCGTGATTTTGCTTGAGTACGCTCACATTATTGATTAACCCTTCCACAACATCTGAATGAGGGTCTAGCACGGTCACTTTTGAGAAACCCATTGAGTTAATAAAGCTGGCCACAACCTTTAGGTTGTGAGAACCACCTTGCTCAAAACGTCTATCAGCTCGTGCATCAGGAATGTATGGCAAAAACACGTTAACTGGTGCAGGGGAGTGGTTACTTTCCCTTACTAGAGCATCAATAGCTTCTTTAATAAGAGCCAAGAGCACTAGGTCTTTGTGTGCATCTATAATTCGGAAATCAACTGAGATGTAGCTTATCTGGTTGAAGTTATGTAGTCCAGGTTGTGGGTCTAATACTACTGAACGACAACCATCTGAGAAGTTGATGACCTTTACCCCAATCTCAGACGACTCATATTGCTTGATACCTACCTCACGGTAGCCATACGCAGAGATTCTAATAAAATTTTCCATAAGGTGTTCCTCTTCATTCAATTTATAAACATATTATAAAAGAAAAAGGGTTGCTAAGCAACCCTTAATTTTACTAAAAATTGTACCCAACGGCTAAACTAATAAACGTACCCCCGAAGACTAGAGTAGGCTTCCAATTACCAATCGAGTAGGAGGCTGTGGGTACTACTGCTAAACAAATTTCCTTATAACAGGGAAGTATGTCCATAAGCTCCCCTTCCCTATATCCAGACACTGCTCCAACCATTGCCCCTAGCTCTACTCCAGAATTGCTGGTACTAAACTTTTTAGCTGCTAGGAAGGAGTCTCTATAGTAGCTGTTCTCAAAGTACCCTACAACATAATTGGATTCTGTAGTGTACAGAACTGTAGGGTTTAGGTTATTGTATTTCTCGTTGCTACTAAAGTGGTAACTAATACTACCCATTGTGATCTCGCTAGCAGTAGCTTTAGCAGAACCAAATACTAGGAACCCTACTAGAAATGATACCAAATACAGAAGTACAGATAGAATCACTAGGTTCGTTTTATTCATACTCTAGCCTCTAAAATACATTAATACCGAAGGTAAGTATTGCAAGGAGGTACAACACGTATGGGAACCACATCATAAATGATTGGAAGTCATACGCCTGCTTAAACGAGATATAGACTGGGTACTTTTTAGTAGTAGTACCAAAGATTCTACTTACTTTTGTAGCCTCTTCGTAATGGTCTATAGAGACCTTATTTACCAGTGCTCGTGTTGCAACACCTCCAATTATGATGAACAGTAGAAAAGACACCCATGCCTGAATATCTTCTCCTAGTACTTTCCACATCACAATACCTACAGTTAGTTTGCCAGCAGGGGTTGCTATAAACTCATTGGTCGCCACACCAAGCTCCCGTGCAGCCACTCCGAGAGCCTCTGCAAAGCCCTTAGAAGCTTCAGCGTACTTTGAGATCTTTTCTACAGTAACATCCGTTTGTGGTGTTTCAGGTGAGCTTAGTTTTGCTTGCTCACAAGCCACGATCATAGTTTGCTTAGTCTGTGCATCTAGGCCAGAGATTCCGTTGATTCTGGTAGCACACCCGCCCTGATTGGTGTTAGCCATAGCCAACCCGCTAGAGATAACTAAAGTAACCGCCAGAATAACTTTTGATAATACTTTCATCACTTAGGTTCCTATATTAATCACAAGAGCTGGAAGAAGAACTAGATGAGCTTCCAGAGTCATAAGAGCTAGAGCTGCTAGATTCGTGTGAATCAGAGCAGTCACTTCGATCCTTGTACGAGTAATGGCTATGGGAGTGAATCAATTCTTGTTCTATCACATTCCCTCTGTAGTCGTGACGACGGTGTGCTCCCCCACTACTACGCCCTGAAGAGGTGCTGCGACGTGCAAACATATCGCTTCGCAAACCGCCCCCATCAGGCTGTCGTCTTGCTGCTGCAGCGTCCCTGCGCTTCTGCTCCAGTTTTTCACGCCAAACAGCTTCAGGGATGACAGAGTACGTTTTAGTTTTACTACAGTACTCTGTCCTGGCTCCCATACCTAGGTCAACTCCAACAAGTCCTATCGCTGGAGTTACTTCCCGTTTACCCTGACGAGGTCTATCAATGGACACTTGAAAGTAAAACGCCCAAGTTTCTGTGCTTGAATCAAAATACTGCCACTCGCCTTCTGCGAGCCTTACTTGGGTAATGTTCTCTTGCTTGAAGACATGAGCGCTACCAAAAAGCTGCAACATTAATTTTCTAAACATGTTCATAGAATTAGTCCTTTTTATGGTGATCTTCTATTTCTAGATCTGTTACTTTCAACATACGATTAACTGCTACTTCCAGTGGTACAATTTTCCCTAGACTATCAAAGCCCACATCCATAGACCTTCTTCCTCCTCCACAACATGTGGGTCTGACTTATCGCAGACCTCAAACATGTAGGTTACCCCATACTGTAGGGGTATAGTCTCAACTTCACGATATTTCTTCTCTAGTAGCTTTGATAACTCAGAGTCTAGAGTGCCGGTTGTGCTAAATAGCATCCCGTATTTTTCTGTATTAGTAACACAGCCTAGGAAACCATTTACTTTGTAAACCACACGAACTAAGCATTGTGGATGTAGTTCCTTGCCAGCCCCCTGCTCTAAGTAGTTAAACACCTTTGCAAATGGGTTTACTACTACGTTCCAGTCTGCATCTACTACTCGACCACGGCATTCTAGTAGACGTGGGTCAGTATTCCATAAAGACTTGAAGAATACTTCTTTTGAGTACTTCAGTACTTTTAACCCGTTTGGGTATTCTTTTGCTACCACTAGGCCAGCGTCAATTAAGTCTTGAACATTAAATTTCATTATCAGTCCCCTATCAACTTTATGCAAGTATTATATAATAAAAAAGGCTTGCATAGCAAGCCTTAAAATACGAATTAAACTAGTTTGTATCTGTTTGCTTTACCAGCCAGCGGGTCTAGAACTACCTTATGAGTCACGAACTCTTTAGTTTCTCGATTAAACTCTAGAATAGTAAGCCCATACACTTCGTCTCCACAGTCAAATACGCCACCCGTATCAAACCAGATTTGGTTCTGAATTTTAGTAATGGTTTCTTTGACAGTATGCCCATGTAAGGTAAAATCCGCCCCAACTACTGGGAGTCTAGCTTCTGCTTCAATAGCACGTCTACCCCAGATTGCATGCTGGTCTAACGCATGGTTATTACCCGCCACCCGTTTGTATGTCTCGAAGTCCCCATTAGGTACTTCAGCGTGTACCACAGCAATTTTAGTGTTTTCTACTTGAACTTCTAGGTAGTAAGGGAAATTGATGTTCATTTGGCGTACCAGACCATCAATCATCACCGTAGGATAGTCATCCGCCCAAGCCCCACCGTTCATTCGCCACATTGCGTAGTTACGACGATCTTTGCCTAGGACGGCATCAATAGCCATTTGCTCGTGATTCCCACGCACAGCGTAAGCATTATCCGCTAGTAGGAAGAAATTGACAACCTCTAGGTTCTTATCCCCACGGTCAATCATATCTCCTGCACAAACTATAGCATCACGGTAATTGAAACCAACTTCATTGAGGAAGAAATTGAGTTTGTCCCACTCACCATGTACATCTGTGCAAAAGTAAATATTTCTACGGTCTGTTAAGTCGATCTTCATGTGCTGTGCCTCTTTTTTTTTTCAATTTGTATGATAATTATACAACAAAAAAGGCTTGCATAGCAAGCCCTTTATTTAATAATCTACTTTTTACCCTGCATCTTTGAGACGATCTCTCCAGCTTCTTTCTCCAGAACTTCAACCACCTTGTCAATGGCTTCTTCTAGAGGGATAGACTGAGAAAGTTGCAGACCTGAGTACACGATGCCCGCTTTTGCTACTTCACGCACATTCTCGTTTTCAACACCGCGAAGTTCGATGATCAACTGAACCAGTTGAGCACAGAAGACGTCTGAAACCGCAGATTTCAACGCTACGTCTACTGGATTTTCCATCTTGAAAATCTTCATGCCTAGCTTTTGCACGAAAGTTGGCTGGAACATCAAGTTAAGCAGTGGGCGGCACGCTTCCTTGATTACTTTGTTTGATGCACGGCCAGCGTTTAGATAGCCTACTTCTTTTAGAGCATCTTTGTTTACATTGATCATGTTTGTTGCTACTGATTTTTCATTTCTTCTGTCTCTTCTGTAGTTTGTTTGATTGGGCTGCCTGTTAGCGGCTGTTCAGGTTTTGACACCTTAGTGATGTTTTGTGCAAAATAGTCTACTTCTTCAGCCGACTTGCTGATTGGCTCCTTAGTAGTGTTTATTAGATGCACTAGCTCATTGTATGCACGAAGCATGCCATCCGTAGTCAAGGAGTTAGGGAACACTGGCATTAGGTTGTAAATACTAACTGCGTAAGACTTCATATCAACTAGACTTACAACTGTAGCGCGATTTCCATCCCTGCTAGTAGGGATGCATAGCACTGGGTCTTCCTCTTCGTCTATATGCATAAAGAGGACTTTACCCCTACTGCTTGTGTTTGTGAAGCCAGCCCAGTAGTCAAACCTTTGTGGGTATGAAAACCCGTGTTTTGATGGGGCTGTTTTAGCCCATCTGTAGAAATCAGAATCTGTCCACAGATTAGTAGGTGCTGTGATAGACGCAGCTATCTTTTCCATACTCTGTCAAAGTCGGCTAGGATGCTGTTCGTCAGATATAACGCGCGCTTCCTCATTTCTACGTTAGTTACTGTATTACTCAATTTCTTTTTTCCTTCTTCTCTAAAAAATCTGAGATTATTTTATCAGATTCTATAGGCTCACGCAAAACAAAAAATATATTTTTTGCGTTTGGGAACGCATCAGAGAATGACCAGACATTTGTATTAAATACTAAAGTTACTTTATCTGGATTTAGCTCTGCTAGGCACTGACGGTAGTAAACCTCTTCTAGTTGTGGTCGCTCCCACAGTATTGAGGATACTAACGCCTCTCTGTAGCACAAAGTATCTAGCTGGTTAGCAATATCTCTAGCAAGGGCTATTCTTGTAAATGCAAAGAATAGTAGCCCTACTAGCACAGCAACTGATGCAGCCCAGCCAAGATCGATTTTAAGATTCAAGGAACCTTTCATATATTTATTTTAGTCCTCCAGCTCTGCTTCGTCTTTACACTTATAGGATAGTTCTCTTTCACACTGTACTCCGTCCCTGTACCCCTGGGAATAGGCTCTACAGTACGTGGCTAATAACGCCATGAAAACAAGGATTATAAGTATTAGGCAAGCTATTCCAACCCATGACATGACCTACACCGCTTACGCTTTATTTAAAGTACAGAAGGTAACACAAGCGTAATACAATGTAGCCTGATTGATGGCAGTTCTTTCCCACGAGTCTGGGATTAGCCAATGCCACTTTCCTTCCAACAATTGTTCTGCGACAAGAATAATGTTGTCTCTATGTGTAGACTCCAAAAATTCCGCCACTTGTTTTGCATCAAGAGTTATTGGGTTTTTTACCAAACCTACCTGCTCGTTCATAAACAACGGTCTCCTTTCTGCTTTTTCTCGCCTCTATAGTTCTCAGGGTGAGCTGCTGAGTAGAGGTAGCCTCAGCAGACCCTTGCTTGTTTAGTTTTGGTATGTAACTAATTGTTGATATTACTAACAATCCAATTAAGAATAGTCTCACGTTTAGCTACTTTCCCCGTCTTGTTAAATGCTATCAAAACCCATTCTCGGCAATGACGAGCACCGCCAAAACGATACACAGTACCAAAGAACTCTTCTCTAGATAGAGTCTCAACTACCGGCTGTTTAGCAAAATCAACGGTACCAAACACCTGTTTTACTGACTTGCGGAAGGTATTATTAGATACCGTGATTCCTAGCAAATCCGAAATGAAGGCTTTATCTAACCAGCCGCTGCTAGTAAGGTAAGCCTCCTGGATATGAGGCGGAAAGGTCATTTCATGACCCAAGTAGGGCTTGATATTGTCTTCAAGGAACTTTTCTACTACGTTCGCCATCCAGATACCCCCTTGGTATCGTATTCATAATCTTGAAGCAACCTACTTGCTTCAATATAAGCGTTAACACATGAAATGTATATATACATTGACCCGACATTCCAGCTTAGCAACTCTACTAATCCAAGGATAAACCAGCTAATTAGTAGTAGTCTATCCATTAATACCATTACAGGTATATACTTCTTACCGTACTTTTTGTTTGCCACGGGACTTCTCCATAGTACGAACCTTACGCTCAGCCATTACGAGCTTAGTACGAGTATCCAGAAGCTCTTTCTGAGCCTTGCGCAGCTCGTCTTCTAGGCTTGCGAACGCATTGCCACGCTCTTTGATTTGGTCGAACAAGATCCATAAAGCTGGTTTGGTAAACTTATTCAACTCTTGAGAGTGGTCTTGTAGGTTAAGCATTAGAGCTAGGGTATATACTAACTCTTCTTTGCTGTAGTCATGTTCTGAAACAATTACATCGTCTTTTTGTTTAGCCATGTTTCTGTCCTTTCTTTTACTTTAGAAAACAATTATACCGAGTTTTTAGTTAAAAAGCAATTTCTAAATTAAGAAAATAGCTCAATAAGTTGCTTTAAGCCTACGATGGTTAGCTTATTCCAGTCAACATCGCAGGTTAACTGAGACGAAATTGCATCAATATAAGGTTTTTTGAGTCTGCCAGAAGGCATCTCAATTACTACTTCTTGCTCTACCAGTGAAGGTAGGAACATACGTAACTTGACTAAATCTTCAGCAGTTAGCTTTAAGAGGTCGTCTAGCCCGTCAGAAAGACCAAACATATCTCGAATTTCTAGCAAGTAGTCAGCTTTGGTTGCTTTTTTCTTAGGGGCAGAAGTGGCTGTGCCAGATTTTTTGACTCCCATCTTCTTTTCAAGCTTAGCTCGCAACTTGATGGCTTCTTCTGAGTCTGGGTGTCTAGCCAGATTCAGTAGTTCTGCTGACTTAATACCAAAGTGGTCACACATTTGTCTGTAGAATCTATCGCCCATAAAAGGTGGCTCCCCTCGTTTTGTCCAGATACTGTAAGCGTCCCACTGAACCTTGCCTAGCTTGTGGGCATCTTTGTAGTGGATGTTTAACTCTTCAAACCACACATCTGTCATGTGTCGTTTATCTACTATGTAGTAGAGTCGATAGACGTCCACAATAGTTAGCGTCGTAAACGACGCTGGTACATCCCAGTTAGCACCAGACTTCAACCAATCTGCTGTAGCGTTGGCGAAAGGTGTTCTAGTAGGTGGCTGATGGTACTTTTCCGGAGTTCTTGGTAGCTCACCAGAACGTAACAGGGACGCTATATGATACTCACCACCAAAGCGGAACTCCGCCTCTTCCACCAGAGCCATAGTTAAGTCCCATAGCCATTGGTAGTTTAGTAGCCCTTCAATCACCCACTTAGTACAAGGGTGATTGGGGTACGCTTCTTTATACTCAGAACCACTAGCATTGATAGGCACTGGATTGCCATAGTACATCAAAGCTGTGCAAAGCATTTGCACACTCTCTTTCATTTGAGAGATTACATGTTTATCGCAATGATATTGCGCTGCTAGTTTTGGGTTTGTGTCTAGAACAAAAATATTCACTTAAAGTCTCCTTTAATTTATAGACTTATTATAGCGAAATGTGTGCATTTTGGCAATATTTTATTTTTACCCGCCAGCCGCTAAGACCTCTAATACTTTTAAGTATTTTTCCACCTTACCATACTTCCTAGTAATCATAGACTGTCGCAGGTTGCAAAGTGCGTCACATCTTTTCACTATAGTTGCTAGACGATCTAGACTTACTCGTCTGATATAAGTTTCGTATGGAACTTTATCAGATTTTGTCAGGTAATCTACTGACGTGGCAATTTCATCTCCAAAAGACTCACGAATATACTCTATGGTTACAGGAGTATCTTCTACAATATCGTGTAACAAAGAAACTATCCTAGCTTTGAGAATATCGTTGATTCTGTATAGGTCTAGTGGCATCTGCCTCATCACCTCAGCTTCTACTTCTAAAATATGTGCTGTAAAATAACACTTTCCAGCGTATTTTTGCCCTTTATGTTGCATTTTTGATAGCTGATAGGCTATTTCATATAGTTTTTCTAAGTCTTCTAGTAACATAAATAATTCTCCTATTTAAAATCCTATTTTAACACATTTTATAGCCTATAGTCAAAAAGAAAAAGGAGCCAATTGGCTCCTTTAGTATTACCAACGCCTTGGGGCGTCGTCTTCTATGTCTATGTGTGTAAATGTATCGTACCTACCTATACCATACTTATTAGGGTATGTTTTTTCTAGATAGTCAGCAACTTTACTTGGTGCAACTCCAGAAACTTGAATATCTGCAGCTACCCCCCACAAGTGCTTAGACCCGGAGTACCTTTCCCCGGCTTTTCTTGGCCTACCACCTACTTTCTTGTTGTGTTCTTCACACCTACAGCCAGACGCTATCTTTACAGTAGCACCGTTAAAGTGCTCCTTTAAAGTTACTAGAACTTCTAGCAATTCTGCATCTACTGTAGAGTAGCCACACCCACACTTACACGCAAACTCTTTCCTAGAGAACCCTCTATTCCAAAGATTACTCATTATTTTGCCCTCCCTAAGGCTCTAGCCTGTGGCTCACATATTCTTTCAAGATACTCTTCAAGAGCTTCCTCTTCCTTAGCATCCTGATAAGGAAGTTCTACCCAAGCAATACCCACATATCCAGCATAGCTGTTATCTAGGTTGAATATTGGGCAAGTGAACATGTAAGACACATTAAGAGTCTTATATTCTTCTGCATTTGTAACGAACTCCCCTCTGTACGTTATCTCATTGAACTTTACTGGGTATGTTTTACCTAGTAAATGTTGTTGATACGCTGTACTGCTTCTATCCACAACCCTGTTGGTTAGTTTGGTAGGGTCTACATTTAGTTTACCTTCCCAAGCTATAATGTTTTGATAGTTGTTAATAAATTTAGGGGTATACTCGGCTATAAATACTGCATCAGAGTTAGATTGGACGTATAGTATTGCGGCCTTTTCCTTGGATACTTTTGGGTATTGTGCCTCCTGCTCCCCCCGTAGCTGTTGTGCTACAGTGGATTTTGAGAAGTTTTTAGCAAAGTCCAGGAAAGTGCCCTGATTGGTTATTACTAGGTATGACAGGACTAGTATGAAAGCAGTTGAAACCCTTATAAGGAAAACTTTAGGGTCTTGAACGTCTTTTAGTAGTGCCAGTAATACGTCTAGTATGGCAAATTTGTTCATACCAGTGTACCTCCAACTACCTAGTATATATTAGGTGCATTTAAAATGCAAGATATTTCATATAGTTGTTACACATATGCTAATCAATCATCTCATATCACTTAACATCTAGAGAAGTAATAGAGTATCTACTAGTACATCAAGGCCGAGATGCCTTGATAGGGCTAGAAGCCCTATCATTATTAGAAGTGTTGTCATACTAAAGCCCTAGGTAAATAAACTCATACTTGCCAGAATACGCAGGTTCATTATCTGTTTGGGTAACGCCCCCGTTCATACTAGCAGTGTTCCCACTATAAGTATGGTTATGGGCGGGAAGTGACACAGTGTGGGTATGCCCTGGTAGAGTAAAGGTATGGTTGTGCTGTAAAGACTGTGAGTCCAGAGATTCATCGCTTGAGCGTCCGACTAAGAATAGGTTTCGCGGCGCTATCATGGCAGCACCACTTCCCCCGGATAAGAACCCAGTACCTACATAACATTGATATATGCCCCAGTTATTATCGGAAGAAGCCCACTGAGGTACTTTACCGGCATCGAAACGTGTACTAGTTGTTCCACCTATATCAGGACTGCCTCCAGTATTACCACTAGTAGCTGCAGAGTTTACCACGGTTCCACTATAGCTTAATGTAACGTTAGGTAACGCTGTTCGTGGTAGCTTGAAGTCGCCACCCAACCCAAGGCCAGATCCGCTACCTTGTAACGTTCCCCCAGCAGCCCTAGCGTACCTACCCTGTGTATTAGGTAGGCTCCCTGATAATCCCAACCAAGTGGCTGCAGTTCTAGCGAAGGCTGGTAAGGTAGATATTGCACGACCATTTAACCTGTACCACCCATCATGGTCTGCCGATTGGTACGAGAACTTAGTATCTCCAATTGCCAAAGATACACAGTTTTTATCTACGTTAGCATAATCACCATTTACTCTTCGGCATGCTTTTGTGTTTAAACACAACCAATACCAGCCAGACCCCTGACCCTCATTAGACTCCTTATAGAAGAAGGTAAAGCTATCTCTAGCTTGGCGAAGGTGAAAGACACCTTGATTATGTGCCGTAAAGTCAATAGCAATTCTATCAGTTAAACCTAGCTCGGAGCCGTCTGTAAAAGTGAAGCTGTCCTTGAAAGTACTTGGTATAATAAACTGTGGTGGTGTTGGGCTGCTCCAATCGCCGTACCACAAATAGTCACACCCAATAAATATAGTTTGGCCTTCTTTAACTACTTCTGTGTGTTTGTTTAGTGTTACTTCTTTGTAAGGAAGAACTTTACTACGGAACCAAGGTAGCGTACTACTACCTTTTAGGTCTACTCCAGAGAAGCGAACAAAAAGCTTACTACCTTTTGCTAGTATGTAGAAGTTTGACTCTACCACCACAGGTTGACCAGAAGCCACTTCGTCTTCTGTAATGTCTCTATGGAAGTCAACCACCGGAGCACCTGTATCATCGTCACCGATCCAATATTGAGCACGTAGTCTCCCAGAGCTGGCTGGTTTTACCTCAAATGAGTAGGTTAACTTATCTCCAGCAGTGTAGCCTACTTGCACTGGCTCCGTGAGTATTGTAGTGTCTATTAAATTAACGTTTAGTACACTGGATTGCCCTAACGCTATAAATTTAGGGTTACTATAACTACCGCCATCCTGGTCGAACCTATTTACTAAACATAGAGCATCAGTACCGTCTGCAAGCCTAAAGCCTATAGCCTGAACGGCGTTACTCATACCAAATGCTGACCCTAGATATACAGTACTTGGTTTAACTTGCAGAGATGCGTCTCCTATAATCATATCCCTAACAGGGTCATACGAAAGCTTCTTTGCCAGTATATCTAGGTTCTTTTCATCAACTGGAGGCCTATTACCCCCTGATCCATACGCTGGTCCAAATCCCACCTTAATCTCCTTAGGTTAGGTTCTGTACTACTTTTAGTTGGTACGTCTCAGCACCAACTATAGCCGTAAGTATAGACACTTTAACCTCTGTTACGTTCCCGCCCCAGTTGGCTTCCCCACTAGTGGTAACGTCTATAGTACCATTTACAGTGTCAGAGTACCTATTGTTAGTTAGATGTTTGGCCTCAATTTTAACAGAGCCTGCTGTTGGGATTACTTCATCGCCGTTTGTATTGAAAAAGCTTACTCCAGCGAAACAATGAGTGTTCTTGGGGCTTACCTGAAGGATTACAGGCAATGATACCAATTGTTTTGGGCTGGTAAATATTAAATAAGACATATATTACCTCCAGATTTATTTTTCTATATTATATCAAACACCTGGTCATATGTAAAATATGTTTATAAAATGTTACATGGTATTGTAATGAAAAAGCCCTGCTCAATGGCAGGGCTTTTATTAAGCACAATTCAGAGATACGAACTCCCTGACTTTCTCTATATACTCTTCTCTCGATCCGTCGTTGATTATTTTATAGTCTATCAACTCTTCCCGTATCCCTTTTTCACTGGCGTGCTCAGTACCTAGGGGCGTGAATAAAGGCCTGGAAACAGATAGTAATATAGCTCCGCTACTTTTAAACCATTCGGCTTCATTGTCGAACCTAATATCCGGTATAATAACTCCACTACTGGGAGCCACTTTTAGCCAAATATCATTGTCGATGTGTCTACCCCACTCAGTACCAAAGAGTTGGAAAGCTTTCCTAGGAGAGATATAACAAAATACTTGGGAACGTTGCTCATCATAACGTATGTCAAAAAGCTCTATTAACTTTTCCCAACAGTCGTGGAAGGCCTCGTACTGGTCTAGTCCGTAATCGTTGTAAAGCATCCCAGCAGCTTCTAGGCTCTCTACTGTAATAGGGTAGAGTAGTACAATTTCCTTATACGCCCCCTCTCTCCTAGATTCATCCCAGTTAAATAGAGCGCACATTATGTCTTTTATAGGTTTTGCTAATGGCCACTGCTCCATACCAGTTAGATTACTTATTTCTTCAGCGGCTGTAGATTTGCCACAACGACCTAGCCCGTTAATTATAATAGACCTCATTTATTCTCCTTACAAAAATCATACGAAGGCTCGTAAAAACATACAATACCTTGCAACTCTTTAATATATCTGATAGTGTCTACTGACTGCTCTTTTAATCTTACACCGTCCTCCACATGTAACAAAAGGTAAGGCTCGTTTGTTGGATGCGGCAGGAACTTAATTTTATGAGTGACTATTGGTGTAGGTTTTTTAGGTGGAACTGGTTTTGGAAGTTCAAGAGGTGCTGGAGGAGTGGAGGTACACCCAACCAACAGCAGCAATAAGGCTAGTCTTTTCATTTACTCACCTTCTCTAACTCAGCTAGCAGCTTTTCATAGTCTTCGTTAACTAATTTGACATATAATGTTGCTCGTTTTTCAGCAATAGCTGTAACTCTAGTCAGGTCTTTTGCAGCTCTCTGCCTAGACCTTAAGGCGTCCTCTTCTAATCGCTGTAGCTCCTGGTAATAGTCGCTAGCTTTTTGCTTATTAGCTTCCACCGCCTTAGACATTGTTGAGATAGTGTCCTCTAATGAAGTTACTTTCTCGTTTAATCTACCAACTTCTTTTGTTTGAGTGTAGGCCGCATACCCTGCGCCCGCCAGCAAAAGGAGAAGAACTCCAATAATTACGTATGTGTTAGGCATTTTCAATTATCTCTACTAGTTTGTCACCATGACACGGTTGTGGCTTACAGTGACAGCCTAGCCTTTTACCTTTTAGACTTTTTAAGTAGTCTAAACTGATTCTACCAGACTCTATCATAGCAGGTAAGTATTGCTCGTGATAAAGTCTAATATTTTCTAGCCTACCGTAGCTTGAGAAGGGGTTCCCCAAAGGAGACCCCCTACCGATATAAACATCGTACTCTTCTGTTTTTACATTTACAATCTTAGTACTCAACGCTGTAATCTCCTGTAGCAGCTAGCTCCTTGAACAGCTCTTTTGATATAAGGTCTACTATATCGGACTGGAGGGAAGACAGATAAGCATCAAGCTCTTCCTCAGATAGAACCATTCTCCAGATGCTGTCACTACCATCATGTCTAAAGTAGTAGGACTTTTTCTTGCTCATTTTCTACCTCTGCCAAGCAATAGGAAGTAGGTGTAAGGACTACCTAACATCTCGTAAACGGAGTCTATATCTTTACTAGATAAGAAACCTGGTTCGTCAATTATAACAAGTGATAATGGCCTAGTTCCAAGGCCGGACAGCCTAACCTTGTTGTCACAGGTACTTACTGACTTTGCAGGTAGTTCATACTGCTTAATGATGTGTTCTACCATCTGGTAGGAGTGCGGAATAATCAGCCTATTGTCAGGGTCTGCCGAAACTAGTGATGCTGCGAAGGTAGTCTTACCAGTCTGACGTCCAAAGTCTAGATGAATAGTATTGAACTGCTTACAGTACTCTACTACACCTGCATTGTAGAACCACTCTTCTACATTTGCCCTGCGTTTTAGTTCGTTGTTTGCGGATAATGCGGCGTCAAGCGCCATACCGTAGTAGGATATATCCATTATAATTACCTCTTGGTGTTACTATACTCCTGTTTCAATACAAACATAAGGTTCTCCAACCTGGCGCAGTGAGAGGGATTCGAACCCTCGCTACAAGCTTAGAAGGCTAGTGTTCTATCCGATTAAACTATCACCGCAAAATTTTAACTTTCGGCGTATTCCACTACTGGGTTACCATTTAGTGTCATAGCTACAGCATCAAAACGAGGATCAGTGCCTAGTAGCTTTTCAGCAGCAGATTGTAGTGAGTAAGCAAAAGTGCCACCGAGCCTGTGAAGTTCTCCACCTACTTCCACACATACTATGTATGGTCGGGAAGCTGCTCTTCGCATGTTAGCCAGTATCTCTTCCATTTCTTTGTACTGAGCTGACTCACTGCCCAGGTTTTCTTTAGTAGAAAGCATACATAGCTGTACATAGGCTTGTTGAGCGTCAACGTCACCACTTAGAGCTTTTAATACATTTTGATTAATCATCTGTACTCCAAAGAGCTTCACGCTCTACTACAAAACTATGGAGACTAGGCTCTTGGAACGGAGCGCTGAACAGCATCGTCTTTCCAATCTTGCCTAGAAATGCCCTATTACCTTTATGGTCAGGAAAGCACATATCAGCTTTCTGGAAAATCCATTTTAGTCGCTTGTTATTGCGAGCTTTCAACTTTCGTTTCATACATACCTCGTGTATCTGGGGTGATCGACGGGAATTGAACCCGTTTCCTCAGGGTCACAACCTGAACATCATCCTGATAAATGCTTCGACCACATTAAAATACTCTACACAGTACACTACAAGGCGGCCACTCCTTGCGTATGACCTGACCTCATTTATTCAGGCTTTCATGAAGCATCGTTTCTAGCGTTAAACGTGCTACAAAGGCTTTCTGTTAACAGCAACCTGCTAGGGAGCTACTGTCTTCAAGAGCATTTTAATGTGTAAAGTCGAGAAAGGTTGTTCGTTCACTCGGACTACTTATTCGTCTCTCGCCGTTTTTTCTTTCTCAACTTTATTTAAGTATTATACGCTAAAATATAGCTTTTAGCAATTTATTATTTTAACGAATACGAGGAAGGGAAGTTGCTTTGAGCATCCAAGTCCTCGATAACTTGAACCTTGCCCATAAAGTCTACAAACATGGCGTTCACAACATACGGGCAGAAACCAGGTTTAGGTTCGATAAACTTTGCAATAGCAGAGCACTGCTCTTCTGGTTCTTTGTCAAAATCAACAAACTCTTCCAATCCTAGATAGAACTGTGATTGGTTGATGAAATCAACCACGTACATCTCCGACACCACAATAGTTTCTGGTGAGGGCATCTCATCTGCTAGAGACGTAGTGTTTTCATAGTCAGGCTTATACGCGATAGTTACAACTAGCGACTGTAGCATACCTACAGGCATATATCCATTGATTTCTTTGGCCATCACATTACTCTCTAGTCAGTAGATTTTGGAGGAGGATACCGGACTCGAACCGGCTAATTCAGGATTTGCAATCCAGTGCCTCGACCACTTCAGCTTATCACCCTATCGAATTTATTTGATTATTATACTAAATAATCACGCTATTAGCAAATACTATTTTTTAGCTTCTGCTAAACTTCTCAACTTAGCGGAGGCTTCCGCATAGTTTTTAGCTGCATTTCTGCTAGCTACTTCGGCACGCTTAATATCCTTTCTAGCCTTCTGCAAGAGAAGGAAAGCGTTATGTGTTACTTCTTCTAGCGTCATGGAAGCTCTCCTACCGGCTAATTAGCTTCATGTTGACAAGTTTATCGAGAAGCTCATAGTCCTCGTCACAAGGATATTGGATATTAGCTATGACCTGTTGGAAATCTTTCGCCAACTGCTCGGCATCAGGTCTTTCCAAGATAGACCAATTATCATGAGAATCCGCTATTTCTTTTTCTACTGCCCCTACAACAGATACAACCTCCTCTCGGTCTTCAGTACATTCAGTAGATACTAGTTCCAGCAGAGTGTGGAGTAAAGATAGTTCAATAGCTACTTTCATCTTCTAAGTTCCTTTTTCAAACTTTATGAAACTATTATAAAGGAATAATACCTGTTTATCAAGAAGAAAATTTAAGAAAATCAGTAACAAACTCTTGAGAAGTTGGTTTTCCTTTTTCTTCACAGGACTCGCAAACTACCTCACTGGTAGTTATCCACCGATCACGGGAACCGCGCGGCTTTACCGCTACGCGGTATGGAAAGCGCGGTTCCCCGAATAGAATCAATGAATTACAGTGTTTGCACTTCGACACTCTTCTTCCCGCAATAACCTAAATTGACACTCCGTAGCTAGGACGAAACGTCCGTCACTGAGCTGGATTATTAGCACTCCTGGCGCTTCATTGTCCTCTCGAACAATCACTCCACGAACAACTTTAGTCGTATCGTGGTTGAAACACACATCAACGCTCCTTCCCAGCCAAGTACCCTGCTCAGGGAAGGTATCAAAACCTACATTTTTTACAACACCCGTACTACACCATGACCTTAGCTGTTATTGCCCACATTATTGGCATGGTTTCATCCATAGTGGAGTAACCTTTACCTTTTAACCAAGCAATACACTCCGAAAATGGTGCTACTAAGTGTACCCGTTCGGGGGCGTCATACTCTACTACACGATACATATCTTCACCAGAAGGACTGGTTAAGGCCTCGCTAGCCTGCTCCATCTTCATCAAATGAGAGACTACGATTTCTGTGTCCTTAGAGGTGTATGCCTTTAACTCAGATAATACTGAGTCACCGTTTTCATAGTCAATATACTCTAAGCAAAAGTCTAGCAGGTCTGCTCCATCTCGAATCACACTTACTGGTACTACCACATTTTGATAACCCACCCTAGACTCCTTTTAGCTTCGCTACTTCTGCGTCTGTTAGAGATACGTAACCCGAACATATAGGCCTACGATTTGGCCTGTTTACCATTACTGGTACAAAGAACATATCTAGTATGTCGTTTTTCTCGATCCTACAGTAGTCGTAGTAGATACCAAACCTTTTTGCTGCGCGTGATATACGCTTGTGTTGCTTAATCGCTTTTTTGATTTCCAAAACGTGAAAAAGCTCTAGATCGTTTCTTTTTGCTAGGAGCAGTAGAGACGTAATTTTTGCTTTATTTCGTTTCGTCAGTTTTCTTTTCATGCTTATACTCCTGTTGCACTAGGGCAACATACCCACCTTCTACAGGGGTTACAAAGGCGTTTACGACACGTTCACCCAAGTATGTTTTAATTGGGGGAGTTAATGGCAGTAACGCGCTAGCAATAGAGCAAAATTGGTCAAACGACACCCCAAATACTTCCTGAAGCTCTTCTTCAACCAGCTCTTCATCACTGTTCTCGTCCATACCTAGAACAGCTTCTGCTACACTATAGTATTCCCACCAGTCTGCTTTACTCATAGGATAATCTCCTTGTCTAATGCATTAATTGTGCTTCCCAAGAGAGCTATAGCCCATACTAGGGCGAAGCTATACAGAGGCACTGCTGTAACTGCACTAATATAAGTTAGTGCGCATGTCAAGAGCGTAGACACTGCCACAGCGGCTCTACGGTCTTTCTGCACAAAGTGCACATAAATTTTTTGGTATAAGAACATGCGCTCTATAACTTTATTATGTGAGGTTGATTTCTTCATGTAATTAAGTCCTCTTTTCAATTTATAAGTAAATTATAAACTAAAAAGAGGATAGTTTCAAGTTAGAATTTTACTAATCTAAACTCTAGGGTCACACCTTCTTCATAGACTAGGTGACTTGAAATTAGCTTGGCGCTATTTATCTTATCCATCACTCTTTGAGATAGGTAAACGTCCCCTGAGAAAGTACCATGAATAAGAGTTATAAACCCGAACTCACATAAATCTATTCCAGACTCTATTAACTGAGCACCACCAATAAGGTAGCAGTCTTTCTTGTAGTGAGGAAGAGTCTTCCAAGTATCGAAGCCTGGGTATAAAGCTCTACTCGTGGTTACTACAACGTTTCTTCTGTTAGGTAAAGGGAAAGCTGGATGTTTAGCTGTGTTGCTTCCCATGATAATTGTGGAACCCTCAGTTAGATTCTTGAAGAACCTAAGGTCACTTGGGAAGTGCCAGGGCAGGCCGTTACCGGCCCCAATAAGGCCGGTAGGTGTCATTGCAATCACTAAATGCATAAAAGTACCTTACACACTAAATGGAATATCAATATGTTCTTGTGGAAAATAATCTGTAACAAGGAAATTGCTGGTCGTTACCCACGCCTCTAGATCTTCTAGAGATTCAATTGCTGGGTCAATCCAGAAAGTAGGAGGCTGTCGCTCTTCTCTATCTAACATTTCCATAACTGCTGGTATTTGGTCTTCATAAATGTGCGCATTTACTATCTTATGAAACGCTCTGCCAGGTTCTAGTCCAGTTATTTGAGCAACTATAGCTAGGAATGCGTACACTTGTACCATGTTGAAGTTAAGTCCTAACGGTACGTCACAAGAGCGCTGAGTAGCGTTAAGGTACAGTTTACTATTTAGTATAGAGAACTGGAAGTTGTACATACAAGGGCGTAGGCAGCCCTGGTCGAACTCGCCTGGATTCCAGTAGCTTAGAATTTCGCCACGGTCGTCAATCCCCTTTGAGAGATTATTGATAATCTTTTCTAGTTGGTCTACTGACCGTAGCCCACCATAGCCGTCGGGTGACGTCCAATTCCTTCCCTGTACCCCGTAAACACGCCCCATGTCGTCTTCACCGCGCCTGTGAGGGTTTTTCAACCAAGCCTCATTGATGTTCGCGTTAGCATCCCAGGTCTTCGTACCTAGGTTTCTGAAGTCTTCTGCGTTAGAATAGCCTCTAATGTACCCTAGCAGCTCTGCTACTGCGGACTTCCAGAAAGATTTTCTAAGGCTAAGCAAGGGGAACTCGCCCGCCCCTACATTATACTCTAGGTCATAGTTAATTACTGTTAGACAGCGCTTACCTGTGCGTTCGTTGTACACCCACTCACCATTTTCTAGGATGTGGCGTAGCAGCTGTTTATATTCGTAATCCATATTTTGCTCCAATAAAAATGGGAGCTTATCGCTCCCATTGATGTCTAACCTTTCTCTGGTCTTTCCAAGATCTGCTTACTGTCCTAGCTGGGCAGTCGTAGTAAGCTAAGTCAGAAGTATATACGTCTGAGTTCTTAAAAGGTCTTCTTGTTATACCATACTCTTTACATACTTGGTCATTTATTAGGTAACGATGCCAAGATGCTTTCAAGTTGTGACGTCTGTACGCCATAGTTGCCTCCGTTTATCGTCGAATCAAGACCGTAGACGTTACGGTCTATATTCGAATAGGAGGCTTCAAGTGTCTCTTATTCAAGGCTAGTCCTTAGTTAGAGGAGTTTGAAAATTCTGCTACCATTTTACCAGCCGAGTTCATTACTCGGATTACAGTAGAGCCTGTGAGTGGCCATGAATACTTTCCACCATCTGGGTCAACGCAGCTAAACTGATGGAACTTGAACTCTACTTCGTTCTCGTCTTCTGAACCTTCTTTCTGACCAACTACTGGTACAGTAGAAAAGTTTACCGCCTCAACGCAGAATAGTGCATCTAGGGAAAGCTCTGGGTACTTGTCTCTATTGGTTACTGTTACTGTGAACATTTAAACTACCGATATACGGGGTCTTTCCCGTCTTTGAAATGAACTTCATGCTTGCAAGCATATACAAAACCTGCCATACCTGGGGCATGGTACAGTATATCTTGTTCTGCTAATTCTTTACAGACTGGGCACTCGTCATATACGATCTTACGAAGTATAGGTAAACGCATGTTTTCTTCCACATCTACGTCTACGATGCCTTGATTGAAGGTTATCACTTTATGTATCATACGATTGACCTTATAAATTGGCAGAGAGCAGCAGAATCGAACTGCAACCGTTTCCAGTCACTTCGCTTAGCAGGCGAGCCTAACCACCTTGGCTAGATTACTCTCTAAAAGTAAAGCCAGATAGATTCTGGCTTTAGTATATGGCGCGGCTACTAGGATTCTAACCTAGACGAACTCCTTCGTAGGGAGTCATGCTATACAGTTACATCATACCCGCAAGAATTGGTGCAGAGGACTGGAGTTGAACCAGTGACACCAGGATCTTCAATCCCGTGCTCTACCTACTGAGCTACCACTGCATTGTCACGTACACAACGGAACATTACTTGTTCGTTGGTTTTCTCTACTTCTTGAAGTCTGCCAGACTTTACTAGACGATAGCATTGCTGGCGCAGCTTATCTTGAGATTTCTTAAAACGGTTTACTACAAACACTTTATCAGTGGCTAGTTTTAGAAGTTTCTCAGTTTTCATATATACTTATACTCCAAGTAGTTTATTTTTAATGAGGCCGAGTTACTACGATCCTTTGGTGTTATCCGGCGAATTACGATTCTTATCCGGTACTCGGCAAGCAGTAAAGGCGCTGCTATCGCGATTTGGTGCACCTTGCTGGGCTTGAACCAGCGACCTCACCCTTATGAGGGGTTTGCTCTAACCAACTAAGCTAAAGGCGCTAAATATGGTTCCCATGACTGGACTCGAACCAGTGACGCGGCGATTATCGGTCGCCTGTTCTACCAACTGAACTACACGGGAAGAGATTGCTAGGACAGGAGTGTGCGACTCCAAGGTATTTTAATGCCTACCAAGGCTCACGACATTTTTTAATGCCCTAGCAAAATTTTTAATCTGGATCTACATTTCTTGTGCCGTCTTCGTTAAACTCATTTGGGGAGTATTCTTCCCCACAATTGTGGCAACGAGCTTCATCTTCAAGGATCCAAACTGTACCATCACAGTACCAACAGGGCGCTTTCTTACAAGTGTTCACGTGCCACCTTCGCTGCTAGTTTGGCATCGTATTGACCTGTGAAGTCATTTCGCAGTAGCTTCATGAACTCACCTACGTTAGTTACACCATGATCTACCATAATAGCTACCAAGTCTTGTTCAGACAGGAACTCCGGCAAAAGACTTTCTAGGAAGTCTGCTTCTGCATCATACTCTTTTGCTTTTTCAGCATCAGTAGTGCATAAACGAGAGTTGTCTCGGCAAGTGTCAATGGCTTTCTTGATCTTACCAATTACCATGTCTTCGTTAACTTCTTTGTTCTGACGCACAAAGTCTTCAAAAGAAGCAATAATCACACCAACTGCTTTTGCATAAGGTGAACGCTCTTTACGTAGACCCATGTGAATTTCTTTTAGTGCTTGTAAGCGCATCTTCTTTCCTTCTTCATTATTACCATTTAAATAACACTCTCTGTCAGCTACCTACATTACCTAGTGTTGATACTGTAAGCACCTTCCCCAGGGTCACTACCCCCTATAGAGTGATTGCGTATTGCAGCATGACCTGTACTAATAAGCAACCATAAGAGTGCAAATTAAATGGTACTCGGTACTGGAATCGAACCAGTTTCTAGCCTCCGTGTAAAGGAGGTGCAACGCCAAATTTTGCTAACCGAGTATTTTTGAGGATTCACGTACCTCAGTAAGGTGTACCCTCCAGCGGTACACTCAACGACTATTCTGACTTAGGCTCCGATAGCTCGGAGGGTGTTTCACTCTGTGGTCACTACTGATTGCACTGAGTGGGAGTTCTTGCCACCGAGAATCGAACTCGGTTCTGCTGGGTGCAAGCCAACTGTTTTATCCACGTAAACTACAGCCCCAAAAGTTATTTAGTTAAACTCACACTAGAAAGTGATCAGCTTTCGGCAAATACCTAGCTAGACATTAGCATTCCTCAATAGGTGATTGCAATCTTTGTGCTACCAGTAGCACAGAGTGAACCTTGGAGGCTTCCGGTTACATTATACACTCTTAGTAACCTGTCGCTACATTCTAGCGTCGATAGCACTGAATGTGAGTTTATTAAATAACTCTTTAGTCTAGAATCATGTGTACCAATAAGTTTGCATCTTATTGCGTACAAAAGCATATACACCAACCAAGTTGACAGCCTGGTTCTGGAAGCCATCCCAGATTCTTTGCCTGAACGTTACTCTTTAATGCAGCGGGACTCGAACCCACAACCACCACGACAGAGGGAAGCTCTAACCAGTTGAGCGTTATGCATTTAGTAACTAGTATATGTTGGCAACGTGTTATATGTCACTGGCCTACTCATGACTCTAGCTAAAGAGCTATGGCGTCCTAGAGAGGATTTGAACCTCTGACCTCTCCCTTAGGAGGGGAGCGCTCTATCCTGCTGAGCTACTAGGACTCTTTACTTGCTTACCCTATACAAGGGTAAGCAAAATTTCTTTTACTTCCTTTAGTGGAAGATTAACCCACTCGTGAGTGAACCCGCTTATACTGTGGAACTGTTTCTCCAGCTCTTTGTAATTAGTGCATGGCATATACCACTCCAGCCTAAAATCCCTAAAAGGGGAGGAGGTCTGGTAAGTTATTAGACGGGTTTCTGCATCTTTGGCAGCCCCCACCTTAAACCACCCAGGGTACGCTGGATTTGATACTATATACACATACCCAATATTAGAGTTTATTCCTAATCTATGACATAAGATGTTCATCGTCATAGTAGCAAATAGCCTCTGCCTACTTAACTGGGTATTAAAGTATTTTAGGCTCCTATCAACCTTACCATACTTTTTTGTACATGCCGCACGTGTCATGTGCATAGCATACCCAGATATAGCACGCTCTATAGTGCTAGGAAGTCCATCAAATAAACCAGAGGCTCTTAACCACTGCAGCATGTGGGAGACTCTATCATCTCTATTATTAGATTTAGTCTTCACCTAATAGTATCCTAATATTATTTGGTTAGCTAGGCACCGTATACTAGCTAATTACCAATGTGTATTGTCGGGTCACATTGAACCAAATTTGGTAGCGGGTGTTGGAGTTGAACCAACCTACAAGGGGATATGAGCCCCTCAACAACACCGGTTGTCTTACCCGCACAGAACCTAATTGCGTAATTTAAAGCCATTCTCGTATAAATCTTTGGCTAGAGTTTTTACTCTACGAAGCCCTAGGCCTGATTTTGTCGAAGCCAAGTTTACACTAGAACCGTATGCTAAAGCAAACGTTGCTGTTTTTAACATTTTTCCGCGTTTTTTCATGTGATTATTATCTCATTAATTAGCGTTATTAGCAAGACTTTATTTTAAGTTTTTGTCTTAACCTATTGTTTCGTGGTTAGACGTTTTCTTTAATTTAGATGATTATTTTACAACTTTTTTCATCTAAAGGCAAATCTTAATTTCTAAGAAGTGCCTATCCGGTGGATCGGGATACCGCGTGTTAATAAGCTGCTTAAGCTCACCCACTCTCATAGATAGGTCTTTGAGATAAACTGTTTGGTTGCAATTTATTTCAAAGAACTATTATCAATTTAGAATACTATTCTACAACTTTTTTCATCTAAGAGCAAGTCTTAATTTCTAAGACTTGCTCGAAGCACCTACTTATTACTACGCTGGGACAGCGTAGAACTTTAAGCCGTCTTCTGTGACGTCATAATCATAGGAGATCTTGCCAGATTTAAGATCTTTGTACACACGCTTTACTGAGCCTTCTGGGTAAGCTAGCGTCTCAGTGGTTACTGACATTCGCTTATCTAGGCTGTTGCGAACTCGCTTAGTAGAGATTGGAGCGTTGTGAGAGCCGAACGTTTTCGGCTCTAGTTTAGGCAACAGATTACCCTTTTGAGATTCAACAATCGCTACAGCGATAAAACGCAAGGTCTTAGCTTGTTTTCCATTCATCCTGGAGTCTCCATTACAAGCCAAATACGGAAGCAGTATATTCTACTGCTCGCGGATGTTTTGAAACGTAACCGTCCGTCGCCTTAGACAGTAAGCCTAGCACTTTGGTTAAGCCAGCACGACGAGCTTCTAGTAAGGTGAAGCCAAAGCTACCTTCGATCTTGCGAGTACGTGCAGATAGTTTCTTGCCAGTCATGTCTTTCTTTTTTCATTCTCTATTTCCTTTGGTTTTCTCAGTTTAGGAATATATTATAAATCGTTTTTAGCTTTAGAGCAAATCAATTATTTTCAAATCAACCCCTTTACCACAGTAAAGAGAACGCTTAGAGGCAATCTCTACAGCTTTAGTAGCTACTTCTTCAACAGATAGGTTCTTGTCGGAGTATAGTACTTCCAATGCTCCAGTAGCAATATCATTGCCACAACCTTCAGCTATGAATGTCTCAGAACTAATAAAACACTGTACAGAGCTAATACTGTAAATCTTTGAGCCTACTCCAATGACTAGGAGGGCTACAGTACCTTTACACTCTTTTTCTTTTAGAAGCTTGCGAATTGCTTCACAAATATCGGCAATATAAGAGTCGTCGGTATGGTCTTCGTGACGTGGAGGTAGCTCCAGAAAATGTTGGATAACCTGCCCTTCACGCAGTCCACCTGTAAACGCCATGTGGATTTTTCTTTTTGAGGCCATCTTGTCTACTGAAAAAGACCAGTGCCAACAGGACGCCATTTTATCGGCAGCTAGCACTGCCTTGTTATCGCGGATTACTCCGACCAATACTGTCATTGTTTGTTCTCCAGACCACCACAAATCAGGTTATAGATCGTTACTAGGTAACGAATTTCGTGCTTACAATCGTCTAGACCGTAATGTTCGATGCCACGGAAGTCAGACCAGAACGCTTGTTTGACTGAAGGTGCAAGCCCACAGTAAGTCCTGGCGTCTCGTTCTGCGCTGTAATTCCAAATATCATTACCGTGAACAGAGCGAATTAGGGAATGAAGCTTGCCTAGGTCAAAAGTAATACCGTTGCCCCATACTAGTGGTTGTGGATTACGTTTTTCCAAGTCTTCTGCTGCCCAAGCTTGGCTGGTAGTTTTCAGGAAGTCAGCTAGCTGAATCACGAAGCCGCCTACTGGTAAGGGCATCGGTAAACCGTTTCGCTTACAATACTCACTAGAGGCGTGTGCTACTTTCTCCCTTGCTTCCTCGCTTTGCATTAACCAAAATGCAATAGTTCCACCACTAACTACTCTACCGAGTTGTACCTGACAATCAATATCTAGGTGCCAGGTCTTTTCAGCTACGATCTCTCCAGATAGTAGGTTAAACCCTACGGCAGACACCTCTGTCACAATGGAGTTTGCTTCCGTAGCAAGAGTTTCTAGGTCGAATACCCAGTTTAGGTGTAAATGGTCTGTTGGGCTTAAGTAGAGCTTGGTTTTATCTACGTTACCCAAAATATTTTCTAACATACTCTCTCCTGTACAAATAAATCTATACCTTGTACACAGGGCATAGATTTATCCTCTCTTTTTTGAGAGGATACAGGTAGTACATCCTCAAAACCCCAATCTTCCTCGTCGAACTCAGGCTCGTATAATTCGTCGGCCAATTTTGAGGAAGCCCGGTGATACTTAGTCTTGTCTCTGTGCACATTAGCCCTGTTGAATTTGGCTGCGTGCTTTGCTACGAAATTTCTCATTGTTGTACCTCACAAATAAGTTGGCAGCACGGTACCGTGCTAAGGCTAGCCTATTAAGTTTATTTGACTTTTTCGGCTGCCCTTCGATTATAATCCTACAGGGTGGTGGCACTGGCACTAGCAGCGTATCATACATAACTGTTTCCTTGGGGCACTATTCTTAGTAGTGCCCCCAGTAACACTATTGATCAGCTTTCTCGCTAGCTTTAAAGGCTGGCGCACCTAGGATGTGACCAGCTTCGTCGCGGTACATCTTATGGCGGTTTTTAGGCGCGTGAGCACCTTTTTTAAGCGGCGCTTTACGAACACCTAGTGGCTTGCCCACTTTAGAAGCTGATTGCAGGTCTTCTGGATGTGCTTTAACGTGACGAGCCAGACGACGTGCTTTGTTTTTTGCTGTGCGTGATACGGCCTCTGCCTTACGTGATGCTTTCGGGTCTTGCTTAGTTGCTTGTACTTTTGACATTTTTCAGATACTCTCTTTTTAGTTTATCGACTTGTTCTTTAGCTTGTTCGTCTAGGTTTTCTGGATGGTAGTACCCTGTCCAGTTATCAACACCTTCGTTCTCAAGGTGTTGAAGTAATAAAGAATCGTGGACAAGGCTATACAGATCATCTAGACGAATCATTGTCCATACAGCTTTTTTGCTCATTACGCTACAGTGATCCACTGTGCAGGCAGGAGCTTAGTGCCTTCCTTGGTTTTGATTTCCAGCTCAGGTTTGAGCAAGCGGATCTCAAACACATCGCCTTCTTTGGAACGCACACGACCATCTTCGTATACCGCTTCGATGGTGGTTTTTGGCTCAAACCCCTTAGCAGAGGTTGAGAATACTGGCTTACCTGCTCGGTTTAACCCGCGCAACACTTTGCCGATCAATAGTACGTCGCCTGCTACTGGTTTTGAAACTACGGTGTTCTTGTTCATAGCGTTTTCCTTCTGTTGTTCGCTTTTCAAATTTATGAAACTATTATAAATGAATTGTACTCTTTTGGCAAAAACTTAATTTAAAATTTTAAGCTATTGCTTGGTTTTGAAAGTTAGGGTAATATCTAAGGCCAGAAGCTGGGTTACGTACTCTTCACCTGGTACTTGGCGGTAAAAATACGCCACGGACTTTTCGTAGTTAATCTCTAAGTCTAGCACGTAGGTATCCCACAGACGGTCTACCTCTGTCAACATCTTAGCTACTGCATCTGTTGGTTGCACGTTATAGAAATAGAACGCAGCTGTATCAAGCTGATCCCAACCTAGACCTTCTTCTGGGATTTTTATCAAACACGATTTAATCATTGTCTTGTTCCTCTCGAACAATTTATAAAACAATTATAAACTTCAAACACCGTTTTAACAAGCATTTTATTTATTAAAACGCTACACCATCACCTTGTTCTGCAACTCCCAAGCATCCATTTCACAGTTACACAGGTTATCCGCCATTTCGTTACCTTCTAGTCCTGAATGCCCCTTTACTTTTACTATTTGAATAGTAATACCTTTTGCTATAAGGTCTTTATTGGTAAAATAAAGATCCTGCCATAGCTTCAGGTTTTTGATTGTGCCGTTCGTTGAGTTACGCCAGAGATTTTTAGCCCACTTATGCATCCAGTCATTGAAGCCTTTGCATACGTAAGCTGAATCAGTGTGAATAGACACAGATTTTCCTAGACGCAGTGCCCATTTAGCTGCTTCTACTGCGGCTGTCAATTCCATTTCGTTGTTGGTAGTAACCTCGGAGAACCCTACCTTCTTGCCTTTATACATATGGCCTTCGTAAACTACCATAGCCCACGCACCAATCCCTGGGTTGCCTCGACAGGCTCCGTCAGTCCATACTGAGATGTTACTCATTGTTGTTACCTCTGGCATCTTTGGCAGTATTGAGCATTGTCAGTGGGTTAAGTACTATGTTGTCGAATTTTACAACATAGCCTATACCCAGGCTATCACAAAGTTGGATAATCTCTTTTATCTGCTCGTCTTTCAGGGTTGCAGTATGGATTAGCCTAGTAATGTGTGGCTCTGCCCAGATTCTATTTTTGAGCGCTTCGATATTCATCTCTTAACCTCATTAAGATCTTGCCTAGATTGTTTTGACCCTCTAAGGTTTCGTAGTCTACTCCCCAGAAACGATCCTTCCACCAATTACCTTCTAGCAACTCTGCATCGCCTGTTTCTAGCAGTTTTGCTTTTAAGATAGGATGTTGGTCAAATTTGGCTTTGACAGCTATGTACATGTAGTTAAGCCTTTCTTTGAAGAAGTTAGGGCATCTTACTGGTGCTGTCTTCCAGTAAGATTTAGCTTGCTTAGGCTCTATTTTCGCTAACATCCGAACTTCTGCGTCAATATTTGACTTGAACGATTGATACAGGTTCTCAGAGCTTGCATACACTATGCCATTATACTCAACAGGTACTAGGTACATGTTAGATAGGAAACTGTATTTTCCTCTAAAGGAAGTTATTTGTTCCATAGTCGTCTCCTTTGATTTTTAATATTATACGATAGTTTTAGCATAATATCAATTAATAAAAAAGAAAAGGAGGCCGTAGCCTCCTTATTTTACTTTTGACGTTTAGCAGTATAGTCTTCCCAAGCTTCAAAGCACTCTAACCAGTGCTTACACTCTTCAGACCTTACACAGTCGTCTAGTGTTAATTCTATAATGTTACACCTAACATCCATTGTCCTGACCATTCGTACTAGCTCATATAAACCTGAGTTCTTGAACTTTTCTGATGTCTGCCTAATGTCTCCACAAAGTACAGTTTTGCTGTATACACCTTGTCTACCTAGGAATATTTTCAATTGTTCAAACGAGGCGTTTTGGCACTCGTCTAGGATAATCATTGAATGGTCAAATGTTAGACCTTGAATATGTTCAAATGGGAGGAATTCTATTACCTTCTTCCTGACTAGGTCTTCGTATTGGGCGAAGCTCATAAACTGAAGGAATAAATCCCTGACTGGTCGAATCCAAGGTTCTAGCTTTTCCTGATCGGTACCAGGAAGAAAGCCAAGCGTCTCAGCAAAAGGTACGTTTGGTCTGGATACAACGATTCTACGAATCTTTCTATTCTCCAATCTCTTCACTGCTTCTTTTACTGCCCCATATGTTTTACCAGTACCTTGACTACCAATACATACTACTGGCATCTGGTTCTCTAGCATTACTCTATAGGTTGCGTGGTTTTCTGTGGTTTTTGGTGCTGACATATGTTAAGCCTCCAAGACTTAATGCTGCTTCTCAAGATAGATTATCCGCTGATTAGAGCTGCCCCTGAATGCTAGTGAAGGGTCTCTTAGCGACTCCTCATACCTACCATCCACAAGCACGTCAACATAATCTAATATCTCTCTGAAGTTACTGTCTAATACCTCTTCAAAGGTGTATCCGGTGTATAGCCAAATATCCTTTGTAGGGCACTCTGATTTTATACGCTTACACAAGCGTAAAACCGATGCAAAATTCCTTTTATGGAGTGGGTCTCCTCCACTAAGGGTTATACCTTTCCTAGGTACTTTAGTATCCAGGAGGTCGGAGATTATCTTATCTTCTAGCTCTTTGGTAAATGGAAACCCTGAAGAAGGGTTCCAGGAGCTTTGGTTGTAACACCCCTTACATCCATGAGAGCAACCTGATACGAATAATACGCACCTAGTGCCCTTGCCATTTACTACATCAATTGGCAGATATTTGAGATAATTCATTTGCCGTTCTTTTTTAAGAATGCTCTAGAGACTCTAGCGTTGTGTTTCCTTCTTGCCCGTTCATCCTTGGATAGGAGGTGGTACCGAAGTACCTCCTCTCTAGTTATGTAGAACACCCTACTCACAGGCGATACACCCTACTTCTTTGGAAGCCTGTAGTCCTGCCATAGTACGTAGGTAGTAGATCTGCTTGATATTCTCGTCCTTGAACGCTGCTTGGAATACTTTGGCTATAACTGCTTCGTCTTCTTCTGCTCTAAAGAAGAGGTTTAGAGACTGCCCCTGACAAATTCTTGGTTGTCTAGCAGCGGCCTTTCTGAGAATGGCCATCTGGTCTATCTCATAAGCAGTTTTGAATACTAGCTTCTCTTCATCACTCATCCAATCTAGGTGCTGTACTGAACCTAACTTGTCGTTGATAGAGTTGATTAGCTTACGGTCTACTGGTACTTCCTTACGTTCACAGAACCTGATAAAGGAGCTATTTAGGCGTACCAGCTCTCCTGCTGCACTTGGTTGAATGTAACAGTTGCCTGGCAGTGGCTCAATACCTTGAGATACTCCGCCACATAGCAAGGAACTGCTAGTATTAGGTGCTATAGCTAGTCTATGGGTGTTCCTTACGCCATAACCCTTACACCACTCAGGCTCACCTAGCTCCTTGGCCATCCACTCTGACGCCCTCAAAGACTCCTTATTCAGGTGCTCGAAGATTTCTAGGTTCTTCATATGTGCTTCGAAAGACTCGAAAGCAATCATATTATCTTGTAGATAAGTATGGTATCCTAGAAGCCCTAGACCCAGTGCCCTGGAGGCCTCAGTAAACCTTACTGCTTTACTTAGACCAGGGATCTCTTTAGCCCTAATTATGAAATCCTGAGCTACACAGTCTAGGAATACGGTGGCTGTGAATACAGCGTCTGTATCTTTCCACTCGTCGTACTTAGCCCCATTCATAGAGCTTAGTACACAGGTAAATGTGTGCATGTGATCGGAGAATAGGTTAATTTCAGTACATAGGTTAGAGCCTTTTACAGTAAGACCCCTGTCTTTGTACATTGGCGGGTTAGCCCTATTTACTTTATCAGGGAAGAAGAAGTAGCCCTTACCTGTAATTAGCTTAGTGTGCAGGGCTTTAGAGAAACGTCTACCTAGCTCAGGGTCTCCGCTGTCTAACGCAACTACATCTTTATCATATACGTTCCAACCTAAGTTTAGGTCGTCTGGTGTGTTTTTAAGGTAGGTAACCACTTCGTCAAAATCCCCGTGAGATAGAGGTAAATAACCTGCCCAGGCTCCCCTACGGGTGTTGCCTTGCGCCACGTCCCGCATACATTGAACGTAGTCTGCGATAACTGGCATAACCCCGGCTGCCTGCCCACCAATGCGGATTGGCGCTCCTCTAGGGCGAATATCTCCTAGGTACGCGGAAGTACCAAACCCATTCTTAGTCAGCATAGCTGTCTCGTGCAGGGTAGAATAGAATCCGTCAATGGAGTCGTCAATGTACCCACCTGAGCAACTTACAGGGAGTCCTTTATCTGTCCCCATATTTGCCATTACGGGTGTAGATGCCGCTAACCAACCTTTCCAGAAAAGTTCAAAGAACTTTGGTTCCCAGTAAGAAGGGTCTGGCATGTGGGAGGCTGCTGTCTTAGCAATTACCTGGTATCTGTTGAGAACAGTTTGACCTTTATCCATATACTTTTGCGTTAGAAGCTGGTAGCCCTCAGTGGTCATCCACTCGGGCACTGTTCCCTCTTTCTGCCCCTTTAGCCTATCGAACTCTAGTTGCTCAAATATATTTTTATGCATATGTCTCTACCACCCATTTTAAATCATTCTCTGACCAGCTTCTGTGGTACTCTGATCCAGTACCAGTAAAGAAGTCATGGAACTTCAGACCGTTAATATTCTCGTAGAACCATTCAGCTATAGGATTTTTACCCACCTCAAACAACGCGGGCACTTTCAGGTTAGCTAGACATAGATTCAACCTAGACTTAACGAAAGTTTTAAGGTCTTCAGCATTGATGTTCTCAATATCCCCTTGACTGAATAACATGTCGATAATATAAGACTCATGTTCTAAGATTTGCCTAGCGCAAACATGTAGCTTCACTACCAGCTTGTTGTAATCATTGCCAGACATTAGACCCAGAGCTTCTTTTTCTCGTAGTAACGTCAGAAACGCCCATGCCCCGCCTTCACAGTGCAGGTTTTCATCTCTCACACTAAAATTGATTCCACGAACCACATTAAGCAGCTTGTTTTTGCCCAGAGTTTGGAAGTGCTTGAGGTATGCAAAGGCGCTGTAAAGGATTCCGCCCTCAACCATAGAGAATGCCCCTAGAGATACTAGGTCGTCCTTATCATTAACTATGGACTCTACGAACTCCATCCGTGCCTTTAATACTGGGTCATTGACGTAACTGGTGTAGAACTCGTCAGTGTTCAGCATTAGGGCTTCGTTGATCTTATTGTAGAATGGTGCGTGGATGTTTATTTCAGCAAACGAAAATGAGTTGCCCATCTGACGGAAGTCATGCCTAGGGAACATTCTCTTGAAACGACCGCCCCAATACTCGTTACCTGCAACTAGCTCATATAATGTGAATAGTTTTAAGGTTGTGATTACCCCATGAGCCTCAGCTGGTGTCATATTAACTCTAATGTCTTGAATATCCTTCTCGACATGAATTTCGTGGTGGTACCACTGAACTGAGTTTTGGGCATCAGCAAAAGCAATAGCTTCCGGATAGTCGAAAGTGTAGGCTTCTTTCTTGGTTTGGCAGCGAGGTACAGGAGAGGCTACGGCCTCTCCATTAGTAGTTATATATTTACTTGACATGGTTAGATAGGTACTCCATGATAGCAGCAGACTCTATCATTACTGTGCCATCCTCTTTTACTAGAGCGGGTATTTGTTTGATATTGTATTTTTTGGCAGCTTCGAAGTTGAGGTCAATGTCAAGAATATCGACATGCATACCCTTTTCTAGGATTAGCTGCTTTACCGGCTGGCAGTACTTACACCAACTAGCCATAAATAGAATCATTGTTTCTCCCATAGTCTACTTACCTCTCATTAGGACTAAGTTAGGCACCCAACAGAAGTTATCCTCTGTGAATACCTTAATAAATAATTCTGGGTTTGGCCCGAAGTAGGTAAAACACTGACCCCTACTGCCCTTACCCTTAGGTGTTAAATCTGGTTGTAAAAAGGATATACGCCCATTAGTATATGCTTGGACTCCGCCTTGGAGAGCTATGTTCCATTGGGTATCTGTCCCAGAGTTAGTCAGCATAATGCCCTCAGTCATGACACCACGCTTATACTCTTCTGCGAAATATTTTGTGAACTTCTTAATAAGCGCTGCTGAGTAAGGTGGGTTACACCACACCTTACCAAGCCACGGGTAGTTTAACCCATTCTGTTCTTTTGTATAGTAGGTTTTAGCCCTTACTATAGTGTTCGCAGTAGGGTTAGATGCAGGGTCTAGGTCTATTTCCCCTAGTACCCTGCGAACCTTGTCCATAATGAACTCTGGTGTGTACCACTCATCATTACTGTTCATAGGTGCTTGACCCTCTTCTGCATTTCTGCCTGTTTTCCCGCGTTGAATGGTCTGGCATCCGGGTTTCCTAAGTAACCACAAACCCTGCGAGTGACAGAGCAGCTTTCTTTGTCGTTATTACCACACTTAGGGCACTTGAAACCTTCCGAGGTGCATAGGAACTCTCCTTTATACCCGCACTTAAAGCACTCGTCTATTGGGGTGTTAGTACCATAATACGGTACTTGATAGTACGCGTAATTCCACACATCTTCCAATGCTTCTATGTTATTAATCATAGAAGGGAATTCCCCGTAACATATGTGGCCGCCCGCTGAGTAGGGTACGAACTGCGCTTCAAAATCGATCTTCTCGTAAGGTGTTACTTTCTTGGCTACGTCTAGGTGGAATGAGTTGGTCAGGTATCCTTTATCTGTGACACCTTCAAACTCCCCATACTCACGAACAATGGCTTTGCAGAAGCGATGACATAGTGACTCACTAGGAGTACCATATACAGAGTAGTTAATACCCTCTGCCTCTTTCCACTCACGTACCTTAGCATCTAGGAATTTCAGAATATCTAAGCAAAACTCCTGCTTTTCTTCCGCATCATAGGTGTGAATTAGAGAACCCAGCATTGCATTTGCTGCTTCCTCTAGACCGATATACCCTAGGGAGATAGAAGCTCCTCGCGCAATAAGGTGAGGCAGCACCAAGTCGTCTGGCTTCAAGCGTAATCCTAGGGCTCCTTCCATGTACATAATTGGAGCTGATTTAGCTGTGACTGTTGAGAGCCTTTCAATACGATATTGAAGCGCTCTGTGAGCAACTTCACAGTATTTATCCAGCAATTCCCAAAATTTATCGTAATCACCTTGAGCTTCCAGTACGTATTTTGGTATATTAAGAGAAACTACGCCTAGGTTGTTGCGTCCCGCGTAATACTCGTTCCCTTCCGCATCGTATGCAGGGGATAGGAAGGACCTGCAACCCATAGGGGCTTTCACGCCACCAGTAATCTCTAATGTTTTGTGGTAGTTCAAAATATCCGTGTTACCCATACTTTCATATGGCACTGACTATATCATTATCCTATGTAGGATCTCTGCACTTCGAGTGGTAGTTACTTCCACCCTACTCCCTGTCGGGATAGTCGATACACCTTCTATTAGCTTCAAAGTAAGAATTAATCTTTGTTAAACTCTACTTGCCAAACCCCTTTATAGAGGGCATTACGTTTATAGGCACCGTGTACCCCAGTAGAGGAGAATCTGCGGTCGAGTTTTTCTTTAGAAATACTAAAGAAACTTGGAAAATACACTACTTCTCCTGTTTCTTTGTTTGTTAGTTTTAGCGGTTTAACGTTAGGTTTGTTTCGCAGGTTTTCTTTCATGCTCACAAAACGTATGTTCCCAGGCTGGTATGGTATCTTACTATCCTTTCTATCTATAGAAAGGTCATCCAACCCATACTTATCTAGCCCTAGTAAAAACTCATTAAAACAGGTGTTATAGTATTCTACAGTATCTGCAAAGTTCCACATACCTGAGTACCTAGGATAGTCCTTGCAGTTAGGGTTACAGCAGCGCTCTTTTGCGTATCGGTAGGAGTTTCTGAACTTATGCCATACCTCAACGCCGAACTCTTCTGTAACGTTTAATCTTATCTTTGTTATCTCTTGCATATAACCTCCAATATCTATTTACTAAATATTGAAGCTAATAGCTTGGCACGGGATTGCCACCTACTAATAATACAAAATATATCTATCGACATTTCTTATATTACCTAGCTGAGGTTCCCCCGTTAGCCGCCAATTGGCGACACCTCGGAACTACCGAGTTCACAGAATTTTTCGACTAGGATTACTCCTAGAAGCCCCAATAATTCTTAGGGTACATTCTCTTACTAGCACACTCTAAGGCAAGAACCTTTATATCGTAGTTAGGGTCTTCTTTGTCTAAGTTAAGACCCTTTTTCAGGGTGAATACCAGTTTGGGAAATACTGGGGTTATCTTATCCTCACCTAATCCCTGTATTCTGGTGCGTAGTATGCCTTCTTGAATTAGTTTGGCTTCCCAAGTTTCCCCTAGACCGAAGCCAAAAGTGAGGAAGGGTGTTTGGCCATTAGTACAGTAAATGGTATTTACCTGATACTCTAAGGTTTGGCAAGCATCCATAACTGCCTTTTTGGTAGCTATCTTTGCTTCGCTCTCTATAACTGATAGAGCTAGAGGGTCTACGACCACATCTGTACCGGTAAATCTGCGGTACATATTCATAGCCCTTTTATATTCCTTCTTAAAGGTTCTAGCTACATAAGGCGCTAGAACTTCATCTAGCCTATCGAAACTTGTTCCACCAAACTGTTGGCTAGCCACAGCTGCTGCTACTTGAGACACTACTGTTGCTGCAGTCTGGATGGACTTTGGTGGCTCAATTCTGGCGTTACCCATTTTGAAGCCTCTTTCCAACATCCCTTTCAAATCTACTAGACAACAGTTGGTCAATCCCATCATTGGGCTGTAATCTAGGTCGTGAAAATGAATGTTTCCAGCTATATGCTCTCGTGCCGTTTCACGCGGTAGCAGATAGTTCAGAGCGTAGTGCCGAGATATTTCCCCTGCCAAGAGGTCTCGTTGCACATGGAATAGCGCCGACTCCTTGTTGGCATTCTCGTGCAGTAAATCAGGGTTTGTCTGGTTTACCAGACCAATTATGTTTTGGTGTAGAGAAGAGCGCAAATCCCGCGCCTGCTGACGATCATGGCTATACTCAATAAACTTACGTGCCACCTGCTTCCAGCAAGAGGACATTAGCGTATCTTCGATAAGTTCCTCGATCTCAAAAATGGTAACTGAAGACTTATTGGAACTAAGTAGTTTGTTAACTACTAGCGTAGTTACGTCTTCTGCTACTTGATTAGCTTCGTTATACTCAAAGTCAGCATCACTTGCAGCCATGAAGACCGCTTCAAAAATTTTGTCAGGTATTAGTGCCTGCCTTGTATTGTCTTTCTTGATGACCAGCATCTAAATGTCCTCCTAAGGAATACTATTCACAATTAGATGGATATTATAACAATTAGCCCGGATCACGTCAAGAAAATTTTTTAGGGATCCTCCGACCTATGGCCTATTTAGAAAAATAATATCTTGCTGTCAAGTCGGGTGTCATGGTACTAGATACTCATTTATATACGCGCACGCGCGAGAGCTTTTTGGGTTAAAAAACTATTTGCTAAAGAGGTGGAAATTATAATAGAATGTTTAGGTAATTTTGGGAGACTGTCTATGACACACGAAGAAAAACTGCTATTTATAAAAGAAATGGTTCAACACGTAGAACCCTATGTAACTAACCTGTACGTCTTAGGTAACGACGCTAGGATTAGGGTTTGTCCAGAGCAGCCGGAAAGCCTAGCTAAAGTGCTAGAGGAAGGTGCTCAACTAGAAATGTATTTTACCTACAACGGAATCAGCCATCTGGTAATAGCACAAGTACCCTACGCTGTGCTCAGCAACAGAAACTACTCTAAGGAAGCAGCTGTTAGTGCAGGTAATTCCCTTCTAAAACAAATAGCTTGCAAGCTATTCAATCTCCCTCCATCAATCATGATGTAAAAACCTTGATTGACATTGATAATAAAATGTAATATACTTATTACTTAACTCAAAAGGCTCTGAAGAGCCTCTACTACTATTGCTCTTGTATACGCCAGGGGCAATAATAGTAGCATGCAGGAAAGCTCACCGAGGGTGGTGACTCCCCAACACACAAGTTATTTCGCAACGAGTATTTTGAGGCAGGTATAGTCCGTGAGGGCTAATTTACCTGATGGAAGGTGCGTAGCCCAGAGAGGTCTTGTTAACTTGGTAGTGTATGGACAAGAGAAGATACACTTGTGTAAGTAGCCGGGCTACTTACACGCCTAAGCCAAATAGCTAGGAGCTACGCGAGCCGTAGACCTAACCCACCAAAGTACGACACCAATGACGTCGGGCTATTAGTAAAGGTCTTGGAGAGTGAGTAAGCGAGCGAAGACGCATCCGGGGGGTACAGGCTAATTCCCCTCTGCCCAGTTGGTAAGCTGGCAAGGCGCTGATATGTGGTGGTAACTGGTCCGAGAATGACCCGCAAATGCCATAGCGGAGGTATGAAGCCCATATCGCGAGCTGACGGAAGCCCCTAAAAAGGCTTTATGCAGGTCGAGCGTGAGACACAAACAGGAGGCCGGGCCCATGCAATGATGTCGTGACGAAGTGTGGGGGATATGGTTTGTTGTCGGATCGATGTAAGAGTGTAGTAGTAAATGCCGTAGGAAGCAAGTGTTATTTGAACGGTACTCACAGCCGGGGTGGAACTCCCGCATATCTAGGGATATGCATCAGATAATCTACGTACCTGCCCACCTAACGCGGGGGTAGCAGTATGGGAAGCGAAGCAGAGGAAGACCATTCAGGACGTAACGAGCCTGAAACAACAAGCACCAGCGGATAAGATCCCTGGGTAGTAGCTGCGGTGAAGCTTGGGGTGACTAACCAACCGGGATAAAGGACTTTCCGGAATAATCTTTTCATACGTAGAGAGAACAGCTATGAAGCGCGTCGAATTCCTATGAAGTCTTGACGGAGGAGGGCGCGATAAGTAGTGTAGACTCGGTACTAGGATGTTGGCCTACAACGAAACACTGGAAAAATTCTTTTAACTTAACTTGGAGTCTATAATGCTAACGTTTATCGAAGGCATATTTAAGCCATACTTCTCTGGCTCGGAGTATATCGCTCCTGCTAGTATGGAGAAAGTTAGGCTTGCTAAGGTGTTTGACTCTCAAGGCAACTCAGTTGACCCGATTATGCCAAAGTTCTTTAACGTGGTAGAATCAGTTAACCCTAATGCTTTGGATCAAGCATTCAAATTAATCTCAGACTACCAAACCAACCCAGAGGTGGCGCTTGTGCGTGCAGCTCCGGTTGGCGCTATCCGTAGCATACGTAGGAACGCTGAGACATTTAACTGCTCTGTTAGGTCTAGAATTATTCACATGGACATAGATGGTATTTTTGAGGATAGGGCACCTGTATCTCTAAAGGAGCAGGCTTTGATCTGCCTGGAATTCCTTAATGAGTTAGAGCCGGAAATCTTTCCTCTTGAAGCTGGATACATAGCAAAGGCTAGTGGTAGCTCAGGTATCAAGAAAGGAATCCGTCTTCACATGTACATGCAGAATGAGACGGCAGTCTCCAACGCTCAACTCAAGTATCTAGCATACCGAGTGAATAAAAAATCTATGGAAAAACATGGATTTGAAATTCTCGATACATCTGTATATGATAAAGTTCATTTGATGTACACTGCTAACCCTGTTTTTGAAGATCCTCTTTTAGATCCATATAAGGACAAAGAGCGCTCTATCTATGTCGCAGGAAAATCTACTTTAATTCCAGATATAATGCCAGAATACAGAGGTATGGCTTCGTACACCCTGAAAAAAGAGCATTTCGACTTTATTACCGATATTGAAGGCTTCCATAGCTTCCCTAGCGAAGATTTTGAGAGGCGTATCGACGTTCTACGAAATGCAAAAGACAACGTATTTATGCGGCATAGTATTTCTGTATACTGTGCTGCCTTAGAACAGGGTGTAGATATTAACTGGCTTGATGCAGAAGTAGAGAAGATTCTAGACGGATACGCTAATAGGAAGCGTTCATCAAAAATCTACATTAGCAACGCAAAGCAAGCAGCTTTAAAAATAATCCTAGCAAGGAGTCTGAGAAAGGTCGATTCAGATATAAGAATCTCTTCAGACCCTACTCATGGTAGTAGCCTACCTATAACTGAGCAGGAGACTAATAGCGCTGAAGCTGATAGATTCTTGAAAATTAATAGTCTACCCCCAGAAGGAGCAGTCACATTCATAAAAGCTAGCCTAGGGACTGGCAAAACAACTACTGTTCAATCATGGTTGAAAAGTGGCAAGTTCGAAGGAAGGTTCCTAGCTGTAACTAACACTGTCTCCTTAGTTGAAGGTAACGCCAAGAAGCTAGAGTCTGGCTGCTACAACAAGCTCAAAGACTTTACTGAATTTAGGGATGGTCAGACACATCGTATGTCAACCACTATTCACTCCTTGCATAGATTTTATGATACCATCACGCAGCGAGGTATTGATATGCTATTCATTGATGAATGTGACGCAGTTATGAATGACATTTTATTTAGCGACTTAATCAAAGAAAGGGATAAGTGTATCAAGACACTTAAACTTATCTTACAAGAAGCTAAGTATGTTGTACTATCTGACGGAGATATATCATCGGAAACAATAGAAGCTTATGCTAGGTTGTGTGACCCAGTAAAACCTGTGGTGATCTACAAACATGAACGTAGGATGCTAGAAGGGGCTAGGGCAATAGAGTTGATTGACGAAAACTCTGTGTGGGCTGCTTTACAAGGTTCGCTTGATATTGGCGAAAAGTGTCTGCTAGTTTCAGACTGCTCCCCAGATGAACTCAACGAAAAAGGTATTGCTCTGCGTGCCTCCACAGGTAGGAATATCAAAGAAGTGCATAAGAACTCTTCGCAAGATGCGGATATTAAGGAGATTCTTATGTATGGCAACGCTGCTCTTATTGGTCAGAATATCCAAGGATTATTATGTAGTCCTAGCGTGACTAGTGGCGTTGACTTTAATTACTTTGACTCCGTTTTCATTCTTACGCGGGATTCAGGCATCCACGCCCCAAACTTGCGCTTCCAAGCGCTAAGGCGCGACCGTGGCGCGAAGAATATCTACTACTTCACCAGCCCAATGACTGAAGGTTTCAGGGCTGGTGCGGATAAGTATGATGAAACACTTGGTTGGGCTTCACGTTGCAGAAGGATTTTTGCCAGAAGAAGGGAGAACGAGTGCCAGAAATACCGTTCTACCTTCAGGATGCTCTTAGTTGACCAGGGCTGTAAAATCTCAATCGACCCTAGTCCTTGGGGTAAGATAGAAAGTGCAGCCTCTGTGTACAAAGAAGAGAGGATAAATGCAATCCTATCCGCAACACCATCCTTCTCACTTCAACGTCACAACGATGCTTGGGAAATAAAAACCTTCATCACTAAATACTTTGACGATGTTGATGACATTGGGGACATTACTGCAAACCATGTAGAGATGTGGCTGGAACTGAAACCACACGACAGAGCTAAGTTCTTCCACCGAGTGTTTAAGGATTATTGGAAGATTCTTAAACAGTGTACGCACTCATTTGAGCCTTTTGTAAAAGAGCTTAAAGAGAACCCTAACAAGTGGTATCAGTGTACGGGAATGGATGTACGTACTGAGAAGTGGCGTATAGCAAAAAACTTAAAGGCTATGGGTATTGATGTAAAGCACCCAGGTAAATTCGACACTATTATTTCTTGGTATCGTACCTATTGCCAAATTGAGGGAATACAAATCCCGAAAGAGTTCATGACCGAATCCGAGCTTTTCTTAGCAGGAGATAAAGATGCGTTGTTCTAACCCAATAGATAAAGATGTTATAGGGCATGTAGAGTTCTTATTAAGAACTAGAAAATACTCGCCTCACGAGTTGAGGCGTATTATTGACTCTATAAACGGCCTATATGGTACTATGTATGACTACGGAGCCAAGAAGTTTAAGATGAAAGTCTGGAACTACTTTCCCACATACTCCTACCTTTGGGAAAACTGTATAGAGGTGGCTGATGAAAAAAGATTTATTATGTAGGGTTGTGCCACCTATCGTTGCTAGACACCCTGAGATACTTGACTTACCAAAGCGGACTCAAATAGCCTCAAACGTGGTACTCGCCAACAAATTAATAAAACAAAGAATTGCAGAACTGGTAGAGAGTAAGATATTATGTTCAAACTGACTTTACTTCAAATAGTTTTAGCAATTTTATGCGCGTTACTTACTGGTTACTCACTAACAGGGAAGCCTACGCTAGACTGGTCATTTATTAGAGGAAATACCGAATGCGAATTCCACGAAAGAAACTAAAGAAGCTTTTAGAGCTAGGGTATGTATATGTTGCCCAGGACGGTGACGGCGAGGTTGTCGCTTACAAGAATGAACCCACATTCGACGTAGTAGGTAACGGTGACAGTGCTAGTGACCTGTATTTCTGGTGCCCTAATCCTGCAGGCTCAGAGCAGTACGAAGTACTACCAAAACAATCCGAGTACCTAGAGATCAAAGACTATTTAACTGAAAAGCAGGTCAAAGCCTCACTTCAGAAAATTTCTGATTTGCTCAAAGATAAAAATTAATTTATAATAGTTCCATAAATTGATGAACACATAAGGAATCTTGCAATGGCTCCAAGAGTTAAAGCTGACATTAGCGACGAGCAATTCAAAAAAGCTATTGAATGGTTGGATAATGGTGGCACTAAGAAAGGAGCTTGCGAGATTCTTGGTGTCTCTAACAACAAAACAATGGAACAAAGAATAGCCGAGTGGAAATCGTCACAAGAGACTTCTGCTAGACTACGCAAGGAAAAAAGAAAGCAAGCGTGCTCTCCTGAAGAGCGAGCCAACCTTATCGAAGCGTACTTTGATGGGGACTCGTTCACGGATATTTCGGAACGTTTTTACCGTTCTGTTGCCTACGTTAAACACATCCTGTACCTGTCAGGTGCACTATTGCGTGAAAATTCAGCTGAAGCTTCACCTCTGAATGTGCCACTACTACCGGACGAATGTGTTCTGCTAGAAGCAGATTTCCGTGTTAGAGAAAGAATATCTTTTGAGGCTGAGTCTCTGGCAGTTTTTGAGACTGAGAAGAAAAAGATCTTAGCTGAGCGTGGGTTGAAGCAATCTGATATTGTTGAAGTTCGTTCTCATGCAGGTAAGTGGAACCCTCACTGTGCTATTGACATTAAGGGCGAAACCGTATGGCTCCCAGGCTATCAATGCCTAGCAGAAGTGGTTAAAGAAGTACCGTCAAAACATGGAAAAGCTTTCCGGCTGTATTTGCTAGACCAAGGAAACCACATGTACGTAAATTGCGTATATTGGGATATTGGTTCTTTACGTCACCTTGAGCTTCTGGGTGCGAAGATCAGTAGTCGGGGTAACTATACTCCAGCTACTCAATGTGTAGAAGCTATGAATGAAGCCTTGAAGAAGGCTAGAACCCAAAAAGATAACAAGTAAGGAATAAAACCTAATGTCAAAGAATATCTGGACAGATGAACTACGAAAAGAAGCTGTAGACATGTACCTAGAGCGTATTGCAGAATACGACGAAGATAAGCAGTCGGCTTTCTCAACAGAAGTTGTTGCAGGAATCGCTGAAGAGCTTCAAATGGCTAAAAACAGCGTTCGTGTAATCCTTCAGAAAGCTACTCGCCCAGACGGTACCCCTGTGTACATCAAGGCTAAGGCAGCTCCTAAAGCCAAAGCTGCTGGTGCTACTTCTGGAGCAGCTGGCAAGAAAGTATCTAAAGCAGATGCACATGCGGAACTTGTGTCAGCACTAAAAGACCACGGTGCAGAAGTATCTGACGAGCTGATGGAAGTTATTGAAAAAATGACTGGTAAAGCAGCTCAGCTAATCGCGGAAGCTATCCGTTCTCCAAGTGCCGAATAATCGGCACTATCTAAAACCTAGACAAAGGCAGTAATTCTATGAATATCACAGAAATTTTGGCTCAGGCAGACCAACACGGCGACTTTTACATGTACTACCCTAAGAAGGACTCTAAAGGAACTACTTACCTAGTAGGTACTTTGGATTTCGCAAACAAGTACATCCAGTCCAAAGTCGCGTCCGACCGCGTGACTCGCGGCACAGATCCGGACGCGCTACAGGCTGACCTCCAGAAACGCAACTCGATTCTGGTGTTTAGCTGGACTAATGACCGCTTCCGTATCCTGCCAGCCACTTCTGTAAAGAAAATGACTGCACTACGGGCGGAAATCCAAAGTGCGGGAAAACGATAGCTTTGAAGGTCACGAAGAGCTAATAGAAGAAATAGTTTACGAGAACTTTGAAAAAGGTGAGCAGATCAGGCTCACCGTTACTGAGTTCCGTGATAACTACTATTTAGGTCTAAGAAAGTGGGTAATAGATGCTGAGGACGATTGGTGTCCCACCTATCAGGGCTTCTCTTTCCCCTACAACCTTGCTACAACTAGCAAACTCTTTTCAGCTCTTACCAAGATCCTGAGTAAGGCTGAAGTTCTACACGAGGTGCTAGATAATTTGAATTACCAAAAGCCGGGTCAGTAGACTCCGGCTTTTTTATTTTATAGGAGTATACTATGGAAGAAGTAGTAAAGATGGTACGATTCAAGGCAATTGCTGGAAGCGTTTCCGACCTGCCTGAAGAAAGTCAAAAACAGTTTGAGTTAGCTGTGCCTCAACCAATTCACATCAACTACAACACGTTCATGGATAGTTGTGGAGAGATTACTCTAGCAAAAGTTCTAGAGAATGGCAGTGTATATGTGGAAGGTGTGGTAGAGGATCCATTGGTTGGTATTTATGTTGGCTTTTCAATGCGGCTAGTAGATGGTGGGGTAGTTGAACCTCTCTCGTATGGGGCTTTCCTGCGTCATAAAGACGCCTGTGCAACAGTCATGGAAGCCATCTAACATGTTGAGAAAACCGAAAGACAGCCTAGTATGGAAAGCCTCAGAAGCATGTGACTACATTGCTGAAGGCTATCAAGTGGACTTAGTTATCCCAAGCGAAACTGTAATAGCAGCAGTAAGAGCACAAATAGCTATATTTCTCTGTACTAGATATGGCTACTCTGCTAGCAATTCTCAGGCGTTGGTTGAAGAGAAGGTTCAATTTATTCGTAATTGCAAAACGCCTAGAAATAATGTTAAAATAGTCTAATATAAATAGGAGGCTATATGCTAGATAAATTTATTTCACAATGCCAAGCTGCTTACTACCAAGGTGCTCCTATCATTTCAAATGAAGAGTACGATGCCCTAGTACGGATAGACCCAGCCTCGGAGCATTTTATTGGGGAAGCGGGAGAAGTACCTCACGTATACCGGATGTACTCTCTTGAGAAGAAGTATCCAGGTCGCGGAGACGAGTTGCCTAATTTGGGCATCTACCAAGAAACACCTAAGCTTGACGGGTGCGCTGTCTCACATCTATACATTGATGGCAAATATGTTCGCAGTCTAACTCGTGGCGATGGTATAAAGGGGCGTGATGTTACAGCAAACCTATCTATGTTAGTGCCTGAGAAGCTGGACACGAATATGCACATCGTGCAGGTTACTGGTGAAGTCTGTACTACTGAAGAAGTGCAAAACCGACGTAATTTTGCTTCTGGAGCCGTAAACCTGAAGGATGTTACAGAGTTCAAAAGCCGAGTTGTAGAAGGTGGACTGATTTTTGTAGCGTATGGCTTTCAAGGGAATCGTGAAACAGATACCTACATAAACGATATGAGCTGGCTATCCTCACAAAAGTTCAACACCGTTCTAGATGAGTCTATCACATCTTTAGTCGAGTGTGGAGCCATTCCTACAGATGGCAAAGTCTATCGTATGATTTACAACAATAAATTCTATGCTGCTGGGTTTACCTCCAAGTATCCAAAAGGTGCCTTTGCTGTAAAAGAGGACGAAGAAGGTATTTGGACAGTGCTAGAAGATGTTGTATGGCAAGTAGGTGGCTCGGGTAAGGTGACTCCAGTTGGTATCGTTAAAGAAGTAGTTATCGACGACGCAAAGATCACACGTGTAACACTAAACAACGTTGATTACATGGAAGCCATTGGGCTTACCCATATTGGCCAAGAAGTGAGTATCATTAGAGCTGGTGGTATTATCCCTAAAGTAATAGGAGTACGTTAAGATGGAAGATAAAAAAGAAGCCCCATTCTCTGAGGAAGAAGCCTTAATTATGCATCTACTTGCCGAGGCCTGGAATGCTTTCTGCAAGATAGAGAGTACCCACCCTTGCCACACGAAAGATTTTGCTGATGGTATACACAAATGTCAAGATATATTGATACACAAAATGGTTCAGAGGGAATACCCAGGAACCTTTCCAACTTACAAAAAGAACGAAAAGTAGCTTGTTTAGTTGGTAGCAGGGATATAGACCTTACTGATGTGCGCAGAATAGCCACGATAGGCAAGCTACTAGACCGACTAGGGTATACTGGTAGGTCTGGAAATGCTGTTGGTAGTGATATTGAGTGGGATAAGCATCTACAGATGTTACACATCCTGCCGCATAATGGGCACAGGTCTTCAGAAGGCCTACCTAAAAGGTATCACGACAACGTAAACTACGTGGCACTAGAAGTATGCCCCTTACATATAAGGGAGCAGGCTCTGAGGATTATCCGGCCTATTATCCGTAATTTTGATGATAGGCCTGAGTCCCACCGTAACCTACATCTCAGAAACGTGTTCCAGCCGCTAGGCTTGGACTTAAAAGACCACGCTAGGTTAACCGTATACACAGCCCCTGAAACACGCTATGGTACTGTAGCTGGAGGTACCAGGTCTGCTGTCATGATTAGTAGAAACTATGGTATTCCTACCTATAATTTAAGAATCGACTCGCAATTTTACCAGTTAAAAGAGATTCTTGAGAATGAATTAAAAACCCAAATTGACAACGATAACAAGTCGTATTATAATACTGATTCAACGTTAGGGAACTTTTGTTCAACCTGAGCAGCTAAGAGTAAAAAAGTGAAAAACTTAATTGCTATGCAGCTTAGTTATTGTTATAATAGTTCCATAAAGTTGAGGAGACAGATAAATGAAGTTAATTCAAATCCCTACGGAGTGCCCATCTTGCCAATCAAAATTGGATAAAGTTAACGGACAACTCTTCTGTAGGAACACCTCCTGTCCTGCACAATCTTCTAAACTTGTAGAAAACTTCTGCAAGAAAAACAAAATTAAGGGCTTTGGCGAGAAAACTGTCGCAAAACTAGGGTTATCCTCTATACCAGAACTTTTAAATCTAACCGAGCATACGCTCATAGATACTCTAGGCGAAAAAGTTGGTTCAAAGCTCTTTCTCGAAGTACAATCCATTAAAAACCTAACTTTTGCTCAAGTCTTAGGCTCGTTAGGTATTAATTTGATTGGAACAGTAGCGGCTGAAAAGGTTGCTGTTATTTGTGGTGATTTTACTGAAATCACTCCCCAAAATCTGGCTACCGCCGGATTGGGTGAGAAAGCCACACAGTCCCTAACCAGTTGGGTAAACTCGTTAGATGGACAAGGCACTACTGAAGCTTTTTCAAGCTTCATGGTGTTTGAGGCAAATACTACTGGCTCTCGCAGTGAAGAGTTCGCAGTGAATTACGAGCCGGTAGATATTTGCATTACAGGGTCTTTACTAGACTTTAAGAGTCGTTCTGAGGCCGCTGCATATCTAAAACAATTCGGTATCACTGTCAAAGATAGTGTTACCAAAACCGTCAAATACCTTGTCTGTGAAGATGAAAAGAAAACATCTAGCTCATCATACAAAAAAGCTCAAGCAGCAGGGATACCTATCTTATCAATAAAAAATCTTTTGGAGAGATTAAACAATGTCTAACAAATTTACGTGGAAAGAAGAAGCAGTTGCAACCCTAAAAGCTCGTGTAGAAGGCGTAACTCTAGTATCGCAAGATCTATTGCAAGAAATTGCTAACGAAATCGGTCACACTGCTCGTGGTGTAGGTTCAAAACTACGTCAGCTAGTAAAAGCTGGTGAGCTGGTTCTAGAAGTTCAAAAAGCAACTGATGCTCAAAAGTCTGCATGGACTCCCGAAGAAGATGAAGCTCTGGTTGATTTCCTAGATGCTAACGCAGGTTCTTTCACTTATGCTGAGATCGCAGCAACTTTCCTAGGTGGGAAATTCTCTGCTAAGCAAGTACAAGGTAAGGTTCTTTCTCTAGAGAAGACTGACGCTGTTAAACGTGCTGAAAAGCCTGTTGCACAACGTTCTTACTCTGAGCAAGAAGAAGCTATGTACGTAGCTATGGCTAACGAAGGCGCTTCTCTAGAAACAATCGCTGAAGCTATGGGTCGTTCCATTGCATCTACTCGCGGTAAAGGTCTAAGCCTGCATCGTGAAGGTCGTATCGCAGAAATCCCACACCAAGCTGAAAGCCGTGCTACAGTACGTGCTGACTGGCTGCAACCAGTTGAAGACAAGCTGGCAGAAATGACTGTCGCTGAAATCGCTGAAGTGGTTGGTAAATCTGAGCGTGGCGTTAAGAACGCACTGACTCGTCGTGCTATGTCTTGTAAAGACTACAATGGCGCTGTAAAACGCGAAAAACTGGATAATAAGGCTGCAAAAGCTGAGTAATTCTTTTAGGTAAGGAGGGAGGCGTAATGCCTCCCTTTTTGTTATCGGAGCAATAATGATAAACGTCCAGGCAGTTGTAATAAAACTACTCCTGTCTTGTACTGATAGAGAATTAGCACTAGCTTGCTTCGACAAGATTAGGTTACAGTACTTCTCTAGTTCGTATGCCACTATCTTTAAGGCAATTGCTAAATATTACGAAGAGCACAATAAAGTACCAAACTATAACGAGTTGAGTGTTAAGTTTAGTAGAAATACTGCTTTGCAAATGTCGCTGGCAGCTCTCAAGCATTTAGACGACCTAGATATTGATTTCGAGGTGGCTATTGAAGCCCTTAGAAATGAATACGCACAACACCAAGCGCTAACCTTGTTGAGCAACAATATTCTCAATGAGGTTACTCTTTTAAGTGCAGAGGACTTAGTTGACCGATTAACAGCTTTAGCTATGAAACTAGAAGAAGAGGTTGAGGACATTGGTAAAATGGTCACAGCCTCTCAAATACCTGTGTTCCAGAGAAAGGAACAGCAATCAATGGAGTTGATTTATACAGGTATATCCAATAAGTGGGACAGTGAGTTTGGCGGAGTTGCTAGACAGGAACTGATTTTGCTAGGAGGCAAACCAGGTTCTGGTAAGTCTGTTACCTGCTCTAACCTACAGGTTGCACAATACAAGATGGGAAACATAGCACCTTATTTCACCATTGAAATGAGCGCTAGAGAAGTACTACTACGTAACCTAGCTATTATGTCAGGGCTTAGTGCCTTGAAGATGAAAACGCTTGAATTGGATGGAGAAGATTTAAAGAAGTTAGCACTTACTAGGGCTAAAATGTTTCATGGTGGGGCTGAAACCTATCAGAATTTTGTACGAAATAAAACTACCATTACCCCAGAAGACTTTGTAGACCTTGATGAAGACTTAATGAAGAATCATGAGGAGATACTCCCGATGATTATCATTGACGATTCAAACCTGCGCCTGTCCACCATTGACGTGACGCTCAACAAGTTACGTGCCACCTACGGAAAGCGTATGACTATTGCTATCGTAGACTACCTTAATGAAACTAGACTAGACTCCGCACATAATGAGAACCCATATGATTGGGTGTATCAGTTGGAGTTGGCTAGGGGATTTAAGCGTTTAGCTAGGAGGCATGATTGTGCTGTGTTCTCTCCTTACCAGCTAAATGAGGATGGGTCGGCAAGGTTCTCTAAAGCTCTAATGATTCCAGTTGACATAGCTGTGAAGCTAGATGCCGATGCGAGTTGTATAGAGATCTCTACTGTTAAAGTTAGGTCACTGCCTAACTGCGTTTTCAGGGTTGGGATTAATTGGGATTCTCTGTGTATAGACCCTTCCGAGCAGCCAATGTCAGAGGAGTCTGAAGAGGAAGACACACCAAAACGACGCAGAAAGACCAAGAAACAAGGTGAATCAGTACAAGAGGAGGATTCATATGAGTTACTATGAGTCCAGTGTAAAAGCTTTACTTGATAATAGAGGGGTTGAGTACGTTGACAAAGGAAAAGACCTACTGGTTAGGTGTATAAACCCAGAACACGACGACTCTAACCCATCCATGCGCATAGACAGTCAAACAGGGAAGTTTAACTGCTTTAGCTGCGGTCATCATGGAAACATATTTCTTAGCTTCGGTGAGTTCAGGAGTCCAGTATATGACTTACTGTACGAGGTGAAGGAAAAGGTTCAGGATATTCAAAGGGAGACTAGAGGGCTGGATATACCGGAGGGTGCAATACCTTTTGACGAGGACTTCAGAGGTATACGAAAAGAAACTTTCAATAAGTTCTCAGCGTTTATCTACTCACACACTGATTATGAGAATAGGGTTATATTCCCGATCACTGATGTGACTGGTAAGATAGTATGCTTTAACGGAAGGCATTTATACTCTAACGCCTCACCCAAATATAAAGTATACCCAGAAAAAGCCACTCTCCCTATTTTCCCGTTTATACCAAACTGCGAGACGTTAATATTAGTAGAGGGTCTATTTGATATGGCCAACCTTCAAGACAAAGGGATTACTAACGTAGCGTGTATATTTGGAACACAAAACCTAACCTATAACAATGCACAGCAAAAACTGTTACCGTTTCTAATATCTGGGGTAGGGAGGATCATACTGCTACTAGATAATGATAAGGCAGGTAAATACAGCTCAAGAAAGTTAGTAGACCTGCTGAGGGCGACTTGTAAAGTTAGGGTAGACGATTTGGCCTACTTACTACCAGAGGGTAAAGACCCAGGTGATCTAACTCAGGAAGAAGTCACCAAGCTTAGCAAAAAACTTGAAAATCATCTTGCTAAATTCAGGCAATTTTGATATAATTTAAGGGTGACTGGGAATTATAACTTAGTCACCCTTTTTATATTAGCGGTTCCACACCCCCATTATAATTGTAAGGATAATTATGACAAAACCAAAAATAGCAGTAGTAGATAAGTGCCCTTCTAGAACTGACTTCGGAAAACTGCTAGGACTAGATGTTGAAGTCCTAACTATGTCGTCACAGAAAGTAGCAAAACTGCGCAAAGCAGATATTGACCTTGTGCTAGACCCATCTAAATATGATTGGGTAATCTTAGTGGGCGCGGACGCCCTGAAACACTACACTCGTCACTCAAAAGTAACAGACTATGCAGGCAAACAAGTAAGCTCCAAAGATGAGAGCTACCATAACTTCCTAGTTTTGAATAGCCCAGGTATGTTATTCGTTAAGCCTGAGTTGAAGCCAGCATTTGATGCTTCCGTAGAAGAAATGAAGCAGATTATCAATGGAACAAAGGCTGCTAAGCTTGAAACTGACTACTCGCCAATTCAAGATACTAAACAGATTCTTGAGTATCTTCAAATGGTGTATGCACTTCCCGTGTCAGCAGTACCTGCTATTGCCCTTGACTCGGAAACTACTGGCTTGTCAGCTAGGAAGTGTCAGGTTCTTGGTATCTCTATGTCTCACAGGGTTTGCCAAGGCGTATATATGGATGCAGACTATTTCGACACTGAGTGTATTAATGTCCTGCAAAAGATTATTGATACACCTAATAGACATATAGTCCTGCACAACCTGAAGTTCGACGACCACATGTACTCGTTCCATTTCGGTATTAGCTTTGAAAAAGCACACAAAGAAAATAGATTGCACGACACGATGGTAATGCACTACGTTCTTGATGAAAGACAAGGTACACACGGTCTGAAGTCCCTAGCCATGAAACACACCGACATGGGCGACTATGACTTCGAGCTAGACGAGTACAAGACCAACTACTGTAAAACCCACGGAATTAAACAAGAAGACTTTACTTACGACCTGATCCCATTTGATATTATGTGGCCATACGCCGCTGGGGATACTGACGCCACTCTGCGTCTATTCGAACTATTTTGGGGCATTTTGCAGAAACCAGCGTCTGCTAAGCTTCTATGGCTGTATGAAAATGTGATGATGCCTGCCACTAGATTCTTAGGCAGGATGGAGGCTCGTGGAATACCTCTTTCCGTTAAAAGGCTACGCAAAGCTCAAGAGACTCTAGAAACAGAACTACGTAAGCTAGAGTCAAGGCTCTACGAATACAAAGAAGTTAAAGAGTGTGAGGCACTATTAGGTAAACAATTCAACCCTAACTCCACTCAGCAGCTTAGAACACTGCTTTTTGATGTTATCGGACTACCTCCTACAGGTAAGTTAACTGAAACTAATGCAGATTCTACAGACGCCGAAGTTCTAGAAAAGCTTGGTGAAATGCATGAGATCCCTAAGCTTATTCTGAATATCAGAAAGACTAGTAAGTTGATTAACTCTTTCATCATTAAGCTGATTGAGAACATCGACGCAGATGGTAGAATTAGAACAAACTTCGGGTGTACTACCACTACTTCTGGACGACTAAGCTCTTCCGGTACATTTAACGCGCAACAATTACCTCGTGATAACCCAATTATCAAGGGATGTATTGTGGCTCCACCAGGCTACAAAGTAGTGGCAAAAGACTTAACAACAGCTGAGGTATACTACGCAGCGGCACTGTCAGGTGATAGAAACCTTATGCAGGTTTTTATTAACATGACTAATCACCCTGACCAATACGCGGACTTCCACTCAACTATCGCACACATGGTATTTAACCTGCCATGTACACCTAACGAGGTTAAAAAGAAGTTCCCGGCTATGCGTCAGGCTGCAAAGGCGATTACGTTCGGAATCCTGTACGGGTCAGGGCCAGCTAAGGTTGCTGAGTCTGTTAACATCGCGCTACTAGAACAAAGTATCGCGACTGGTCAACCCTTTGAACCTTGTTCAATCGAAGATGCAAAAGACCACATCAACACATACTTCCGTAAGTTCCCACAATTACGTAAGTGGATTGATGCTTCGCATGACCAGATTCGTCAGTACGGATTCATCTATAGCTTCTATGGTCGTAAACGTAGACTGCGTAACTACAAGTCTACTGATAGGGCAGTCGTAGGTGCAGAGATTCGCTCAGGATTTAACGCTATAATCCAATCTGCGTCTTCTGACTCTTTGCTAATTGGTACTATGGAAGCGGATAAAGAGATTATGGAAAGAGGACTAGATATGGAAATCATCATGTTAGTTCACGACTCTATAGTAGCCATTGTTAGAGAAGATTTAGTAGACGAGTACCACGAAATTGTAGACAGGAACGTTCAAGCTTTACGCTTCAACTGGGATAAAGCTAATGGCGCTCTCGGCATTCCTGGCTGCCCTATTGGTATTGAGTCGGATTCGGAAGCTGGTGGCTCTAGGGACTACTCCTGTGGTAAGATGGATAAAGCCTACCCATTCATCACAGTGTTTGACTCACCTGAGAGTCAGGAGTACAGTTTGGGCATGATGCAAAAGTTCATTAATGGTTACGTACCAGAGAAGAACGACAAAGGTAAGTGGGTTAACGCTCGTGAAGGGGCTAACTACGATCACAAAGAACTAGTCCTAGAATCTCTACAAGAGCTAGGGTTAATGTAAGCACAAAACCGATGCTTGTTTGGGAATAAGCACAAAACCGACGCTATTTTCCAAACAAGCACAAAACCGACACTAAATTATGAGCACAAAACCGACAGGACTTTTCGGTAGCAAATTTCCACTATACAGGGTTAGGGCTTATGACTCAGTGGACACAATGGGTAAATACAAAATAATAAGTACCCACCACAACACTTATATACTAGACGAGCCCGATCTAGGTGGTACGTATACCGAAAGACGAATAAAACTACTTGCCAAGAAAGAGGAGTTACCTCTTAAGATATACCCATTAAAAGAAAGGTATACCTCCCTACAACAGCTAGCCAATACTAAGTACCGTATATTTATAGATGACGCAGGGGACTTAGTTAAGTACACCCCGAATACCTGGGTTACTGTAGAATACTGCAAAGTGCTAAGAGCTGATAGGACTTGGAGGGGTAATTGGCTAATAACCAGTAAGCTACCGGTAAAGTTTGTGGTTGAAGAGGTTCCAGCGTACATAGGATATTTTAATGTGGGTGGGGCTTACTTCCTCTACTCACTAGAAGAGGAGATGAAATCTCCTAGCAGGAAAAAAGTGTGAAAGTAGTTTTATCCAATAAAGCCTACCTAAACCCAGACGAGGAAATAAAGAAGAGGCTAGAAACTAACCTAACCTACATGGTTGAAGAGTCCCACTCCCGTAAGAAAATACCTAGAATGGTGCTGCATTATGGACTAGTATCAAGTAAGACTTACTGGATGCCAACGCAAAGGCTAGACCTGCTGCAAGGTTATGAGCTGGAGATAGTCGATAAACGGTCGAAGCCTGAAACCTACTTTGGCACAACCTATAATATACAGCTGAGACCAGACCAACAAGAGATATACGACCAAGTTACGGGTTCTTGTATAATCAATGGTAAGCCAGGTTTTGGTAAGACAGTTTTAGCTATTGCTATCGCTGTAAAGCTGGGCTTGAAAACGCTAGTTGTATGTACGACTACGGTTATCCGAGATATGTGGGTTCAAGAAATTGATAGATTCCTAGGAATTAAGGCCGGTGTTATAGGGTCTGGACGTTTCGAGCTAGATGCACCTATTGTAGTTGGGAACATACAAACCCTTTCAAAACACGGACTAGCCCTAGCAGATAAGTTCGGGACAGTCATAGTGGATGAAATGCACCATTGCCCTGCTTCCACTTTTTCTAAACTTCTTATGGAGAGTAAGGCTCTACATAAAATAGGCTTATCAGGTACACTTGTACGCAGGGATGGAATGCATACACTATTCAAAGACTTTTTTGGTTTTGAAGTGTATTCCCCAGCAGTGGCCAACACTATACCCCCTAAGATTCATCTTTATGACTTAGAGGTGGAGATGAGTGGCAATCAGCTCATACCTTGGGCGGATAAGGTAACAGCAGTTATAGAGAACCCTCTATACAAGCAGACTATGCTAGCACTAGCAAACAGCTACGTGGCATTAGGGCATAAGGTTCTATTCATTAGTGACAGGACTGCAACGTTAAAATACATCCATGAAAACGTCCAAGGAAGGTCAGTATTATACACTGGAGAACTAGACCTAGAAGATAGAGAGAAAGCTGCTAGAGACATGTCTGACGGTAAACTCGATATTTTTTGTGCTATGCAAAGTATATTCTCAGAAGGAGTTTCCCAAAACGAACTATCTTGTCTTATCTTGTCTAGCTTCATAGGGGATAATGAGTCCTTGATAGAGCAATTAGCCGGTAGGGTAATGCGTAAGCATGAGGGTAAACTGGAGCCAGTAATCGTGGATATACGTGTAAAAGGACACCTAGGCTATAAGCACAGGAGAGACAGGATGAAGACGTATATTAAGAACAACTGGGAGGCTGAAGTAATGAGTCTACCTAAGCTAGTTGCCTCCAATGAAAATAAATTTGCTAAACTCCTAAGTTTTAAAGTATAATAGTTTTATGAATTGGGGGAGCCAACGAAGACACTCTTCCAAGCATAGAACAAAAACTTAAAATTTTTTCTTGCTAAAGAGATAATTTTATAATATAATTATCTCATGAATTTGGAAGCAGACCTTGTTATTTTTTGATTACCAAAAAATTTGGCTCTTGTCCAGTGGCAACTCCAAACTAATACTCAAATACCTAAAACTACTCGCATCGAAAGATGAAAAATATGCCAGCCTACATGGAGAAAACTTCCTAGTTAATGAGGATATTGTACTCTCCAACCCTTTTAACCTTAACGATAGAACCTTAGCTGAGTATGTTGGCCTCTGCTCACTCAGAAACTACTCTAATTACAAAATCAATGGTAATCCTAATTTAGATATTGAATATATCCCAAATTATGTTCCGGCTGATGTTGTAAGAAGAAACCCACTAGTATTAATCCACAAAACAACACTATACTTTAAGTACGAATAAGGAAAAACACATGTCAAATACAGCACTAAACTGGGGCGAAACTAAAGGCGAAGCAGTATCTAGTAAAGTTACCTATATGAAGGCTAACGAAGGTGTAAACCGTGTACGTATCGTAGGTAACATCCTACGTCGTTACGTTTACTGGGTTCCTGGTACAAAAGGCACCTCAGCCCCGTTTGAGAACCTAGAGTTCAACCGTGATACTGAGCGTTTTGAAAACACTGGCCTAAACCCAGTTAAAGAGCTTGGTTTGTATGAGCGTCACTACAAGACTGGCGAAATCGTGATGCAAGAAGACAAGAAAACTGGTGAGAAGGCTCCTAAGCCACTAGGCTCTAAGAAAGCCTACTTGGTGCCAGTTATCAACCGCGCAACTAATGCGGTAGAGTACATGGAGCTGAAACAAGGTATTTTCAAAGGTGTTAACGAAGCTATGGCTAAGCTTAACGATCCTAAGCAAATCAAGCGTTTTGCTGATGAAAATTACCGTGTACCAAACCCAATGTACATCGACATTATCTTCTCCAAGACTGGTAAAGGTCTTGACACAGAATATACTGTTGACGTAATCGAAATGCTTGAGCTGGTTCAAGACGAAGACGCTTTCAACGAAATGAAACGTCTACACGAAGCAGACGAAGCGCTGCTAGCAGACCTAGACCCAATCGAAGTCGTGTTCCCTCGTCCAACATACGCAGAGCAGAAAGAAGCTCTGAAGAAGTGGATGACTGGCGAAGCTGATAAAGAAGCTGGCGAAGCTTCAGGTGCAGCTCCTAGCGATTCTGAACAAGAAGCTATGGACGAGCTTGAGTAATAAAAATTGTAAACACAAGGGAGGCGCAAGTCTCCCTTTTCTTTAGAGGTCAACAATGAATATTGAACAGTTAAAAGAAAATAAAATCAGCGTTGGGGCACTAGTTAGTGCAGTAAGCGGAATCCTAGAGCATGACATTAAAGCAATGACTTGGGAGGAAGTTGAGCAGTTTCGTGCGGAAGTAGACAAGGTTCGTGGAATGGTTAGCAGACATTTAAACGCTGTAGAGACTGTCGTGCTAGATGAAGCTGACCAGTGGAAAGACCAATGGGACTTGGCACTGAAGGTTTACGAAGAAGTAATGGCTGACGAAAGCCTCAAGAAAGACTCTATAGACCTAATGATCCCTCACCTAGAGTCTAAGGGGTTAGTGAAAGGCCTAGCTGAAATTATGGCTGGTAAAATCGTATTCGGTGATGAATAAGATACTATTCACTGCGGATTGGCATATAAAGTTGGGGCAGAAGAATGTCCCAGCTGTGTGGCAGTCTAATAGATTCACTCTTCTTGTTATGGAGCTTAACAAGATATTCGAAGATAACCAGTGCTCTGAGCATATAATCGGGGGTGATATATTCGATAGGTTTGACCCGACACCGGAGGAAATTAGGCTCTACTTTGATTTGCTGGCACTAATCAACCACCCTACAAAAATCTATACAGGGAACCACGAGATGGTTTCTAAGTCTAAGCACGTTCTAGAGACCTTGGCTGCCGAAACTCGTAGATGCAACCCACTAGTAGAAGTAATTACTGAGCCTTATAGAAGTGTAGATTACGATATAGTTGACTATAAGGAGTTGCACCAGAATAGGTGGTCTGATAGAGTCTCAAGACTCTGTTTCACGCATGTTCGTGGAGAGATCCCTCCTCACGTTAAACCTGAAATTGACTTGTCAGTTTTTGATGAATATAGTCTGGTAATTGCTGGTGACCTACACTCCCACCAAAACTCGCAGGTAACTCCTGCTGGAACCCCTATTATCTACCCTGGTAGCCCTTTGACAACTTCTTTCCACAGAGAAAGAACTTTGAAAACTAACGGAGCCTTAATAGTAGATACTAAGACCTTAGAGTATAGTTGGGAAGATCTCTCAAGCTTACCACAACTAATTAGAAAAACCGTTAAGGTTGGGGAAGAGTTAGTTGAAGACCCTTACGACAGGGTTATCTATGAGGTAGAAGGTGACATAGTTGACTTAAAAACTGTAGCCAACAACCCTCTCCTAGATAAGAAGGTGAACAAGAACGTAGGGAAGCCTGCCATATTAGACCTAACTAACACTTCTGGCGTTACCGAAGAGTTAAGCCTCTATCTAAAAAACGTTCTCAACTTACCACAAGGCACTGTCACGTCTCTAGTTGATAGATTCAAAAGGGAGATACCAAATGCAAGTTAAGTTAAACAGGCTCCTAGGCAGCAACGCCCTCGTGTATGGCGATTTTGATTTCGACCTTAGCTCACATACGGTATACCAATTAATTGGTAAGAATGGTTCAGGTAAGTCATCTATACCTGTAATCTTGGAAGAGATACTGTACAACGACAATTCTAGGGGGCTGACTAAGGCTGAAATACCTAACAGAGAAACAGGTAAAACTGGCTGGTGGGGTGAGGTTCATTTCTCTATAGACTCAGACGAGTTTGTAGCTAGAAAAGAAGTAAAGTCCTCGGCTAAACTTACACTAACTAAGAATGGGCAGGATATTAGTGGACATACTGCTACACAGACCTACTCTATACTAAAAGAAACCTTAGGCGGATTGGACTTTAAAGCTTTCTCTAAGCTAGTTTATCAGTCTACTGATTCCTCTATGGATTTCCTCCAAGCTACTGATGCTAATAGGAAAAAATTCCTAATAGAATTGCTTGGGTTAGACGGATACTCTCAGATTGAAGATTCTCTAAAATCTAGCAAGAAAACCATATCTGCTGCACTAGACTCTGCAAAATCCAGGCTATCAGTAATAGATAAGTACCTTACCTCAACACAGGCTAGGGAGTATCAAGTAGTCTTGATCGTCCCAACCATACCAGAGGGCTTAGAGGACTCTATAGCTTCTCTTAATTCAGAGTTGCTACAAGCTGCCGCTACTAACAAAGCAATCAAAGAAGCAGAAGATAGGAATAAAGCTAAGGATGCCCAACTAGCTAGATTACAAAAAGCTCAAGAAAACCTATCAGCACTGCTATCTAAAGAACCTGAACCTGCTGAAGACGTTAGAGATGCTCTTAAAACTGCACAAAAAGAGCTTACCCAAGTAGAGACGAAGATGGCGGGGTACAGAGCTGACTATAATCAGTTCAAGGAAGCTGCTGGCAATACTCACTGCAAGGCATGTGGTAGCGAATTAGATGTTAGTGATAAAGCACACGCTATGCAGATAGCCAAGCAGAACTTTGAGTCTTTAAAACCTGACCGCGACCGTTTACGGTCGGAACTGGAGTCTCTTACTGAAAAAACTAAAAAGTATGAGGCATTAGTAGCTTGGGAGAATAAGTTAGCGCTTGCGAAGTCAGAAGTCGATTCACTATCCGGCCTAGACACTACTAAGGAAGAGGTTGGCGAAGAAGTTGATATTACTCAACTCCGCAACAGGCTAGAAATAAACAAGGCAGAGCTTAACAAGGTTAGGAAGCAGATTGAGGATGTAAATAAGTTTAACACAGACGTCCTAATCAACAACGCCAAGGTAGATGAGCAGCTGGCTTCTCTTCAGAAAATGAAAGAGGATAAAGTAACCATAAGCAAAGAAATAGCCGAGTTAACAGAAGAATTAGCAGAGCTAGATACTCTTTGTTCAGCGTTTGGTGCCAAAGGAATTATAGCCTACAAGATTGAAAGTAGTGTTAAAGTATTTGAAGAAATGATTAACCACTACTTATCTGAGTTTACTGATGGTCAGTTCGCACTTGGTTTTGAGCTTGACAGCTCCAAATTAGCAGTCATTATTTATGACGACTCTGTGCCAGTCCGTATGAAAGCCCTGTCTAGTGGTGAAAAGAATAAAGTAAACGTCGCGACACTTTTAGCCATTAGAAACATGATGGCTGCCATCAGTAAGACTAACATCAATCTTCTGTTCCTAGACGAGGTAATTAGTGTCTTAGACCAGGAATCTAGGGATACACTGGTTAACATCCTCCTTAAAGAAGAGCATTTAAATTCATTTCTAGTTAGTCACGGGTATACACACCCGCTAACTAAAGCGGTTCGTTTAGTAAAACGTAACAAAGTAAGTAAAGTAATCCATGACTGATAGTAGAGATAAAGGAAAACGTGGCGAGTACCTGGTAAGGGACATACTGATTGAGAAGACTGGATTAAACTGGGAAAGAGTTCCAGGTTCTGGTGCTTTTGGTGCATCTCATGGCCTGAAGGGAGATATTTATCTCCCTATCAGTTCTGGGAAAATGTCCAAGTTCACAATCGAAGTCAAGTGGTACCAAGATGAACAGCTGACTAGTAACATTATGAAGGCAACCTCTAGTACTCTAGACAAGTGGCTAGACCAGACTTACCGAGAAGCTAGAGAAATGAATGCTCGCCCCATGCTTGTATTCAAGAAAGACCGTGGCAACTGGTTAGTAGCTATTGATTCGGAAGACGCGGAAGCGATAAACCCTAACATCGCCACCCACATAACGTACTTAAAAAATTCACGCGCAGTAAGGATTTACGACTTTAAAGAGTTCCTTGATGCGATTACAACAGAGGATCTTCTTAAATGAGTAACATTGACCTAAGTTCTTGGGATGCTGGCATCGAAGATGCCATGATTCCCAATACAAACCTAATGCTAGTGGACGCGCTAAACCTAGCATTCAGGTATAAACATAAAAATGCAAAAGACTTCGCGGCTGATTATATAAAGACAATAAACTCACTGGCGAAGTCTTATCATGCTGCTAAGGTTATTGTACTTACGGACTTCAAAGGTTCTTCGTATAGGAAGGAGCTACATCCTCTATACAAATCTGACCGTAAAAAGCAGTTTGAAAACCAGACAGAGGAAGAAAAGCAGGCGTCCGACGAGTTCTTTGCTGAGTTCAACAAAGCGCTAGATATGGCATCTCAAGCGTTTACTTTGGTCAAACTGGAGAAGGTTGAGGCGGATGACGTAGCGACCTTCTTTGTAGAGGCTTTTGAAGACGGAGAACACTTTGACCACATCTGGTTAATCTCAACCGATAAAGACTGGGACGAACTACTTGGTGAGAATGTTAGCAGGTTCTCTTATACCACTAGAAGGGAATACACTCTAGATAACTTCTACGAGCATCACGCGTGTGACACACCGGAGCAATACACTTCCATTAAGGCAATTATGGGAGACCAAGGAGACTCAGTGTACGGTGTTGATGGTATTGGGGAAAAGCGTGCGTACAATTTGGTTAGACAGTATGGTAGTGTTTTTGATATTGCTGACCTACTACCAATAGAAGGCAAACAGCTTTATATTCAGAAGCTAAATGAATCGTATGATAAGCTTTTGCTAAACGCTCAACTAGTTGACCTTCGTGGTTGGCATAGAGAAGCTATTGCTCACCCAGACCCAGAAAATATTACCTACCTAGAGAGCATTGTTTCAGAATTAAAGGAGAAGTTCCATGCAACCTATTAGACTAGTAGTGGCTAATGAAAATTGTAAACCACACGTAGGCTCAGCAGAAGCTGCTGGGATGGATTTACGTATGAATGTGAAAACTGCTACAGGGTTTACACCTTTCCTACCTAACCAAGTGTTAAAATTTGGTACAGGCGTAAAAATAGAAATTCCTAAGGGTTGGGTGGGTCTTGTGATGCCTCGTTCAGGCCTAGGTACTAAATACGAGGTCACTCTTTTAAACACTGTCGGAGTTATTGATAGTGACTATCGTGGAGAGATTCAGGTAGCTATTAGGAACAGGGGCGACAAGGAAGTAATGCTAGAAGACTACGAAAGGGTATGTCAGATGGTTCTAGTACCACATTATCTAGTATTCAATAATCTTGAGTACGTAGACTCCCTTAGCGAGACTGAACGTGGAGAGAATGGCCACGGAAGCTCCGGTAAGTTATAGGCAAAGAAAAAAGGACGCATTATGCGTCCTTTTTTATTACTTTTAGATAATATTAATTATCTGGTTGTTAAGCTCGGCTAGTGTGATTGAGGCATCTGCTTGCCAAGAGCCACCTAAAGCATAGGGTGCGTTAGCAGAAGTGGCTTTATTCATGTAGAACCCAAAATTCGTAGGTAGGGCAAATGCAGTCCTTGCTGAGTCCGCATTTACGGAGCCGTTCCCAGTACGTAAAACGGAAGGAACCTTGCGTTTTCTTTTTGTGAACCTAACTTGGTAATAATGCGCTCTGTTAGCAGTTGTGGAATTGTTAACGTAAGTAGATTCGCCAACTTCGTAATGTTCTAAGCACCTATCAAACCCGTCTTGAACTGGATGCCAAGGACGCTTGAACTGCCCTGCGTAAATATCAAATTTACCAGTAGTAGCAAATGGCAGGGCAACCGCAAAGTGACCAGAGGCAGGGGAGGTAAACTCCCCTATAACTACATCATCTCTAGTAACAGTATGCTTCGTGTTAGGGCGGTACTTACCCGCCTCTATCACGTAGCCCATCCTAGTACTAGAAACTTTCATCCACTGGTCATATCCATATGCTCCAGTTGTTAATGTACTCCAGTTCCCGTTAAATGCGCGCTGATTAATAGGGTTATCTGTTAAGTCAGCATTCGCACACAGGTTAGGTAGTGACATGGCTGACATAAGTTCGTCAATACCAACACGAGAGATGCGGCGTTTATAACCCACAAGTTTTGTAAACCTCGCAAGCATAGCACTTCCTGTGGATACTAGCCCTACATAAACAGACCTCTCACCTAGATAACTTAAAGTTATTTCTCCTGTGCCTGACCCTGCTGTTTGCGTCCTTTCTCCTACCAACCATGCCCGTTGTTTTAGTGATGCTACGTCAATTTCTGATGTAACTCTAATAGCATTATTCATATTGGCGTCTGTAGAGATTACACCTGACGCCAGCAAGAACTCGAAATCACTCAAGTCGAATGCAAGATTATAGGTGCCAACGGCATACACACCTTCGGGCAAGAGTACAACTTCATCTAGAACTTCTTGTTCTAGGTTGCTTCCGAAGAAGTCTTTAATTGTTGCTTTCATTATCTAATACCTCTCACTTCTTTTATAGCTACGGCCGTCCATCCTGAGCCTTGAAAAGCAACGGCTTTGATTTGAGTCTCGGAAGGGAAATCTACATAAATACTGACACTATCGACCGAACTTACATAAGAAGTCCACAAGCCAAAACGTTTAGTAGGGGTGATAGAAGCTACGGGTATCGTTGTGTTAAAAACATGTTCTAGGCCTGAAAAAGATGAAGCAGCCGTTACTAGAAGGTATCTATACCTTGAGTAGTCTGCCACAGAGGCTGTATTGTTATTGAAAAGACTCCCGCTAAAAATGACATCTTCTGCTTCTAGCTCTTCCACACGAGACTCAAGAGCATTGTAGCTTCCGTCTGTACCAACACCATCTACCCACTGCCACTTGCCATTAATCTTCTGGAAGTAAGCAACACAAGGTCTGTCTATGGACAACTCACTAAAGTCCTCTACTCCGTTAGTAATCCTTTCGGTACCGAAATTTATAGTAGCGGTTAGTCCTGCTAGGCCTCTATCCCATTTAGTCAGGTCAACTACGAACCAGTCGGAGTTAGTAAACCCGGACGGTACTGTTACAGTCTTATTTACTCCGTCAGCCATACTCAAAGAATATGCCTGATTTTTTACTACAGTAAATGAGGCTGTTCTGACAATAAATGGAGGAACACCTGATCCACTACCACTACCTCCTAGAGGAAGTACTGTGCCTGCAGCGTCAACTAACTCAGCTTGGTTTGTCTCAGTGTTGAACCTTAGTGCTCTTGTGTTTGCAGGGAACTCACCTGACGCTGGGCGGTTAGCCGTAGTACCTGCTGGTATAAATGCTGCCTTGGTAGACCCAGGCACCGCACCTACATCAGTAGCTGAAGGTTTGAAGCCTTCGTGGTATACTAGCCCGCCATTGTAGTACCTACCACTCCCTTTAGAGAAATCTGCAAGTTGAGTGATTTTAGTACCTGCAGGAGTAGTTACCCCAGCGTTATATACTGACTCACTGACAGCAACAGAAGTAGTACCTGTTTGAATAGTGATACCACTAATGTGGGTTACAGTAACAGGGAACGCCGCACCATCTACATAGAATGCGTAGGATGACGTGTTTTCTGAGTTAGCCCATACAGAGTGTATAGCCCGTTCGGTAGAGGGATAAATCCTAAACACACCGTCCACATAACTACCAGAGTCTGACCAGCCACCAACTTTAACATTACCTTTAAAGGAGCAGTTATTCATCGGGTCTGACCCGCCTGAACTTCTAGTGCTAATCATTATCTCTTGGGTTAGTAGCATTGCTGACAGGCCGCTAAATACTACCGGGTATAGCTTACCAGTAGTAGCCCCAGTAGGTGCACCAATTACAGTAGTTTGGTAAATGTGGCCGTCACCAGAGTGGAAGATGTCTCTAACAGACCCACCTGTTTCGTACTGTAGCTTGTTTCTCCCTACTCTAATGTAGTCATCTGGAGTAGTAGTACCAGTAGAGCTACCCCCAAATATATATTCACCAGAAGCAGGGCTAGAGGCTACTATTGCCTTATGCGTGGTTGAACCAAACCTAGTGCCAACCCCGCCACCAGTACCGAATATAAAGCTTCCGGAGAACGTACCCCCAAGAATCTCTGATGCATTGGGCTTATCTAAAGAAGTATATATCCTGCCCTCAGTAGCGCTCCCAGCCTTCCTGACTGTGATAGTGCCGAGAGAATCTATATACGTAGTTTCTACAGTATTACCAAGTATCGTGGCCTGGCCTGCCCCACCTGGCCTAGCGATATTGCTTCCAGAGTTATTTACCAAGCCTCCGGTAGTTGTCCTCAGTCTAACAGCGTCAGTACGTACCTCACCGGACGCGGATAAAACAAAGTGCCCGTCCTTAGAAAACTCCCAAGTCTTACCACCTGTGCCGTCAGATTTAATCATATGAAGGACTGTGGAAGTAACCCCAGAAGAACCAAGAAGTTGCCCAAGAGCAGATACATAAGTAGTATTGCTAGGAGTATGTGTGCCCCTCTGTTTTATGAAAGGCCTGAATTCACTGGTACCAGTGGATGTGTAGGTAGTGAAAACGTCTGCTTTAGTTGACCCTTGGTTAGAAAATGAGTAACTTTCTTTATAAGGACTAATGTAAATAGGGTCTGCCGTGCCAAATATAACTTCCCCAGTGAACGTGTCGCCAGCTTTAGCTGCAGCACCTAGCTCAGTTAAAGTTGGTTTAAATCCTTGATGGTAGACTTTATGGCCGTTAACCCTAAGGTTGTTGTCCGAAACTAAGAAGCTTACGGACTCCAAAGACTCATTGCTGGTAAATGCTTTACTGAAGACTATTCTGCCAGCGTTATTAGAGCTACTTCCTGCTTGTATGTAGGCTGTGCCGCTAGAGTTAGTGAACATCATCCTAGCGGTGTATGCACTAGAGTGGTCGGCTATTAATAGCGAGCCTGCAATGTCTCCTCCAGTGATAGATACTGCACCCACGTCAGCCGCTGTAGGTTTATTGCCAGTAGAGTATACTCTTGAGCTGCCGTTCTCAAATAAAGCCCCTTGAGCGTAGAAAGCCTTACTCTCGTCTACTATATATAGGGAAATAGTATTATCTACGCCGTGGCGTAACTCTAAGTTGCCGTTGGAGTGCTGGGAGAAGCTCCAATCCCTAACACTAGACTTGGTTGATCGTACTTCGCCAGTAACGTTGACTGAGCCCCCGCGGTAAGAGTTAACCCAGGCCTCTCCAAACCACCAGTCAGTAGTACCTAGGTAACTTACTGCGGCAGCTCCTACACCCTCTTTTCTAGGTAAGAAACCCTTATCCTCCCTACCAGCTACTAGGTCGGTGTTACCGCCTACCCTAATTCTTCCAGCATTTGGCGCTAACCAGAGACCTGAGTCAGATAAGTCTGTGAAGGTAGGTTTCTGCCCAGCTGTATAAATCTTGTGGCCTTGCGCAGTCCAGTATCCTGTAGTCGGGTTGAATGCTAGCTGGTTTGCAAAATCATTACTCCCATCAGACTTAACAGGGGTGATCCAAGCGGCAGAAGCGTTGCCCCCTATTACAATACCTATCTCAGATCCGACTCTAGCCGTGAATCTATGTGCACTAACTAGGCCTGAGATGTTACCTCCTGTTATAGGCAAGGCCCCAACATCTTGAGCTGTTAGGGTAACAGACTGACCAGACTTGCCGTTAACCTCTAGAACACCTGCAATACCTACCGGTATGTGTTCCCAGGTGTTAGCAGGAGTATCATAGAACAGGAAGTCACCATTAGTTACGGTAGTACCTGCTAAAACTCCAGTTGTATAAGTAAATCTACCAGAAGGGTCTGTAATTTTGATTAGCCACATTGTATCCCTAGTTACTCCTGTAACTGAAGGGTATGGGTTAGCTGTGGTAGGGTTGTATGTACCAGCCGATACGAATGTCTGCTGCGCGAAATGCTTAGCCTTTTCAGCCCAGTGGAAAGCAGAGTACCTACCAAGCTCTACTACCTCATCCTCAGGAGCAGTAGCGTACTTCTGTGCTAGGTTTTTAGCAGCAGTTGCTGCTGAGGCATTGGCTGCTGAGTTAGCTTCACTAGTCGCAGCAGCATTTTTACTGTTGTTAGCGGCAGTTGCAGAGTTAGCTGCATTAGTTGCACTAGTTGCAGCAGCATTTTTACTGGTATTGGCCTCTGATGCTGAATTAGCTGCCGCAGATTGAGATGCAGCAGCTGCTGTTGCACTATTAGATGCAGCTATTTGGCTAGCTGATGCTTGGCTAGCGCTAGTAGCAGCTGCGTTTTTACTAGCCAGTGCATCGCTAGCCGAATTGGACGCGTTAGTTGCACTAGTTGCAGCCGCATTTTTACTAGTATTAGCAGCGCTTGCAGAACTAGCTGCGTTAGTTTCAGAGGTCTTGGAGTTTGTTTCTGAAGTTTTAGCTGCATTTTGACTTGCTAGAGCTGCTGAGGCGGAGGAAGCTGCCGCATTCTTGCTATTGTTAGCCGCTGTAGCAGAGTTTGCAGAATTAGTAGCGGAGGCTGCCGCAGCTGCTTGAGATGCAGCAGCTGCTAGTTCAGAGGCACGAGCTGCTACTTGGGAGGCTGCCGCTGCCAATTCAGATGACTTGGCATTGTCTGAGGCAGTTTCCGCCCTAACTACTAGCGCTAATAGGTCTGCGGCTGCCTGGTTTAGCTGGTCTACCGTGTCATTGGCAAGCTCAACAGCATTATCTATAGATTGTAACGCTTCGTTGACTCTACCCTCTATAGCACCTAGTTGAGCCTGTAACTCAACTAGAGATTCAAGGCCTACCACCTGTAGCCCTTCATCAACGGCCACATGTATCTCTGACCCTTGACCGTTGAGTAAACTATCAAGTATAGTAGCAGTAGAGTTCAGCCCCTCCACTTCAATAGACACAGGGCCGGTTTGCTGCCCGTCAAGGACAGGCTCTTTGATTATTAGATCTGCCATTTAGTATAGATTCCCTACAACTACCAATTGGTAGGAGTCTGCAGTTGTAACACTTACTGGTTTAGCTTTAAACTCCAGAGTATTACCCGTTATATAAATTTCTTGAGATGGCGTGCTAGCTAAGAAGGTGCCTACAGGTGTAGAACCCATCACTGGGTTGGATAGAGGCTTTCTGAATAGCTGTACTGACCCGCTGGCTGGAGTAACAAGTACGCCAGATTTAAAATACCTAATCCCTATGTAGTACTTAGCTACTGAGGAATCTACTGGCAAAATAACCTCAGAGCCTATAGGAGTTACGGGTGACTTGCTTATAGACTGGCTTGGGTTTACTTCAAGGTTGCTATCCTCAGATGCCGACCTAGTTAGGTACACTGTGCCATAGAATAGCTTTGTGGCCGTGCCAGTAGCTACATCTACAGCTAGGAGGTCGTAAAATCCAATCTTACAAGCACGAGAGTTGGGAATCCCCGTAGGCTTTAGGTTTGCGACCTGAGCTAACCTAATTGTTTGTTCTCTAGATAAGCCCATGTAAGCTCGCCCACTAGCACCGTCAATAATATTGCAAGTTAGTTCTTGTACAAAGGAGGGGTTGTCGAAACTATCCCTAATTTGTGCCACTAGTCGCAGCCCCGTAATATCTAAAGGAACCTTCTGAGAGACTACTACAGGCTCCTTAGTAATAGGGTGAGTTCCTTGTGTTACTGCCACTGTCTTTTTAAAAGAGAAGGCTTTAGAGAAGGTTGCCCCTTCCTGTATGTTGATATTTAGTAGTCCACTCATTAAATGTTACCTTATAGTAATAGAGCCGTTTTGCAGGTCTATTTTCATTTTGTAGTTAGCTTCTGGGTTCCCTGAGGTTACAGCAGGGTTGTCGTAGATTACGTTAACGCCTATCTTATTCAGGAATGCAGTGTCGGCTGCTATAGCATCAGCCGTGATGGTTCCATCAACAATAGCATCTCCATGAACCACCAGCGCAGCTGTAACCCAAGCTGTTCCATTATACCTTCTTGTAAATGCTATTTTGGCATCCGCAGAGTTAAACAGAGTTATCGCATCGTTAAGCACTGGCCCAGAACCAAATGTAGCTGTAAAGAAAGAGTTAGCTTCTGTGTCAGACCAAGCAGACAGAGAGGCTACCGGCTTCGCGTAAATGCCTGCGCCTCTGACACCGTCTGTGCCCTGCACCTGGGTTGCGACCGACCACGCACTACCACTAGCAACCGCATTTGTTAATGGGTCTATTAATGCTGTAGAAAACCACAATACACCAGTTCCTGTAGCTTGGTCAGGTGTTTTGAACCAAGTGCTTGGTGGGTAAGCTGTACCTGTAGGTGTTGTAGGTTGTGAAGTAGACCTCTTATATACAAATCCAGTAAATACTCCATCATCACCAGAGTACTTAGCTGGTGTTGACCAGCTGCTTCCAGATTTAACAGTGTTAGTCTTAGAGTCTATAAGAGCTGTACTAACCCATATCGGTAATCCTGGCGAAGTCGATGAAGGCGCTGTAGTCCAACCACTTGGTGGGTATGCAGTACCTGTCGGCTTAGTAGGAGCGCTTGCCCCCTGTCTATACACACTAGCTAGGTAATCACCTTTTATCCCTTCACCAATAGAATATTCTCCACTAGGAGTTCCTATTACAACATCACCTGAGATTAATAACTTTGAACCATCCCATCTTATGTACTTAGTAGAATCACCTAGGTCAAATCTAAATGACGTAGGGGTTACGTACCCCATCCAAATACCTTGGTTAGCGTTGCCATACGAAGTTTTTAAACTTGACCTAATGTGTGGTGCATCAGTACCCGTTAAGTTAGTAAGTACAAAATTAGCAGCGTTAATAGTATCGGCTATGACCCTACCATCTACGCTAATAGTGTTGCCTACTGGGTCTATTGATATAGGCGCTTTACCTTGAGCATCCAGCATACCAATGGACACAGCCCCGGTGGCCGCATCTATTCTGAAAGTCTGCTTCTTAACATTTGAGGCATCCTTGTAGTAGGCTAGGATGTGAGAATACGATACTTCTATATTAGTATCTACAGCACTCTCAGTATCCACAGGGGTTGAGGAGGTTAGTGTAAAGGTTGCCTGGTCTGATACGGTAAAGTTGGAGGCTGCTGGCCCCCAGGAGTAAGCAGTAACCCTAAACTTAAATGCCTTATTAAATGCAAAGCTAGAGATGGTTGCACTGGTAGCTGTACCAGAGTTTATAACAGCTGCTCTGCTCCAATCAGTTAGAGACGCATCCATAAACTGCAACACAAACTCTTTTGCATAAGAGCCACTACCTTGAGTAAAGCTCCAACTAACCTTTAAGTCATACCTCTCCACCCCGTCCTTTATTTTGAACACTTTGAACGTAGGGGTACCTGGCTTACTAGGCGGTGAGTAGGAGTACTGCACTGATATGTTAGCACTAGGTGGGGTAGTAAAGGTATCAAATGTACCGTCTGGCATTGCCACGATACCAACCAACTTGAAAACATAGTTGCCAGGGCTCAAAGGTATTAGTAAGTCCTGTCCAGCCGCTGGGGGAGCCCCCGAATATACTACATCATCGTTTGCCAGCACTTTTATTGAGTCGCTATATCCGGCTATCCTTATAGAAACCGCCGTACTGCCCACCCCAATGTCTGCTTGTTGGCTAACAACACTTATACTGGATAGGGAAGGGGTTTGTTTAGTAGTTACGCTTAATGCTGGCGAGAAATTTAAACCAAATTCCGAAGTTAGTAATTCGGAATCATACATTTGGTCGTAGAAAGCACCTAACACCTGATACTGGGTGTTAGGTGTTAGTGAGCCTATACTAACAAAGTTTGTGCCTGCACTATTTTCAGTTAACTTAGAGTAAGCTCCGGTAGTGCCAGCCCTATACTTCCACACTTTACCTACTAAGTCTTTATCGCCAGTGCTAGTGTGGAAAACATGTATTCTTGTGTACCCTGCGATAGCAGAGTATAGCCCCATTACGTCTGGGGCTATATTTTTTATAGTCATAATGTCGTCCATCCAACAGACTCAGCACCGCCATCACCAATAGCTTTAATCCTGAAAGATAACTCTCTATAGAACCCTACAGCATTGGAGTTCGCGGCTTTGTAGTCGCTTTTGTTAAGCGCTAAAGTGTACGTATAGTTCTTGACTGTGCCTAACAGAGTTGCTGACCTAACTACAGTACCAGCAGGGGTAAGAACCTCTAGGATATAACGTATATTCGTTACTCCCCCAGAATCAATGTCATCCCAGGCAAGTTGTATACTACTACCAATAAACTGGTCTACAGCATCAAATGAGTTAACTAATCTGAGGTTAGGCACTAGAGGCAAATTAACACTTGGATTTATCTGCACAGTGATACTTGCAGGGGCACTCACCTGCCCAAGGCCGTTTACGGCCTTAACCTGGAAGGTGTATTCTCCACTAGCCAGACCCATAATTTGGTATGAGTACTGACTTGGGGGAGTTCCTGCAGGCACTGAGACAGTAAACACCTCTGTGGAGCCCGTCATTCTTATCGAGTAATACGTTACGTTATTGCTAAGTGAAGCATTCCATACTAACACACCTTGTAGACCTTCTGGAGACCCAGACGGTGCCACATCATACCTTAGGTTAGTAGGTGGTAGTACGTTTACAGGTAGTGTAGGGTTTTGACCGTCACTACCGTCCGATTGAGGAGAATTTAGAAACGCATCTGGAGAGTACTCCCTAGCCACTACAGCTATACTACCATCCCTGCTCCACTTTAGCTCTTCTATCAAGAACTGCTTCTTGTCCCAATTGTACCTAGGTACTGTAAGTGTTATAAACTTGTTAGGTACTAAGTCAGCAAAGTAGAATGGTAGACTGAAACTAGCCTCTTTTGTCAACCTAGATTTTCTAAGCAGTCTCTCAGCCCTAGTCCTAGCGGTATAGTAGTTAGTGATAAACGGAAACGCAAAGTTGCCTTTGTTCTCTATATTACTATCCTCTTCTAAGTATTGAGAGTTGAAGAAGGTTACTGTATTCGTGTTCCAACCCATAGCAGGGTCGCTCAAGGATGCTTGAATCGCATTATACTTGTTAGTGTTACTTATGTCTGTTAAACTAAAAGTCCCTGTTTTTATATCATCAATGTGTATGTCTGCTATAGGAGCAGACTGAGCTTCTACAGTGTAGACGTAGTTGCCATTAATGACATTGAGAGATGCGTCAGCTTGAGATAGTATTGCTTGCAAGTTTTTGAAAATGTCTTTGCTGGCGTCCAGGAAGGCACTACCCTGCACTATTTTTCTATTTGAATTTAGTGGAGCATCCCATCCTAAGTATCTCCAGTAAGGAACCCAACTAGACTGGTAGGAAGAGTCTATAGCATCCATTAAAACAGCAGCATCATAGAAGGATTTAACAGGAACAAACTCACCAGGTACTCCAGCCCCAAAGATAGGGTTAGTAAGGTAGTCTAATGTTTGCCAAGCAAAGTTTAGACTAGTTTTGTTATCAGACACTACTGCTCCGCTAGCATTGTAGGTCTTAACTTTTCTACCTAGTAACTCCGCCTCTATGCTTGGCAGATTCATCCTTTCAGCACCTAAATTCATTCTAACTACAACATAGGCGGTATCAAGTAGCTTAAAATTGGAGTCCCAGTATTCTGGGCCCTGCCCTGACGTCCTCTGAATTACGAAGCCTGGCCCAGCGGCCCTATTTACTAGTACTGGACATGCTGTTTGATTGCTTTTACCATGGTATACCCAGAAGTCTATGATTCCAGCCCCATCATTGTAAGAGTACTGCTGGCCATGTATTGAAGGGGCTGTTCTGTCAGAAGAAGGTGCACCGTTGATAGGTGTTGCTACAGAGATCGTATCTCCTGCAAAACGTTTATTACCTATACAGACCCTAGATTGGGAGTCCTCTGGGGACACACAGATTATAGGCTTATCATCTATATAAAAATCTAGGAACCCTTCAATCTCTCCCTCACAGAACGCGTAAACTGCCCATACTTCATTACTATCTTCGAAAGACGTATCAACAAATACAGGTATACCTCCAACGCGCTGTGCACCATACACTACAGGTAGGTATTTGGCAGTGAGGTTAATATCTAGGTCTAACTCCTTATTTACTGTTTCCCAGACCTCTACTGTTTCGTAATTCTTTCCACCCAGGAGACCTCCCAAACCTCCAGCCCTTTTAGACTGGAGCTTATATCTCTTTTCCTGAGTTTGATACTGCGCTAGTACATTAACAGACTTATTAGCATGGAAGAAACCTTTGTCTGTCTTGTATTCTAGTTTCTTTGCTGAGTCAGAAGGAACCATTTGCCCGCTAACAGACACCAGCCCTCTATGAGAAGCGTCATCTGTGATTCTGCCGTTAACCCTTATCAAGCTACCAGCTAGAGAGGATGCTGTCCAAACTATGTCCGACTTACTAGTTGAGGTTAGAGACAGGCTATCTCGGATAGTCATAGAAGTCAATCTACCATTGAAGTAAATAATACCTCCGGTGGCGGTGACATACTCAACTTCATCGTTGTAGTTAAGAAATACTCTAGTAACTTTGACTATCTTACCTAAGTAGGCTGAGGACTGTAATGCCCTTGCTAACTCAACTGAGTCAGCTCCCGTTACTGTAATACTTAACTCATAGTTGGTTAGTTCTTTAGTTTGCCTAATCTCACCTATGCTCTTTATTCTGCCAGAGGAGTAGGTAGCTCCGTTAAAACTAATATCTTTTCTATAATCCGTGTAGTATAGAAAAGAGTTACCATCTCCTGGCAGCTGTAGCTCAACTAAGTGAGCCATATTTATAGAGCTAGAGTTTTTTAAGAACTCTTTGCCAGAAGGTAATAACACTGTCATACTGCCTCTCTAAGTGTGTAACTGACGTCTGTATACATACCATCTACATTTAGGTTTTCCTGAATGGATGTTCTGCCTACTAGCTTCATGTTAAATAATAGATTATTGAATACTGGTTTTTCAGTACCATTAGTAGTTATCAGCAAGTTTGGGTATAACTCCAGCCTTAACTGACTAGGGCTTACTCTCTCAAAATCAACTATTTTGTAAACCTTCTCATGCGTAGATAATTTAAATAAGTCACCTACATGGGGGTTCCCAGACAACCCGCTAGCATTATTTATGACTAGAGTATTACCTTTTTGACCAGCCGCTATAGTAGTCAAAGACTCGTTACCGATAACATGCATGTTAAGGTATTGAGGAAGCGCTACTTGTATTACCCCATCTGTGTTCTTTGCTTTCATTATAGCAGAGGAGATAATCTTGTATTCGTCGGGGTATAGTGGTGGGTATGTAATCGTAAGACCCCAGTACTGGGTAGAGGTCTTCACCTCTAGTACCTTGCCGTTAGGTAATTCATCTTGTATTAATGGCTCATAGTCTGTAAGAGGAGCCGATAAAAATCCAGGAACCATACCGGGATGAGTGAAAGGGTCTGGAAGTCTAACTGCCATGTATCCTCCTATTTATAAGGCTAAGCTGGAAACAAGCCGCTTAGCCCAGTCATTGGCCGTTGTCATATTCTATTTAATATATAAATTATAGCAATATATTTGTGTAGATGCAACGGAAGTTTTTGGGTATAAAAAGGGGAACCCTTAGGTTCCCTTAATTAAGTTAAGATAATCTATCTAGGCTTTGCCCTCGACGTTTTGCCTCGTGGTTTACTGCTTCGTAGATTTCAGTGGCTCGGTCAATCACTGACTGTGCATCCAGTGCCTGTATAACCATCTGACCTATCATAGCAGTTGAAGACCTAGCGGATGAACTGTTAGAGTCTTCAGCTCTTTCAATATTAATCGGACTTAGTGGTGTAATCCTTTCTGGCCCGTTTTCCCCAACTATTAAACTAGAGTAAGGAGTGCCGGTACCTCCAGCTGCCCTAGGAGAGAAGGAGTTTGCAGAACCAACGCCCCTTTCTCCTCGAATGAATGCTAGTTCACCCATTGAAGCATTCTTAGATACATCAATGTTATTCTCTCTATTGCCTACTGTAAGGGAGGCTTGACTTAGGCCAGCTTCATTTAACCCTGCAAGTTGGTTTGCAGAGGCTGAAGAGGCTTGAGCGTACGCTAGGCCACCTGCTAGGGCAGCTGCCGCCATCAATGGTATAGCTGGTAATGGCCAAGGGTTAGCAGCGGCGCTCATAACAGCTACGGCTGTAGAGATAAGAATCTGCTGTTGGGCAGCTTTCTTCTGCTCTCTTATCTTCTTCTCTTCAAGTGATTTGATCCTTGCCAGAGATTCCTTAGATTTACCATCCCTCTTCTGCTCAGCCGCTATTTGAGCCTCAATAGAGGACACAGTTTGAGCACTAGTATAAGCTAACATACCTTGGAAAGCTTGTAGGCCTACCCCCGTCATCTGCATAGCTGTCATACTTGTTTCACCAACTTGGTTAAATGATAGAGACAACTTGTTCAGGGAGTTGGTAAGTTGGTCTATTCCAGTACCATAAGAGAATAGGTTACTTAGAGAGGACTCCATAATGCCCATATACTCTTGTAACCTAGCAGCATTAATATCATTTTGAATCTGCCTGATTCTGATAGCGGACTGCTCCTGGGCTTCTTGGCTACCCTCGATACCTTTTAGAAGCTCTAACCTCTGCTTCTCAATCGCTAGCAAGTCCTTAGTAAGTAGTAGGCCTGGCCCACTAGCCCTCAGAATTTCCTGCTCGGTGATTGTTCTTTGAGTAGCTGCGTCAACACGCTTAATATCAATATCAAGCATTTTAACTCTTAGGTCAGCAGCTTTACCGTATAGGGCTGCTAACTTAGACTCCTCAACTCCAATATCCTTAGAGGCCTGTAGCAGCATCTCTGTAGCAGCCAGCTCCTTACCGGTGGATACTCTTTCGATGTCTAAAGCGTCGCTACCAGTAAGACGCATTAACTCTTCGGTAACAGGGTTACTACCCGCTAACGCTTCACCGAACTCTTTGGCTTCTTTATACGCTTTAGCTAAATCCCTAGCATTGTATAGAGCAGCTTCTGAGCTGAATTGAAGACTTGTCAGTGCTTTTGACAAATCGGCAAGTGGGTCTGAGTTTTTAATAGCCTCATACGCTTTGACTATGTTGTCTATGTTCGTATACAATACAACATACGACTCAGACTGTCCTTTTATAGAAGTTAGTCCCTTGTCGTACTCATCTACTGTACCTCGAACAACCGAAGTAAGGTTAGCGTAAGCATTAGAAGCTTTCTCTATATTAGGTGCACCTAGATCAGTAGATGCCATCGCCTCTACAATAGCTTTAATAGACCTATCGAGAGCGCTAAGTTGGTCATTATATCTGTTTTTATCCCCTAGAATATTCCAAGACTTGTCCGGGCCGGTCTCAATTAGCTTATCTCTTTCTTTAGTAAGGCGTTCTAACTCCTTACTCATTTCTAGGATGACGCCTAATTGACCTGACCTCTCTGTTGCCTGTGCTAAGGAGCCTAATAGTGCTTGGTTTTGTTCTAGTATCCTAGCTGCTTTATTATTCTTCTCATCTATAGTGTTAAAGAATTCCGCAATACCTGAAGTAGCCTCGGAAATGTTTTTCATCAAACGTTGCCATGCGCTAGCAGCATTTGCCCCAAACTTCTCCCAAGGAGCTCCATCCCTAAGTGTTGCGTCTAAAGCCCCGAACCTCTCTACCGACTGCCTATTAATCTCGTTAACTAGAGCAGCTCGCTGTTGGTAATCGTTCAAACTGTCTGCGGATACACCAATTGACCTAGCATATTTTTCATACGCTGTTTGTAGCTTGGTGGTAATACCTAATTCGTCTAGTAGTTCTATCTCTAGCTTAGAGGTACCACGAACAACCCTGTTCATCGCATCCTGCATGTCAATACCCAAGGCTATGGAAGCTCTACGTGCGGCCATTGTTAGTTGGTCTATTTGCTCAGAGTTAAAGCCATAAGACGCTGCAGCAGCAGCTTGCCTGATAGCATCCCCATAGCTAAGGGCATACCCAGTAAGCTCCTGCATATTTCTAGCAATGAACTGTACAGGAGTACCTAGCTGGCCTCCAAGAATTGTACCTACCTTCTCTAACCTACTTAACTGCTCACCCTCTGTAAGTAAGCGGTAAGCTTCAGCCAAAGCGAAGGCGTTAGCTGCGATGTTAGCGTAGATTAGTGGTAATGGCCCAGCTACCCTAGCAATATCAGAGAACGTCCTGGCATTATTCCGTCCTTGCCTGTTCTGGTTCGCCATAGCCCTAGCGGAGCGAGTAGCTCCGGCAGTGACCGATTCCATTTTATCGCCAGTTCTCTTAGCTTCTGTACCTACGTCATACAGCCCGTCCTGAATCCTTTCCAGATCTACACCCAAGCTTTCAGCTAGGAAAGAGAAACCTTTAATCAGGTCATTATTAACTCTAGTTAGAGACTCGTTAAAGTCCACAGCCTCTATTGCTACAGTTTCTAAAAGCCCTTCTATATTGGATAGGCTAGAGGTAATGGAATCCGAGTTAAATCCGAAGTTTAGGTTGGATAATCTCCTAGAGGCTTCAGAGGCGGATACCGAAAGCTTATTAAGGTTCTTATCCATTAGCCTTATTTGAGTATTAAACTCAAAGGCGTCGTTTTCTATTTGCTGTATAGTAGCAGATAGAGCTTCAAGGGACTTTTTACCTTTCTCAGCCCCCTGAACGCTCACCTTAACTATTAGCCGTTCGATAAGTCTTTCGGCCATCTATTCACCACCTTATGATAGTTTGATGTTTCTGATATAGCTTGGGTCAGCACCAACACCGACAGTTAACTGGGTTACCATATTGGTCTTGCCAGAACCAGCCTGCCTGTCTTTTTCAACGCCGTAAATGGAACCACCATATGCCACACCTTGAGTGTGTAGAACAACCATACTTGCGTCAGACATTCCAGCAATAGGCACTAACTTAACACACCCTTCTTTTACTAGCTCTTTGTGTGCTGCCGTCATAGAACCTAATACAGCTACATAGGTTGGCCAAGACATTAGGGCTAGTAGTTGGCCGTCTACGGCCAGAACCTGGTAGCTCATAGACTCTAGGGCACTAAGGATAGTATCAAAAGTTTTAGCTGTGGGCACGCCAGGATTTACAGGGAAGTTGGTTTCGTTTGACAGATAATCCGCAATATAGTTCTCAAATTTTATTGCAGCCTGAGATATTAAAAGACTGTCCAACACCTGCTCGATATTAACCATAGTATCTTCATCAGTCTCGTCTGTAAGCTCTGCTACGGATGAAATTAGCTCTTTCACAATGTCAATAGCCCCTACAGTGAAAGTTGTTGCAGTGTCATCAGGTACCTTGACAAAAGGTATATGCGTATACTTACCGGTTAGAGTAACTTTTCGAATGGTTTTTAATGCCATACTATTGTCGATAGTTGACTGTAGTAGTGCTTCAACTTTGTGAGTTGCCTCAGGGGCTACAGTAATAGACTTCTGATAGTCTTTAAAATTCTTGATAGTCATTATGAGTTTTCTCCTAATAAAAAGCTCTGAGGGGGTACCTCAGAGCAAACTCGTGGAAATGCCCTTGAGGACTCTGTAACTACTTACTGACGAGAAGCCTTCTTAGCAGCGGCTTTGAATCGCTTAACTTCGCGCTCTACTGCCTTCTTGTCAATAAATTGTAGAATTTCCAAAATTAATTTTTGATCTTCCTTATCATAAATTTCATAGATAGAGAAGAGAGTATCTAGGCTATTTATATCCTTACCAGAGTACAGAGGACCTAACTCGGTCGAAACCAATCTATCAGGCAACCTATTATATAAGTTAACAGCAGTCTGTACAATATCTGGAAAGTCTTCAAGCTCTAGAGGCATGAGGTTTGGGTCAGGCTTTGTATTTTCCAAGGCACATATCTTCAAGTAACGTGCCTTGGTAAATGAATTTTGCCTATCTAGTAGAGTCTCAAGACTCTTGAACAGGTGATTTTTCCCTTTTTGTACGAAACCCACCTATCTTAATTAGGTTTGCCCCCACCCAGGCGTCAAAATGCTTGGAGTACTTTATTAAAGTAACGGCATTCTCTGGTGAGTATGGAACTTCTTCGCTCATGTCCTCAATACCTGAATCATCAATAACCATCAAGTTGGACAGGATCTCATACGTTAGACCAGACCAGCCGGTTACTACCTTTGAAGCTAGTAGCTCCGAGAATTTATCCTGATCGAACTCTTGGTAAGGTAGGTCAGCCTTTTCATCAACCTTGACCACCATAGCTTCTTGGCGAAGTTTAGCTTCCTCTGGTTTTGAGATATAAGTTAGCTTCACTTTAAAGTTCTCAAATAGGGGGAAAGAGAATTCGACTTCTTTTGTTTTTAGAGCAATATCACTCAATTTCATATAGTAATTCCTCCGAAATCTACTATTACGTTTTTAGACATTTCCATTAAAGTTATATCCAGTGCCTCAACAAATACATCGTCAGGCTCTAGGCGTTTTAATAAATGGACTGAATCCATTTTAATTGTAACACCGCTATGGTGTGTATGCAAGTCAACTATTATAGGTTTATTACTAGGTATTACTAGTGACTTAGTTGCATAAAGGTTGATAGTACCGGTCATAGACATGTCGGATACTACCGCCCTAGAGGGTGTGTAAACTTTACCAACATCATGAATACCCCTATCCTGCCTCCAACTCACTGAGTTTTTGGTGTTAAAGGACGCTGAGGTTACATGATTAGCTAATGTAGAGTTTATAGATATTTGTATAGGGCTAGGAGGTAGCGGAGTGGCTTGCCTGTGTGTCATGCCTACGCCCTCTACTTTTACCCCCTCATCAATACTAGATGCTGTGAAGCTAACTGATAGTGATTTAGGCGAGGCCTTAGCCATAGGTAAGTCTATAGACTCTATAAATGCTGTGCGTACAGCTACGTTCTTGTTAGGGTTTAGTATATAGATAGTACATGGCTCTATAATAGGCACAGAGTCAGGGTACTCATATACATTGTTACCTAGCTTGTTCCATCCAGCAATCTCGAAAAAGACCGACTCTATATATGAGTCCGTTATTAGTACTTCCATACTAAAGTTAGCCGTATTCTTAGCACCAGATATAGTAACAGGCTTGGCTGAATTATTATGTAGTGTCCTTCTAGGGTTGGACGTTTTCGAGAATGTTTGAGAGAAGTCAAAAGATGGTAGGGCATCAAATAGATACCCTACACCTTTATATACAACTAAAATCTCACACTCTCGTTTTAGAGTGTAAGTCATAGCTTTTTAGCTCACTGTGACTGTAACTTCGTTAGACGTTACACTTTCACCGCCGGAGTTGAATACAACTACCTTATACTTACCTGCTGCCGCAGTAGTTACGCCACTCTTAGTGTAAGTAGTAGCTGTAGCTCCTGGGATAGGTTGACCATCCTTGTACCATTGAGCTCTAGCAATGTTAGTACCTAACACTGTTAGTGTTAGTGTGCCTGCTGGCGCAACTGTTTGGTTGGTTGGCTGTGTAGTGATAGTAGGGTCTGGTAGGTAATGGTTTTCGCCATCTCCACTAGCAATAAGAGCATCAATCTCGTTTTTGGTGTACTTAGGACTTGTTCCAATGTACACTTCGTCACCTGCTGATAACTCAGTAGGTTGACCTTTGAACTCAATGCTAGTACCTAGCACATCTGCTGTCTCGATAGACGGAGAAGACAGGTGGGCAGTAGGTAGAACCACTACAAAGCCAGGAGATGCTTGAGTGTACACACCACCAATACACAGAGCCACTTTAAAACTGTTCTTAACTGGAATGGACTGCCTAGTTGAACAGTCATTTCCTTGAGTTGGTAGCAGTTTTGCTATAAGGTCTGCAACGTACTTCTTAGTGCCTACTTCAAGAGGGCTGGCTGAACGCAGATACGCTTCTACAGAACCAGATACGTCAAAAGTACCTGTAAAGGAGCCAATTGGGGTATCTACTCGTGATAGTGTGCTAGGAGTAAGATACGTGATATTGTTGTTGATAGTCAGAGAACCACCAGTGATAGCAATATCGTACTCTTCCCCATCTGAGTTATCAGTGATTTTAAGAATAGTAAGTTTATTCTTAATATACGCAGCACAGTTGAAGATCTTATCAGGCATTGTGAAATCAGGAGACAGGTGGTCAAATGGTGCAACTGAGCCAAGAGGTTCAAGTCTAGTACCCTGACCCGTCCAGGTAGTCATAGCAATACCTTCAATATCGAAGTTAATCTCTGCTTGACCAATCTGTACGTCTGTAATCTTATACCACTGCTTATCAACTAAATAGAACAGCGTTAGCTTTGTTAACTCATGGTACTGGTTATCTCCAAACTTAACTAGCATGTTCGTTTTATTAGAGGTAACTCCGCCAGAGGTAGTAAGGTCTAGTGGAGAGCCGCTCGCAAGAGCATGCCACAGGGCATAGTCAGGTGTTAGTACCTGGTCGTCACTAGAGTCGCCGTTCCCTTTGTCATCTAGATAAGGTCTGATGTAAGTTGAGAAGTTCCAGTCAGCAGGGTTCATAGATTGGTTAAACCTAGCGGAACCGCGGGTAGGTGCTGGGCCTGCCTCACTCAGAGTAATGTCTGAGGTATTTGAGTTGTATGAGAAGGAGAAATCTTCCTGAATCATTACTTCCCAAGTATTGTTTTTTGTAATAGCTTCACTACCTTTTGCGGTACTAACCCAAAGTCTAGTGTTGCGTAGTAATTGTACTGAAGACATGTTTAAATTTAGCTCCTTATGTTTTAATACCTTTTACTTCTCTCGTCGTATAAGACTGTAAGTAATATTTCGCCCACGGCATAAGGCCTTAAAACACCTTCATCTGTGGTTACTTCTTGTAAAGTTACCTGAGTTACAGTGCCTTTTTCGATTGGACTAGTTGAGTCAGCACCTGGTTTTAATATATCATACTCGAATTCTTCATTAAGATCAATGAAAGTTTTTATATCTTCTATGATTTTTTCCAACTCCTCGGCACTGGCATCCTCATTCCTAACATACACCCTTATAAAGTAGTCTGATTTTAGCCACCTAAACCCTCCAGGAAGATATGTAGGCCTCTCAGACCCTGCGCTAACAGTTATAGCAGGGAAAGTCTCAATTTGTGATAGGAAAAGCTGGTCACCAAATACTTGGCCATCTATATCTGTCCAGTAGTTGCCAGTACCGTTTAATTCTTGCTTTAGTTTTTCAACTAAAGAGGTTCTAATGCTTATTCTTCTTGACATAGCTACTTCCTTTGTTTGACCTCTACCCTATAACCATTATAGAACAAGTCTCTAGCGGCTTTGGCGATAGCCTCACCAATATGTACCTGAGGATTTCTAGCACCTGGCCAAGGCCTTGAATGCATTTCAGGCCTAGTAGATACCAGTGGGTCGAATGTTGCGTACGGATAGGTCATATAAGTGTAAAATATTGACAGCCTAGGCTTAGACCTTTTATTAGCCCTAGGAATATCGTCAGCTTCTTCTGTCATGGAGGTTACTTGAAGACTGTTGGCAAACCTACCAGTTCTGAACTTCAAGGGCGCATTCTCTTTCTTCATCTGCTTTATCAGGTAATTCTTAGCCAAAAGCTCCAAAGTCCCTCTAAGGTTCCCAATACCTATTCGGGTACCTGGGCCTACCTTTAGCACTTTGCTCTCCTCTAGGCTCTCTACAGAGTCACCTAGCGAAATAGTTACATCACCCGTGGTTTGCTTACGTCCTACTCTGCTCCTGGGTATTCCCATCTCTTCAAGAATTTGGTCTATAACACCTAGATTTTCAGCCATTAGGCTTTCTGCTAGTGGTGCTAACATTCTTCTTACTTTACCACTAAGCACAGACTCTGGTACAGGATTCTTTAAATCCATAGTAACTGTGGCTACAGTTGAATCTACTCTACTATCTTTTGTAGTAATAGTGTACTTAACACGGTTATTAGCAACGCCAAGCTTATCATCTGATAATGCCTCAGAGACTATATCCTTAAACATTTTGGAAACCATATTATAGATTCCTGTGTAAGTCTAGTATAGTTCTAACGTGGGGCGGTAGGTTTTTACCAGTTATGAAGCTAACAGATGCACCTGATGCTGTTATAGACTGAACGTTATACTCGTCCTTAAAGTAGTACCTAGTCAGCAACTTTGCCGCAAGCTTGAGGTCTTCGGTGACAGCATTGTCTGCTGTGTACTCTATCACTAACAATGCTCTATCCTGTATCTCTACTGGTGGGAAAATTATATCAATCCTACCAGAGGGCGCTACTACAACGTCCTCTAATGGGATGTTATATACGTTTTTAAACCTGTCTTTGTAAGTTATTGATACTAGCGAGAACTCTGTTGAAAAGTCAAGAAAGTAGGAGTTCCTACCCTTAGAAGTAACCAGTGTGGTGGACTTAGTGGCGCCTACGGGAGATATATCATAACCTATATAGCCTTCGATAATCTTGGTTACAGCACCAAGTAGTTCTAGAATCCTAGCATCCTCTTTAGTACTAGTAGAGCCGATGAAGTCCTTGTATTCTTCTACGGTAATTATCGTCATTTTATTACCTCCAATAAAAAAGGGCAGGGCATAAGCCCTACCCTTAGTTATTACGCAGCAGCGTAAGTTCCGGTTACAACGTTGTTGTTGAAGTAGCGTTGTAGGTTAACACGTTGAGTAACGTAGTACGCATCACGTTGCTCGGAAGCACGGCGCTCATACTCAACTGTTACTGTACGTTGACGCGGTACAACGAACTCATTGCGGTACACAATAGCACAGAATGGTACGTTAACTGCTTTAGCTGGGAAGTAGCTAGAAACTACTACAGGCAGACCGTAGATACGACCAACTTGTCCTTGTAGTTTGATAGCTGCTGCAGCAGTTACTTGAGTAACGTCTTGCCACTCATCATCTTCCATCAGGTCGTAGTAAGCGTCCATAGAGACGATTAGACCAAGAGCATCAGTACGTAGGCCTTTCAGTCCCAGACGACGACGCAGAGCGTGAATCATCTTAGCACTTACTTTAACGGTACCATCTGCTTTAGCAGCAGTAGCTACGTTGTTTCCATCGATCTTAGCTAGGTCTAGAAGACCAGTTGGGCGTCCAGTCCTTAGAGCTGAAACAGTACCATCACCCATGAAAGCTTTTTCAATTGCTTGAACGTGAGCTTCGATTAGGTGGCGACGGATGATTGGTAGAAGAGTCATGATAGCATCTTCTTCAGTTTCATCAGTCATGTAAGCTTTAGCAGCAAGCTTGAAGGTTTCGAAGGTGATGCTGGTTAGAGCAACAGTGATTTCGTTACCAACAGTAGTAGGCTTACCATAAGTAGAAGCGTCTACCCAAGTAGCGTCTTGCGCGTCTGGCTCGATTTGCATTGTGATTTTCTTGCTAGTCATTGGCAGTTCTTGGAACATTGAACCAACTACTAGAAGCTTTTGAATATCCCGTAGAATGCGGTTAGAGAACACAGTCTCGTACTCTTCACTAGAAACAGTGATTGAAGAGCTAGAGTTAACTGCTTTTTGTAGGTTTTCACCGAAAGTGGTTTCGAAAACGCCTTTCTTAGTGATAAAGCCAAGCAAAACTGCTTTCTCAGCTTCTGCTTCGAAATCTTCCTGTTTAGACAGGTTGAATGCTTTACCTACTGCTACTGCAATGCTATTCTTACCATCGCGAGCGTTAAGGATTTGTGCAATTTCTTCAGACTTAGCAGTAACTTGGTCTTGAACTTCTTTCAGCTTAGCTGCGAAACCTTCAACGTCGTTAGAGTTCAGCTTTTCAGTAAGAGCACCGATAAGTTTGATAGCGTCTTCTAGTTTTTGCTTCTGCTCACCAGTAGCAGCTTCTACTAGGGACTTAATACGTGCTTCTTCGGCTTCACGAGCAGCTTTTGCAGCTTTCTCTTGATCTTCACGCTCTTTGGCAGTCTTAATGTCCTTCGCTAGGTCTAGGATTTGGTCGATACCTAGTCTTTGTTGAAGTTCTAGGATTTCTTGTGCGGTCATTGGCATGGTTTAGTTTTCCTTTCTGATACCTAGCGCTAAGGCTAGCTTTTCTAATACATCAGGTTCGTTATTGGGTTGGCTATCAGAGCCACGAAGCTGTTTTCTAAATAATTCATAGTCAGAAGCATTAAGGCTCTTAGCTACTTCAAACACTGAATCTTGATTGCATGGAACTGAAACTACAGAGATCTCGTATAGTTCTAGTTCTTTGATTAGATAAATATCCTCGTTCTTCTTCCATTCAGCATCAAGAATCCTGAATCCGACACTGAAAGTTTTTAGGATACCATCTTTAATTAGGTTATAAACACCCATGTCAGCTTTGCTAATCTCGGCTTCGATAAGAAGACCAGCATCTGTAATCTCGTAATCCACCATCTTTCCAATCGGCTTAGAGTGGTTATGGAAGGCTAGGATTATAGGGTTTTTCTTGTAGTTAGTCATGGCTGACGGAGCTAACCAAGCATCTTTAGGGATAACATCGCCGGCTCGGTCACGAGTGACCGTGTTGGCGAAACCCCTGATTACTAGCTTTTCGCTTTCCTGCTCGTTAGCTGCTGCTTTTGTCTCAGCCTCGAAAAAGGCTGATAGGGAAATATCTACTGGGTTACTTAACTTCATCTTGCTTTACCTCGGTTTTAGTTTTAGCACCTACAGGCTTAGCTAGTTTGGTTAAAAACTCTTCATACTCTGCACGAAACCTTGAGTAGTTTAGTGCATTATTGAGGGTTTTGTAACGCCTTTCCAAATCCTTCCTAGTAAGCTCATTTTTAGGATTTGAGAAGAAATCCGTATGACTAGCAGGAAGGTTTTGCCCAAAGTCGTTATAAACCTTGTTAAAGTTTATGTTTGTCACTGTTTAGGTTCCTTTGGAGGCTTACCTCCCTCTTGACCTGATACACCCGTATTAGAACCCGCAATATTTTGAGGTATCCTAATTTTATCCATTTCAGGGTCGTTAAGTGGCTCATACCTAAGCTCAATCCTACCCTCGTTACCGGTGATTATTCCATTATTTACTTTGGAACTAACGGCTTTAGCTTTCGCCTCTTCATCTGGGGCTAGGGCTGCTATATCATCAGTCATTAACTTTATATCGTAAGCGAAGAACAACTCAAACACAGACTCGAATTTCTTCATCATTGGAAGTATAGTCATGTAGAAGAGCAGGTCAATGTTAGGCCTAATGTTAGCGTTATTACCAGAGTCTAGTAGTAGGGGAGGAACTCCCAGAGCTACGCAAACTTTCTTCTCAAAGTCAGCAACCTCGTTACCAACATCCAAGTCTTTAGTAGTGGTAGGGGTAAGTGTCCTAGCCTTCATACCAGCATCTAAAATCTTGACAGAAGATTTACCCGTCTTAGGGTTGTAATCTAGAGATAACTCTTCTTCGTAGCGCTGTCTAAGCTTCTTATTAAGAACAGTTTCTGTCTCCACGATTAAAGAAAACACTGCACCATTATCAAAGAACTTTTCTTTGAATTGCAGTAGTTTATCTCTGCGCACAATACCTTCCAGACTGCTAAGAATCCTAGAGTAACCACGTATTTGTGCAGAGTTTCCTGGCCTATAAGCGTTATCCTTAATAAAGATAATTTCATTTGGTTGAAATTCTACCTGACCAGCATAAATAAAGCGATTGACATACTTAGTTGCATCAGCATACACTTCCATGTTATTGGCAGGTATATGATACAAGGAGTATCCGTCCCAATGTATAAATGCCCAACCCTCCATTAGGAAGTCCATGATAACTAGCCTCCAGAATGTGCTAGTATCCATGAAAGGGTTTGGCCTTACATTTAGAATTTCTTTAAGCTTTTCTTTACGAATACCACCTGGAGCTTTCGACGAACCTAGAGCAGTAAAGGAGTATGCATCTTTAATATCGTAGCTTACTTGACATGCGCTATCAATAAGAAGGTTGACACATCTGTTAACTACCTCAACCCTCTCAAAAGCAGCTGCTGTAGTCCAAGGGGTCTTGTTACTACTGGTGGAAGCTGAGTCATCTCTAGCTATAACCCTCTGAGCTGGGTTGAGCTTATTCATAAAATTATCTAACCAGCCCATTAATTATACCTTAAAGCTAGAAATATCTAGCCTCTGTACCATGTACTTACACAAGTCAGACTCACCATAGTTAGGTAAGCTAGGAGTTACTGACACAAGATTGTCTGGCAACCCTTCTGTACGTCCTCTTTGAATCCTTACCCAGTTGCGCTGCTTTTCAGCAGTATGTAGTGGGGGTTCTTGAGTGTATATCTTGTGTAGCAATACGTGGTGAGTGTTGCAAAGAGTAACAGTGTCCTCTACTAATTCATGCCAATATTTCTTATAGAAGTCGTCCCGCATAGCGAGAACTTGTTCGTCAGTAGAGATAGGAATGCTATTCTCTCTGGCATAGTTCTTTAGAAGTAGGGACACTGTATGATAGTGGTGCAGTTCTAAATCTTCATTAGTACTGCAAATCTCACAATAATCTTTTTTACGATAATGAGACTTGATACCATCACGAATGTGTTTAGTAGCAACTCTCTTGTTAGTGTTGGCTGCCATAAGGCCTCCTTTCAAACTTATGGAACTAGTATATAGCAATGAGAGAAAGATGTAAAGCAGGAATTATTTCTCCTGCTTTGGCTACCTGCAATAAGTGTATATCGCATAACGTAATGCGTCAGCAAGGTGAGAGTACCCGTTGTGGTCAGGTTTCTCCTTACCAGTATTATCACTCTTAGGATCCCAACGGTAGTTAATAAACATCTCTCTAAGTTTAGGACAAGCATGTGATACTATTATCTTATCCTGTTCTAGGAGCGAAGCAACGTAGTTAATACCTTGGTTTATATCTTTCTTAGCAGACATACTAGCAATATCGTACTCTCCTGCTAGGTCAGCCCTAAATTGAGCTGCTGCAGAGTCACAGAATATCATATCAATATCCCACTTGTCTATATCTCTCTGGAACCTTTCAGCGTGAACCCTAGTAGTCTTGGAGTTCAGCTCGTATTCACTAACTACGTAGAATATATCATCCTCTAGGTCGTACTTAATTACTACACTAGCTGTAGGGTCACGGAAACCGTGGTCGATGCCCATTATAGTCTCAAATCTAGTAGTATCTGAGAAATCCATTTCTGACAAGTCTAGGAAGTGTCTATCAAATGAGAAAGCAGTATATATACGTCCTTGGAATACTGAGAAGTCTGCCTCATACTCTTGACGGAAGAATTCATCAGAGTTAGTAACACGAGCTTGCTCAATATCCTCTAAGCTAGCACGGGGATTGTCTCTCCAGGTACCGTGAATTGCTACCCAGTTTGCTAGTTTAGGGTCTGTAGATTTGCCTTGTTCAAAGAAGGTCTTAAAATAGTTAGAACCACGAGGAGTACTAATAAAGATTGCTTTACTATTTGGTTTATCCAGAGTAGGACGTAAAGCCACCATGAACGCCTTACCACCCTTGTCTGAAAGAGCAGCTTCGTCAAATACTATTAAGTCGTAAGAACGACCAACCGCAGAGTCCGCACGTTCAGCAGACGCTAACTTAATCAGAGTACCGTTACTTAAAACGATTTCCCTATCCTTAGCGTTCTCTTTCTCAGTATCTAAATTGAAGTACTTAATATACTTCTTAATCTCAGTCCAGCCGATTTCAGCTAGGGAGTAGTTGGGTGCTACTATAAGTACCTTACTGTTAGGCTCCAGTGCTTTCAAGAATGCTAGAGCAAAGGACACGAATGACTTACCAACACGACGAGAAACACAAGCTACTACGAAACGGTGTCGGGGGTCATTAATAGCGTTAATTATAGCTATTTGCGGTTTGTTTAGTATAATTGGAGACCCATTGTCAGCTTTCAATAGGTCAACGAAAGGGTTTACAGGAAGTTTAAAGAAGCGAGTATCAATGTCAAAGTCTTCGATATACTCGCAATTTATATACTCGCGAGAACAGTACATTACTTACCTCCTGCTAGTTTTTGTAATAGTGCCATATAATTAGAGTCTTCGCTGCCAACTATATTAATGTTGTTTTGAACGTTAGTCTGGTTAGCAGGAGAACCTTTAGCAGCCCTAGCTTTTTCAAGCTCAACCTCTAATTTCATCTCGTCCATTTTCATTCTATGGTATGCTTTTGCTAACTCAAGAATATCAGCACTAGTACCAACACCGCTTGCCGTTATTTCATCAATCTTCATGTTAATAAGTTGATCCATGAGACCAAATAACCTATCACGGTTCCTAAAGCCTGTTTCATAGAACATTCTATTAATATAGGATTTTACTTCTGGTTTCTTTAGTTGCGCGTCGATCTCGGCCACCGGTAGGCCTAACTCCGACGCGACCTTTTTGGTATCACCACCAAGACTTAAATATGTCTCAGCGATTCTTAGCCCCTCAGGAGCTATAATATCTGGGAGTAGATTATCACTCATAGTATTCCTCCATTTACCTACGATTATATATTAAAGATCCAAGCATGTCAAAGCATGAATGTAGATTCATGTCGAGATTTTTAAAATACTGTATTGATAATCACCTAGGGCTAGTGTATAATGGAACTAATCGGAGGATTATTCAAATGACTTTATACATTGGAAGAAAAAATAGTGGCGAACCACTATTACACCTTACAAACACAGCTAGAACAGAAGCTGAGATGAAGACAGGGAACACGTTCTCTGACACTCTTTTTCACTCTGACATGCCATTTCTTACTGTAATTGATATAATTACTATCACAGAATTCAATGATGCAGGAGTATACCCTGGGTGGAGCCCTTATAGGGCAGGAACCCCTAAAGTAACAGACCCAGCTACTGTAGCAAAATTAGACTACTATTTTAACAACGGTTATTTATTTGATGCTAGGGCTATAAGTATAGCCCCTGCGGGGGTGGATGTGCAAGGGTTAGGTACATTTGGTTCTAGCACCTCGTATAATAGGCTATTCTCTAGCCCTGTACTAAATGGTGAGTACAAAAATATCAGGGTTAGTGCAGGAATCTCTAACAGGTCTGCTGCCTCAGGAACTCCGCCATCCTTTGATAACTCTATTAGTGCTATACAGATAGCGTCTTCCTCAAGTAACCTAGTCACTCTATCTGGGGGTTTAGCTAGGGTAGGGGATTTAAATTTAAGGTTTGCTAACACCTCAAACTATATCAGTAATAGTGGCTCAGCTAGCGGGAGTCCGTCGCTGGTAACAAACTGGAGAAATATCACAACTAGGATGCTCTATACTACAGGTGCATCGGCTGTAGGTCCATTCAGCTACCCCAATAACGGCAGCAACACTGCACTGCGTTTCAAGGTTCAAATATATATCTTCAATCTCAAGAAAACTTCCAACGGCAATGGCTATGAGTTTGGTAGGGCATATGGAAATAACGCAGCAATACGAATAAGCGGCCAAGAGATTACTGTGGGAGATAAGAGTATAAAAGACCTCAGCTTTGCGTACACATCAGGAAGCTACTCTACTAGCACAGGAGGGGGTAGAAGGTATGACGAAGCGGGTGTGCTAGGCCAATCCCTACTTCTGGAGCATTATAACAGATCCTGTCATGACTGGTGGTATAACATTTACCCTGCAGCAAATATGAACCTTAGGATAACCCCCGGGGGTAATATAACCACAACAGCGTATATAGAGATAACGCACATGGCTTTGAGGGCCACATATAAATACCCTACATTGAAGGTTGGAGACCCTATAAGCTTTGAGGTGACGGCTAACGAGATAAAGATGCGGGACGAATCTAACAACTCTATCAGTATAGCAAAAGTAGGCTCTGGAAGGCGCTTGAAGAAGTCTTACCCACAATTTAAGGTGACCCTCCCTGGCCAGACCAACCTAACACCGCCTACGATGAGGGCAGGGGCTAGTGTTTATACTCAACCTACTAGCTCTGTAGTCATTGTGGGATTGACCACGTACACTAAGACCGAGGTCATTTCAGAGACGCCTATACCGGATGAGTTCTTCAATAGAGGTAAAACTTGCCACATTAGTGGGGGGTTAATAAATGGAACCCTTTCAATGTCGTCCTACGGCATGAATAAGACTATAGGGCTATCTAATATACGCGTGACTACCAGCCAGATTAACGCAGATACTAGCTTGCCCGTGGGTCAGTTAGCGTCCTATAACTTTTATATAGAACAGAATATGAGTTATTATGACTTCTATTACATTCAAGCTACATATAGTAATGGGAATAAAGGGTCGGTTCAGATAAATTATAACGCCGAGGTTATAGGCAACACATATAGAATAACTAGAGTAACCAGAAGTACCTTGAGTAGCTCTCACATTCGTGGGTCTGTTATAACGGATTTTAACACAACTAGGTACTATGACGAGGTGCAGAGCGGAGTGGCGGACAATCAATTAGTTATAAACTACCCAGAAGTGACGTTTAATCTACTGCTGTTGGGGGTTGAGGACAAGTAAGCACAGGCCTAGCACTACTTAGCACCGATAACCTTTTCTCGTATTTTTAAAAAGTTTTACGTGAGGGTGGGTGATAACTAGTCTAATAACCGCTTCTACTTAGCACCGATAACCTTTTCTCATATTTTTTAAAAGTTTTACGTGAGGGTGGGTTTATAGGGAGTACAAGTGATAACTAGTCTAATAACCGCCTCTACTTAGCACCGATAACCTTTTCTCGTATTTTTAAAAAGTTTTACGTGAGGGTGGGACTACAGTGGCTACAAGTGATAACTAGTCTAATAACCGCTTCTACTCGTAACCGCTTCTACTTAGCACCGATAACCTTTTCTCGTATTTTTAAAAAGTTTTACGTGAGGGTGGGACTATAGGTGGATGCAAGTGATAACTAGTCTCATAACCGCCTCTACTCGTAACCGCCTCTACTTAGCACCGATAACCTTTTCTCGTATTTTTAAAAAGTTTTACGTGAGGGTGGGTCTATAGGTGGATGCAAGTGATAATTAGTCTCATTACCGCCCTACCCTATGAGCTGTACAGGTATTTGCTACCTGTACAGCTTTTTTATTGCTTTTAACCTAGAAGCTGTACAAACAGTTTATAGGTTATCGACGAACTCAGGGAACAAAACGCAGTTCGCAGTGAGCGCATCCTCAATAAGCGACTCGTACAGTTGAACGGTATCTTCTTCACCTTGGCGGTACATGTCGGATAGTTGCATCTCTAACACTTGGTTTAAGATTTTGGCATCAATCACCGTGATACCCATGTTAGCCGCTTCACGTAGTACACCGTTATGATCATCAAATAGGTGGTACTCAGCATTGGGGAAGGATTTAAAAACATGCTCGAACCAAGCGCGCTTGTATTCGGCATCGCCTAGCCCGTACAGCTTTTGTCCTTGTTCGATTCCGAATACATCGCACAAACGATCACGACTTAGGTGGATGTTAGCGCGTAATCCGTTTTTGCGTAGGTAGTAGTAATCACTCTCCCCACAATGGCGAGCTGTCACAGTGATCACCGTTTCACCTTCTGCGATAAGCTTACGCATATACTCGGCGAGAGGTAACAGGCTATCGCCCATTATCTTTTCATGTGTACAAGCTTCCGCTACATACTTAGCAAGGTCTAAGTCGCCATTAGGACGCTTGCAAGGATCAACACGGTGATCGGAATTGATAACGGTTTGGTCAAGATCAAACATGTAAACAATTTTCTTTTTCATTGGTACTTTCTCTCAATTAGTGAGGTTAGGGGTTAAAGCGCCCGAAAGCGCTTTTCAGTGTTTCACGTGGAACACTACTCAGTGAAGGTGATAGAGCAGTTGACCGGACGGGTTAAGACAATGTTGTCAGGTAGATCGCCGTAGTTACCTGCGTAATCAATCTTACCGCTTGACGCATCGAATATAATCAATTCGTCTTCGTCTGCCGCAAATACAGCGAAAGCGTTGTTATCTTGGTAGATAGCTAGGTAAGCGCGATTGCTGCACTCACGGGGTACACCACTTGCGCAAGTGATTTGGATCGGAGTAAATCCTTTTTTAACATCAATAGTGTTTTCGACCTTAATCATTTCTTAACTCTCCTAATATCTCAGGGTTAAGGGCTAGGGACTACCTAGCCCGATTGATTTACAGTGTAAATTTATGAACGGGTTAGCGCTTGCACTTTCAGCAATTGCACCGCACCATTAGGATGAATGATCATGTTAGCCTGATCCCAGCTAGAAGCACCGCCACGGTTATAACCTTGATCAAGCTTCGCCATAACGCCGACCACAAAGCAGAAGTCAAGGATCATAGGTGAGTGAGTATGACCTGAGCACATAAGAACTAGCCAACGGTTAAACAGTGCCGCCCCACCGTGAGATCCGTTCTGGCCTTTGTGACCATGTTGCGATAGCTCAATACCGTACTGCGTGAAGCTTTGAGCCATTGAGCCGAAAACAATATTATCGGCCATTGGTGGCAGGTCTAACATTGAGATCGCATCTTTGAAGGCTACTTCTAGCGCTGTTTTGTCGATACCAGAATCTAACGCCTCACAGATAAAATAGTTAAGGAGGTAGTATAGTTTGCTGTTTTCTGGATCGTGTTTTGGCGAGTAACTAGAATCATCAAGCCAGTTGTCGAGCGCTGAATTGTGATTAGATTCTACAATGTAGACCATATCAGTTAACTCTGCTAACTCGTTCAATTGGTCGATCACTTTGAATAGGTCATCAAGGACACTCGCACCGTTTATATGCATCTTGTACAAGTGTTTGCCTGACTTGCGGTTATGGTGGCTGCGAGTTTCGAAGTGTAGAATATCGTGAACAGCAATAACTACCGGCTTTTGACCAATATCGATCAAGTTGCTGATCATGTGGCAAGTGGTATCGAAAGCGTGTTCGTCTTGCATTTCACAATGCAAATCACCAAGCACCAAGCACGGACGGTTAGCCAGTAGGTTAGGCGTAGCTGCTACGTTGTACAGGTTGACGCCATCATCATTAAACACGTTGTTATCAATGAAAAGGGATAGAGAGCCGTCTACGCCTTCACGGAGGTTAGTGATATTGATGAAATCGCCTTTAATCTCTACTAGAAGCGCTCCGAATACGTGAGCTTTTTCGGCGTCAACGCCTGCACCGCTTTGCAGGTAGTTGTATTTCGTACAACTGCCAGTTGTCCACGCTTGGCTGATTGGCTGATTTGGTAGACGTGGGCGCGTTTTCATCTGCTGCTTAGGGCTTGCCAGTACCGTTGCCAGTTCGCCCACACCTAGTTGCTCCGCTTTGTTAACTGGCAGTTTCACAGTAGGTAAAACGTGGGCACTAGCCATTAGGCGCACACCATACTCGAACCCTAACCATACATCATCCTCGATTAGATAGGGCTTAACCTTCGCGTCGAAGTATGCTTTTTCGTCTTCTACCGCTGCACTGAAAGCCGCTTTATTGTAGTAGACAGGCATAACAACCAATGCCGCATCGATCTGATTAGCTAGCGCTTCGAGCTTGTCAAAGAATGCCGCCGTTCCTGTATTGTTTTGCGCTGAGGTGATCAGGAAGCGAGATCCGGTTATGGTTTCCATTGCTGCGATCCGCTTCTCGGCATCGCCTAGCATGGCGTCAGCTTCTAGCTTGTTGCTAGGCTGCTTTTTGTCTGCCGACTTCGCCTGTTTGATAGGGCGGTTTTCTTCTAGCCAGTTAACTAGATCCGCGCTAGTTAAGTCGTTCTGAGTTAGACCTAACTGGCCTAGAATCTTATCAGCAACGGCTAATTTTGATTCACGCTTGAACTTGCCCCAGAAATTGTCGTCTTTTGCAAGGCGGATCAAGTTGTCGTGTTGTGCTTTAATAACTTTGTTCATAATTACAAGTCTCACTATTTAAGTGGTTAGGGTTTAGTGTTTCACGTGAAACACTTGATTTACAGTGTAAACTGATACCAGAAACAATTTACACTGTAAATCACTGGCAGGGCTAACCCTGCCAGTGAACCGGATGTTAGGCTACTTGTTCGCTGAGAGCTTCGCCTAAGTCGTCAAAGTCAACGCCATGATAGGCCATAAAGCGCTGTACTAGCTCGACCTTGCTGATAGTGTAGCCCTTAGCCGCAGATCCCATAACGTCAGTGACCCCGAAAGCCTTAGTTACGGCGTCAAGGCTGTCAACCTTGGAATTTTTGAAGCTGTCTAGAACTTCTTCGTCTAAGCCTAGGCAATTAGACAGGGCACGCAGGTAATGCTCTTTGCGCAACTGGTTGCCTTTTGGTAGGCTTGCCGTCACTTCTGGCTTGACGTAGACGCCCAAAATCGCCAATTTACCACGGACTGACTTGTCAGAAGGCGCACCAATTTTCTTAGCTAGGCTAGTAAGAAAATCGTTATCGGCTGCCGCTGCCGCCCCTTCCGCTTCGAGCTTCTCTTTGTAAGCTGCGACCACAAGCGCGGTGTTCTCTTCTGACCATACTTTTGCTTTTTTATCTTGTGTAGACATAGTTTCATATCCTCTATTAGATAGGTTAGTGTTGTTGAGAGTGATTCTCAAATAAGGCATTCTATAGAATGCCTTATTGGATACCACTATTAATTAACGGTAGTACCTTTGTTTTCATCCGTCCAACGTGATTTTACACGGGCTACATCTGACAGGGGATAAGAGTAAACGCAAATATCACCGCTATTGTCAAGCGCTTTCGCTACGACGTCCACTGTACCTTCGCTGATATGATAATCATATGGCGCGTCAAAGGTTTGGCCTTCTGTATCGAAGGTTGGAGACAATTCCAGACCACGGGTCTTTGCCGCAGCTTTGATTTGCTCGCGCGCTTCTGGCTTAAACAGGATAGAGACAGAGACTAGGATCTTGTTGCGCATATTCATGTTGTATTTCCTCTATTGATTAGGTTAGTTGAGAATGTTTCTCAAATAGGGCACTGTCGTTAATCAATGCCCTAACGGATAACACTAGGAACGTAAGCAATGAGTCACAAAGCAACATCTTTCCAAATTGTTAAAGAACGGTGGGAAGAGTAACGGATAACTAAACTACTGTCAACCACTTTTTTCTACCCTATCGAGCTAGGCCGTTGCCCCTCTCGATGTAAGAAATATTAAGATAACCGGACTAACTATTCTAATCGTTTAAATCTATTAGTTAAGTCGATTTTGCAAGGTTTTGCCTATCACCAATTTTTGGCCTTAATTATAAGGAACGGGCGCACGCGATAACATAAAAACAAAGTCCTGTCAAACATTTTTAAAAATACTGTATAAATATACATGCCCCTAAAACGCTCTAGGAAGCGTTTTAAGCGATTTTAGGGCTAAGCCCTACCTTAGCATTAAAAACATTATTTGGCGATTTTACAATTTTTTAACAAAAATTGGCACGCTCCTTGCTAGAAGAAAATGGTTATATCTTATAGCTTTTTGTTATTTGAAAAGGTATTAAAAGGGGGTATAGTTACCTTACTTGAGAACGGGCTAGGGAGCTAACCAAAATGGAAGAGATCATTTTATCAGGGGTATTCTTGATTGCTGTATTTATCGGGCTATACCCTCATTTTAAATAAGAGGTTGACACTATGTATAGAGTCGTCTATTATTGCGGAGCTTGGCAGGTAACACACCGAGCAACAGGAAATACCACTGTTAGGGTATCTTTACATGATGCCCTATCTAGTATCATTGACCAATTGAATTGAGGTTTTAAATCATGGCTAAAGTAAGCTTCACCAAACAAACCACTTCCTACACTACTGATGAGATAGTGCAACTAGTTGCGGATCGCTTCGATGGTGGTGATAACATCATCCGCATGGCTGCTGTATGGGAGAACGAAACGATCCTCTTGCTGGCTGACAGCACTGACGCGGTACTGATCAACCTAGACGACACTCAGCCAGTTTTTAGCGTTAGCTCTGACTGTCTGACCTCGCAGGTTAGAAACTCAACGGTTTTGGGGGATGACCGTAAGCATTATATTTGGGAAGCTTTCAATGAGTCATACCTAGGCAATTGTCCGCTAACTTGGCAGCCGGTCGAGCTAGTAGCTTGTGAATTGCGTTATATTTAAGGGAGTGCAACAAGATGCATAACTTAGCTAACATCTTAGCAGATCTAGGCTATAAACCTAGTATCACATCCGTGGTGGTTGAGGTCGAGTATTCAACTGGCTACTGTCAGGAAGACAGAACCGAACTAGATCACCTACCCGTGGAAGATGTAGAGCTACATCCAGACCACGGATCGGATGTGATCACCGTTAGCCCTTCCGGTGCAGTGTACCTACAGGAGACAGCTAATAGTCACGCTGAATCATACGGACACTATGTAGGCTCTCCCGATGAGGACGAGGAAGACGGGGAAGAGTACGAAGGCGGCGACTGGCACGCCAAACTGTACACCAATTCAGAGACGCCCAACGTTGTGGGTGATAGCCTATGGCATACGCTAGAACATCTACCTAAAGAGGAGTCAGGTCTGGCCTGTGACCTCTGGCTTGTGCTAGGGACAGAAATTGTGGATTAGGTCACAAAAATAATGCTTGCGTTATTTTTGGTAATGACCTATTATTCGTCTTGTGGGATGCAATACCGCATCCCACTAACCACCGCTAGGAGATAGCGAGAATGAGTAAGATTAAAGTTGGTGATCTATGTTTTGTTCGTGGCCGCTGCAAAGACAGCAACGGCAAGCTAGTAACCGTGTTACGCCGAGAGTTTTCGGAATTTTACGTTAGTTCGCCCGACCTATACGCAGGGGAGGAACTACATTGCTATGAAAACGAACTGGTTTTAGCTAATTGGGCGGTCTGGACTAAGGAACCACCAATCAGTGACTTCTACAAATGCGATCAGACCACCGCCGCAAACGTGCGTCTTTTAAAGGCTGTTACCTTCCTGAAAAATCAGGAACTACAGTTTCCGATTCTTAACACTATTAGGGGTTATGATGTAGTAGAACAGCACTTTAAAAATAAGGTTGTCACCTACGCTGCCGCTTTTGTCGAAGGTGCGGCAAATGCTGGGGGACTGTACTATGACGCTAGGCTTCAACTTCTAACGTGGTACGCCATTTTTAACGGTGCGGTATTCCGTAACGGTTATTTAGTGGGGTTAGGGGAATGAAAACAATTATCATTCAGTACCTAGAAGCGATCCTTGCCAATCGTGCAACGATTGAACAGATCGACGCTGATATTTTTAGCGGTAAGCTTGACTACGACCAATACCTGACCCAATTGGGAGGGGATTTCTTCTTGGATCGTGACGTTGGTCTATGTAATAATATAGGGCTACAGCTCACGGAGGAACATCATTTTACAAACCTGTTTTATTGGTTTGTAAAATCCCACGACTTAGATCCTCACTATCCGGTGTATCATCCTAGCGGTAATCGCTTCGCCTATACTAAGTCATGTTTGCCAAAATGGTCGGGCGAGTACGGGAATACCCGCTTCCAATTTGTTGAGAATTTTCTCAATTGGTTAAAGGAGTGTGCTTAATGAGCTTGCTAGAAGGTCTACAGGATGTAGCGGAAGCGCTGCGCGAGGGCGCTTACATCCACGCCCAACAAGATCTAGAATCATTGGTCTGTATGGCCAATGATCAAACAATCCGTCAATGGTTGGTCAACGCTATCACTAGTGCAAGCGTTGGCGATTGTTCAACAGCGCTAACCTATGTTAGCGCTGCTATACGTAAGCTAGGGGGTTAAGTATGCTTACTAACCGTATTATTAGCGCCACCGCCAACGCATATCTAGATGCCGTGGCACGTGAAGTGGATCAGGGGCAGTATCACATAAAGTATCGTGGTGTCTTTGTTGACGATATAATGAAACTTGAGGATCACAAATACGTGATCTATCTAGCCTACCTGAACGACGAAGAGATCCGAACTGAAGGGATGACAGTCGGGGAGCTGGTTAGCTTAATGGGCGACTTCTCAGTGGTGATAGAGTGAGTTGGCTACTCTTCACTAGCGACCACGGCCTAACTAGCTTCTTCTATATCTGGTTAGGTTTGATGGTGGTTGTGGGGATTTATGAAAGTGTTACAGGGTAACGGAAGTTACCCTGTTTTTTGCCCACTACCTAGAAAGCCCTTACTTTAGTACCTGCCAAACACTAAAACCTCTCACAAGCGCTTACAGCGCGTTTTAGGGGGTATCAGAATATCCATCTACCCAATAACCACTGTATAAATATACAGTGGTATAACCCTGTTAACTAATTGTGGATAACCTTGTATAGAGCGTTTTAGAGGCATGTATAAATATACAGTTGTGGATAACTTTTCGCTATGCAATATCTGTGCCATATTTTATTCTATTAGCTAGAACTAATAAAGGTAAGGCTAAATTAGCTAGAACTAATAAAGGTAAGGCTAAATTAGCTAGAACTAATAAAGGTAAGGCTAAATTAGCTAGAACTAATAAAGGTAAGGCTAAATTAGCTGCGCGGGATACCCGTCCCGCGCCAGTGCGAAACCGATGTGCAAAACCGACCCCATTTTACGTGTGCGCCAGTGCAAAACCGAGGTGCAAATCCGATTTTAAATTTTCTGGGGGTGTAGGTGCAAAACCGATATAGGTGCAAAACCGATATAGGTGCAAAACCGATATAGGTGCAAAACTGATATAGGTGCAAAACTGACACGGGGGTCGCGTCCAAGTTAGCCGCTTGCGGCGTGTAGGGACGCTAGCTGGGGATGTAGGTGCAAAACCGATATAGGTGC